AAAATCTTGTGTTATCAAATGTTTAAGGCAAAATCGTAAAATCGAGAAAACTTGAATAAGTTGTTATATCTTGATATAAATTGGTATATTTTGATGTATTAATGGAGACAAAATGGAGACTCTTCAAAATGCGTGGAGACAAAATAATAAAGAACTAGAGACAAAGAATCTTTGCAAATCGTAAAAAATAGGGTATACAGAAATTAATCTGTATACCCTATAATTTTATGCTAACATATTATCGTCAAGCTCAATGACGCATTTACCATAGCCTGTCTGATCATCACATGCAAGATACTTTTTAGCATCAATACTAAATACATATCTGTCTTCCTGATTCTTGTTGATCAAGCACCGATACAAGCCATTTATAACAGTATTTTTCCCCGGCAATGGAATCACTGTCATAACTACATAGTCATCCGCATATCCATATGTTTCCTCTCCATACAAATTGTATGTTTCGCCACCATCGATCCAGAATTTGTAATTAGATCCTATATATCCGTATACTCCGATATTTGACTTGTCCTGCAATGTCGCTGTGCTTATCAAAAACGATAACTGTGTCCCTGATGTCATCGTGTCTGAAATAAATACAAAGAATGTCGCTCCATTTTTTCCATTTGCATATCTTAATCTGAAATTTTTTGCATTATTCCCATTCATGTTCTGGTTAACGACCATTGCTGGCTTGTTTGTTCCTGTCTGTTCTACACCGTTTATGTACTGCCGAATCGTAAAATTACTGCCGGATATAGAACAAATGAATCCATCTTTTGTAGACTCTCCGCTATACAGAATCCACTTGCTTCCGCTTGTGACTGTACTTAACTTACATCTGAGTGCATCAGCAATCTGCTGCATCACTTCATCCGTGATTGTTACAATATAGATGTTGTCAACCAAGTTTGACAACATCAACTCCTTATATCCTTTCATCATTCACCCTCCTGTTCTATCGTGCATGTTCCATATATATATCTTACCGTTCCGCTACTTGCAATAGTCGTATCAACTTTCCCGTACATACCATATCCGACTGACTGGATTTGCTTAATCTTTTTAGCCATCAATTTAAAAGTATCGTCACTTGCGGTTTGTATACCTTTCTCAGTGATCGCATCCGCAAGCAAATCTTTGCCATCACTGACAGATTTTTTTAACGTTTCAATATCGGTATTACATTTTTCAACTTGTTGAGATAAATCGCCTACATCTACAGCACCATGTTCTTCATAATAATCCTTATCATAATAGGTAATCATAGGCAATCCACTTGCTTTACATCTAACCATACATGTTCCACCTTTCCCAAAAGTAGGAAAGATATCATTTATTTCATCTTTATAATAATTAAAATAAATATATTTAGCATTGTAAGGAACGCAATATGTCATTGTTACAATGTTTCCTTTTACTGCATGTTCATTATGTTCTACATGAATAATTTCATCTTCATCACTCATTACAACAAATGGATATTCAAGATCAGATTTTAATTCTATAGCTCCTGCATCAGCATTTAATACAACGCAACTGATAGAATCATCATAATTATTATCTGTATTTAAAACTTTTTCACCTGTGGCATAATTGAAACCATCGCAAGTTCTTGTACTCAACAATCCTTGCTTTGCGATACCATCCTTATAAAAATCTTTTACAATGAGATTAATCGGGTATACAGCATTATCCAAGAAATATTGATATATTTTTTCATATATAGCTTTATTTTTTACAGGATTTTCGGATTCAGATGATAATTCATCATCTATATTACCAAAACCACCGTCCTTGATACATTTAACAATCTGACTACTTGACCATGTTGTATTTTCGGAGATGTTATCATCGGCAATTTCAGGTATATGAGTTACCTTTTCTAATGCATCAACTAATGTATTAAACTCATTTGAACTTTTAATATCTCCGTCCTGAATAACTTTTTTAGCAACTATCATTTTACCTGCCACGGTAGAGATAGCAGTACCTTGCTCAGTTAATAAGATGTCATATTCAATTTCACCTGGCTTAACCGTTGCATTTTTACCGAAAGAAAAGACAAGAAGATTATTCCTCTTGTCTTTATCTAAATTCGATATAATAACGGTCTTATCTGGCTTTTTAATATTGATAACAGCATCTAGTTTTGATATATCTACTGGTTTTCCAGCATTTACGATTTTAAACTTGACAATACGATTGATGTCACCTTGCTTGGCATATATAGTGCCAACAGCGACATGATTCATAACGTCAAGTATTATATATTGTGTTTCATTTATTTTAGCCATTTCGTCCTCCTAACCCTTATATCCATATGCAATCATAGCAATAGGGGCATATGTAATTTTAATTGTACACGGGCGATTAACCACAATTCGATTTTTAACTGTTTCGTCTACATTTTGATATGTATTGATTAATCTAGGCAATAAGAAATTACAGTCCTTTCCTAATTGCCTACCCACTATATTACTTGTCACAAGTTGAGATGTCCCATTAATAGTAATAACCTCACCCATACTGCAATTATCAATCTTAAATTGTCTGTCAATAATCAATAATTTATTCTCTTGGTCTACATAATAGCTAGAAACAGTTAAGTCGCCAGCTTCTTTACATGTAATAATATAGTCAGCGTTTATATAACCATATTTATCGCTGTTGATTTCAAATTCTGTTTCTCGAATATTTGCTGATAAATCACAATTAATAAGCAAATCATCTTGTAAAGCATATGGTGTATTGGCTGTAAAAGTCAAATTAAAACCAATAATTTGATCATTTATCATCACTTGTTTTGCAGAAAAATTACCAATCCAGTAGATATTCTCATAACCAGAACAATTGATTCTGAATTTCTTGTTTTTGAGAGAAAGCCACTTTTGAATTTTTCTCGCTTGTGCAACAGTCAGATAATCTATATCTGAATTACACATGTTTACGCATATAGAGAGTGGAAGAGTAAATGGTTCATCATATGTCGCAGAGTATAAATTGAACCAATCCGATCCAGATGATTTTTCTTGGTTTAGTTTTAACTCTACGCCGACCTCTACTATTCCTGAGTTACTATCAAAATTACAACATATACAGTTAAAATCTGCTAATGTTTTATCAGCAAAGGTAAAATCATTTACTTTCACATTTTCACCTCCTTTATAACATAGCAATCCATGCTACGCTTGTACTATTAGAATCGGTTCGATTCAAATATATATCAAATCCTTTAGTTGTAACATTTGATACCGACACACATTTTACATATGTTCCAGGTTGTGCGGAGATAGGGGTAACAACAACGGTTGGCACTGCACTAAATGTGCTACTAAAGGTAACGGATGTTTTTGTTGGAGTATTTGCAGTTGCTTTACAAACAACAGCTCCTTTTTGGCAAAATCCAGAACTAGACCTAGCAAATAATTTTCCTTGTAATGTGACACCAAAATAAGGGTTTCCAGAACTCCCTGTTTGTTCCATAATTAATCCATAATTAGTCGTAGAATTATTAACATTAATTGTTATTCCCATATTAGTAATTAGGGTAGATGCCCTACCTTTTGTATCATCATCTGCACCTACACATACTTCTGTACCAAACACGTGTCCATCTTTGCTTACTCTAAATGGACAATCAGAATAATTCGCGTGAGAAGTTCCTCCTGTTGCAAATGTCCATGTTGTGTTTGCAGTTGGAATTTGCATTACTGAAACCTTTTCGCCACTATTAGTAGGATCTCCACTATATATTTTACCATCTGTTATAGTCCAACCTGCCAGATTTGCCCATGAAGCTCTCATTTTACCATCTTTACTTACTCTAAAAGGACAATCACTATAATTACTATGAGATTTGCCACCAACTGCAAATGTCCATAGATTATTTTTTTGTGGCATCTGCATAACCGCTACAGGATTATCTTCCGATCCATCACCAGCATATAACTTACCATTCTCAATGTTCCAACCACCGACCAAACCTTTAATAGAATAGATACTACCATCATATCCAACATGAAATGGTGCATTATTGCTATCATTACTGCCAGCCCAAAAAGCTTGGTTTTCACCCATTCCTGTACATGTATCTCCACTTCCTGTTATGAGATATGTATCTGTAATATTAAATCTACCAATCGTACCTTTCGAAGCATTTATCGTACCACTTATATTTGCATTACTCGCATATAAATCGCCACTTGTAGTAACACCAAATTTCGAACCAGCGGTGAAACACCAACCAGAAATAGCGGATGAGCCACCAACAGATTTGGCTATATCAGTGCCCGTACACATTAATACAGATTTGTCAGTTCCCCATGTACCATTAGTCAATGCATTAGTGGTAATATTAAACCCACCGATAGTTCCTGAATTACTTATAATAGTACCGTTCAGATATACATTATCCGCATATAAACCATAACCGACACAATCATAAGTACCACATTTTAATCCGTCAAGATACCCCAATCTTACACTCGGAATAGTATATACCGTATCAGGATCCGAGCTTGATTTACTGCCCCAAATATCTACATAAGGTGCAGAATTTGCACTACCCGTAGCAGACATTCTAATACCGACAGGGGAATATACATTCTCAGTAGTTGAACCAATCTTTTTACCATATCTCTGATAGAGCATTACACTAATATCACTGTACGATGTGCTATTTTTAGCTGTAGAAAAATGATTGGCTATTGAAGATTCAACAGTAAGTGTTAATGACATAGTATTAGCAGTTGCATTCAATTTAGCAGCCATAACACCGCTACATCTAATATTTAATCCATCAATTTTACCTTGAAATTTAATTTTAGAATTTTCTGCCCAACGAACTCCTTGAATAGAATCAGAAGTAATTGCTGTTTTATCTAAGATAGAAACAGTAATAGTTGTAGCACTTGCTTTAGATACATTAACTGTTGCACCTGATTGAATATATATTATAGGAGCAACACAGAATTCACCACCTAAGTCTTGAATAGTATTTAACTCATACTTGAATGCTTTGAGGGTATCATTAACTGTTACATTGGTTGCTGTGATATTATTAGCAGCGAGAGAGTTATTAATTGTGACTGGTACGTTGAATTTTGCAGAAGATGTATTTAATACAATCTTGCCACTGCCGCCTACTTGAAAGCCACCGTCTGTTCTTATTACACTAGAACCAAAATAAACTCCACTTGTCCAAGCACCCGTATCATTTATACCAAGCCAACCATTATTAGCATAATCTCTAATAGACACTTTCCCATTAATAGATATCTTTCCATTCGCTTGTGAATTACCAACATTCAATGTACCAGTTGTCGTAGCATTACCATTAACAGTCAATCCACTTGTTGTTATATTTGTTGACGTAAAATTCGTGGCACTCAATGTCTTAACCGTCAATGAATTTCCAACGCTTATATCTTCACAAAAAAGCTTGCCAAGTAATCTACTCGATCCTGTGACAAGCAAATTTCCTAATTGTGCCAAGTAAAATCACCCCTTTCTAAAGAGAGCAATTTACTTGCCCTCCGCAACTGTATTTTCTTTAATTTCTTCGTCTTTCTGAATCTTATCCATAAAGGACAACATATCAATATCACGGATATTTAATCTGCAATCATCAGGAAGAGTATCATATACTGCATCCATATCGAATACAGAAAGCGTCACTTCAGTTCGATCATTCAATACTTCATCAAATTTCTTCTGACATTCAGCCGCTTCAGTCTGGTATTCCTCTGCAAATTCGTTCTTAATTTCAATCTGCTTTGCTCCATTTACTTCAATTTCCTCAGTTTTGCCAGCTTCGATGTATTTATTCCATAACGACTGTACTAATTCGTTTCTTATTTCTATTAAACTTTGAGCAGTCTTATTTACTTCCTGCATATTTGTACGAAGTGCCAACTGTATTCTGAATGGCAGAACATTAAACTTTTCCTTGTCTTCCTGTCTACTCTGTGCATACCATTCTGCAACATTTACCAGTTCAATGTTGTAAAATTCCTTTGTTGCAATCTTCTTATTAAATGACATAATAAATTCTCCTTTTTCTCAACTAAAATTAGGGCATATAACAGCCCATTAACTTATTCTCCATACGGTCTGAATATATGTCCGAACACGACATAGTAAGGTTTATTCTCATCATGAAGCACCTTATATTCAAACCAGTCCAATATAAAAATTGATATACATACAATCACAAACCAAGCACAACAGAAGAGGATATTAAGTTGATTCTGTGCAAATGTTCCCCAAAGTCCTCTATAGTCCCATATGGTAAAATCTTGATTAAATGTAATACCAAATAAATATTCCAACATGATAGAAGTCAAACCACCAAATAATACTTGCCATGCTAAATCCATATCATATGTGAACATATTGTTATACTGTGAAATGATAATTCCTACAATAAAAGCGAGTATGAACATCGTCCAATGTGTCCAACCTCGCCATAAAATTTCTAAACCACAATATATAAAACCAGATACTATGCCAATGCTAGTGAGCTGTAGTATCTTCTGTAGTAGTTTCTGTATTTCCGCCATCTGAATCACCACTTTCTGATGTAGATGTATCCGTGTCAGGTGTATTATCTGAGCCATCTGTAGTTCCTGAACCGCCCATAAATCCAATAATAAGTCCCTGTATGATCTCAAGAGTATTAGCTATAATCTCGTTGTACTGTGCCTGATATGATTCATTAAGAGGTGTGTCATATGTATAAGACATAATTGTATCTCTGTCTGTCTCTCCGTCTAACTGTACACGAAGCAGATTACATTTAGTAGTTTCCTGAGTAATCTTTAACTGCATCTGAAGATAGAGAGATATAATTACTTTAGCAGGAAACATACGACATTCGTTACCATTTGAGTGATACGGCAAATATGCAACTGCTGGATTCTGCATTGCAGTCAAACAGAGAGAAGAGATATTATTCTGATCATGTTGTTCAAGACTGAATGTTTCTGTACCACGATCTGTTTCTATCTGTATACCCTTTGATATTTCTGCCGTACAGGTATCATTGAGTACACTTTTCTTATATGTCTTAATTTCCTCATCAGACATTGTATTAAAATCTATAACAGGATTTACAATATCCTGTAAACTCTGAACTTGTTCAGCAAGATTACTCTTTGTTAGTCTAACCGCCAAGCAATCTACAAACTGGTTCACATCTTCATTGTACTGTGCACCACAGTCTGTAATGTCAGAGTATGTATCGTATATTTCATATAAGCCAACGGATATATCATTCTGGAATACCTGTATGGCTGTTATTTTCTTGAAATTTTCTTTAACTCCATGTAAGTAATCTGTCTGCAAATAGAGCACAGGATCATTCGCAAAATCCTGTGCAGAGAACTTCACAAGAGTATAGGTTTCTTGATTATTAACTAGAACGTAACTTCGCATTTAACGCTCCTTTCTGCATAATAAAAGAGCCTACCGAAGTAGACTCTATGTATATAAATTATTCTATTTTAAATTTCCCATATTTCGTTACAAACGACAAAATCATTCGCAATTCTGATTTTGATGTTATCGTTGATTGCGTATTTTAATAGATTCTCATCTTCAACAACCGCATCTGTTTCATATATTTCAGTAGTAATTAGATCCCCCTGCTTAGTTATATTACTCATTCTTCAATTACCTCGCCAGCTAACATTAAGTTTCCATTATTATCCACTGAAGCAGAGGATTGATATAATTCAAGAATATCAGAATCGGAGAGGGCAGTAACATAAAATCTAAAATCAGACATACAGCTTTCACTATTTTCTAATGTTCGATCTCCAAATGTACTATTGCCTAGCCATAATCTAGGGTGATAAACAGACACTGCATTAAAATCAGATTCAGAAAATTTTATGCCATTGCTATATCTATACACGTTTGTACCGTCCCATGTAATAGCAAAATGTGTCCATTCATTTAACTTACCTCGACACTGAACTCTTACATGAATTTTATCGCCATTTGAATCTTTACCAAATATACCACCACTAGAACTTTTTTGCCCACTTGTATCCCAATAAATACCAACACCTTCACTTGTCCAACTATTAAAAGTAGCGAAGTCAAAATGCTGATGAGTAATAGCTGAAGGTATTTTAATCCAAAATGATATTGTAAATGCAGTCGTTGTTAAATTTAAGTTATCATTATAAATATAGCCAGTCCCATTAAAATCATAAGCCCCTTTATATCTAGGAGTATTGATATCCCATAAAATATCACCAGATACATTACCATTATTACAATAACCACTTGTATCATAAATCACATTGTCATACATTACAGGATCATCCGTTGGACATGGAGTATAAGCAGTTGCTTTATTCCCCTTTTCAAGTTTGAGATTTGCGATAATTACAGATTCTCCTGCTTTTAAGTCATTTCTAAAATATACTAATTGTTTACTTTTATTTAATGCATCTTTCAAAGTTATATTTACAATATAATGGGAACCATATGTTTTTTTTATAACAGTTTCCTGTGCTAAAGCCACAATACTATGAGTTGCATCACTATCCCATAAGTTTGAAAAACCTACTTTAATGTTTCCAATCACATCATAAGACAATGTATAGATTGCACTTGGTTCTAGTTTATCAAAATTCTCCAACAGACCATTGAAAGTAAACATTTTCCAAGAAGTAGTAGGAGTAGCACAACTCATTTTTACAACATTTATACCATTCCAATTAACAGATTCACACGAATATGAACCGTCAGCGTGAGCATTTGTCCATTTGGTTTTACCCTGATTTGTTTTTACAAGTAAGTTTCTCCCACCAATCTTTCCGTCAATTTCTCCGAGAGGGTAGTGACAAACCAGACCTTTTGATATTTCTTTGACTTGACGTGGGGATAAACACTCATTATAAATTCGGAAGTCGTTTAATTTTCTATAAGCATTTTGCCAAACAACCCTTGTCTGATATTCAAAAGATGATGAATTACTTACGCCGCTATATGTATATTTTTTGATACCATTAATATAAACTGTCATAGTTGGATTATGATATGTTACGGTAACATGTGTCCATTGATAAGATGGTAATACTCCCTTGTAAATTGGAGTCATCATAAATGCTTTTGCAGCATCGTTCATCCAACTGAGATGTAAATCATTACATGTAGGATATTGAAAAATAGAAAATTTCCGATTATTAAATTCTACATTACTATTAGTATTTCCAAATATTGTGCCACCTTGTGACCCTTCTTCTGCATTTATGTATATCCAAAAACAAATTGTCAATGCTTGGTTATTTAAAATTTTAGATGTCATTGTAGCACTCATATCAAACTGCCCTTGTTCAAGACATTTTCCTAACTTACCATCATTAGAAAATGTTGGGTCAATACTGGTAATAAATTCATCATTAATCAATCCTTGATTTTTTATCACCCCATCTGTAAATGGTAGCCATAAACATAACAATCTATCACACTCCTTTCTCTAAAAATAGGAGAGTAGTGATCTGTACTACTCTCCATAATATACTATATATGCCTATGCAAAAACAAAATTTAAGCACTGTAATTCGGCGTTATATTCTAACGTAACGGCATCTCCAATCATTGCCTTATCTGCGCTTATTTGCCCCTCAGAAGCGATTCCTCCCTTTACTTTCAGTGCACCAGTAGTCTTGTTAGTTGAAGCTGTGGCAGATGAAATCATTGTTTCCTTCGAGAAGGTTTTTGCTCCTGATATGGTTTGTGTTGTATCTATTGTGACATATTTAGATGTAATTACATTACCCGCACCATCTTGGGTTGTTTTAGTAGCCGAGGCTACTGATTGAGAACCAATATTTGCAGATGTAATTATAATATTACCATTATGAGTAAATCTATTTGAGCTTGTTGTTGTAAAATTAATACCCCAATAATTAGATATATTTAACCAATTATACCCATCATCAGCTCTATATGTACCAAGTCCGTACCAACTACAACCTGTAGAATTGACACTAGTAGCCGAAGAAGTCCATCTGAGAACTTGAGCCGCAGATGATGAGACGATTGTACCAGTCATACTTCCACCAGTAAGAGGAAGATATGTTGAACTAATCACATTACCATTTCCATCTTGGGTTGCTTTAGTAGCAGAATCAGCAGAGGTAGCCTTAGTTGCGGTAGCGGCATTACCTGTAATATCAATACCCCATGTGCCACTTGCACCTGTACCATCTTTCTTAGGAACATAATCAGTGTAATTATTACTTGATAAAACAGTCTTCCATGAACCATATACACCTGCTTTTTGACCACGCATTTGTAATTCTGGATTATCACTAGCAGACATAAACAACTGACCATCATATCCTGCTGTATTATCCCAATAGAAATGTAAAATATGTCCATCAGCTTTTGGCTTATTTGCAGTCATTAAATTTGTTGCTTTAAATGTAGCTAATCCACCACTACCGGTAATGGTTATATTAGCATTTGTAGGACGATCACTATACAAATTAGCTAATAAATTAGCCTTTAAAGCATTGCCACCAACACTATCACTTAGAGCATACTTCGTGCTTGAACTCAAAGCGTCAGTAATACCATAGCCACTTAGCGTAGTAGGATTAGTACCAGCCGTTACATGACCATAAGTGTCAACAGTAACAGATTTATATGTGCCAGCTTTCACACCACTTATATTGTGTGTAATCGCAACTGTCTTATCATCACCTATTGTAGCAGCTAATGCACCACTTGCAGTTACACCTGAGAAGTCAATTGTACCACCGCTAGAAACCTTGATAGAATCCAGTTTACTACGTTCCTTTTCGGTCATAAGACCAAGACCAGTCGAACCTATTGCAGTCTGAAGATTAGCCTTTGTAATAGTAATCGCATTGCTTACACATGAATAGTCCGTACCAGCAAGAGTCACCTTTGAAGCATAATTATGTGTATGACTTGATGAAGACGCTCCAATATCAGAGAGAGAAAATGATATGTCTGATGTGCCATCAAATGACTTCTTAGCTGAACCAATTGTAATATTTCGTGCAGTTGTCAGTTTACTTGCCGATAAAACATTCTTGGTTGAGTCAGCCGTATTATCTACATTGCTAAGACCAACTTTAGATTTCGACAATGCAGGAATATCAGCTTCAACGAGTGTTCTAAATGTTGCCTTTCCATCTGATCCATTAGGAGCTGCAAGTACAGTATTTTTTGTTCGAGTACCTTGAGCCTCATAAACATAGTTTTTCCAATCAGATATATCACTCATTACATGCTTATGTGCTGAAGGCGTGAATGCATCTGGTTTACCTATAATTCCACTCCACGGAGCATTAGACGCTGTACCTTTAAGATTACCAATAAGTCCATTACTAAATCTAGCAACACCACTCACAAGTAATGTTTCAGCAGTTAAGTCACTAACATCAACAGAACCACCAAACGTAACATTCTGAGTAACACTGTCAAAATCTTTTCTTAGATATGTATCTGAAATTGTGTTTCCATTTCCGTCCTTTATTGCCTTCGTTGCAGTTGCTACATTCAATGTTGATGGATTAACCCATGATGGAGCAGAAGTACCATTACTAGCAAGAACATAGCCCGAAGTTCCGAGAGATAACTGTGATAATGTACCACTTCCACTAGCATATACAATTCCATTTGTTGTCCATGAAGATTTGCCTGTGCCACCATAAGCAACGCCCATAGTTCCAACTGTTAAATCAACCGAGCCATTCCATGACTTTCCATTAACACTCAATGTATGAGTAAGTTGATTCGCCTTACTAGCTGTAGCAGTGAGAGTACCATTAACAGTTAAATTACCTGTGACTGTACCACCTGAGATTGGGAGATATGTACTACCTACAGCATCCTTACGAGCATATTTATCTGAAAGCTTTGTACCATTTTCATAAATAGTACCATCTTTATCTACCTTGAATAGATATTCCCAAGTAGACTGAGAAGAAGACGGATCTTTAACTCTACGAATATACAAGAATTTATTATCCCATTCGTTCTTAGAGCCGAAGATAGGTTCAACCATACCCATATCATAGTATTTCTGTGTTTCTTTATCGAATACATAATTGCCACCATTGATAGTTGTCCATCCCGATTGAATACCGAGACTACCATCTTGAGACATAAGATACCAATGACCAGCCGTAAGAGCAGCGTTACCCTTAGAAATCAATGCACTATATTCTACACCGTTCACAAGTGCATCATCTTTATTTCTTATATTATCAAACTCAGCAGAGCCAATATACCAGTTATTATTGGCATCACCAAAGTAACCTGCATCAGCATTGACTGTACCTTGATAAAAAGCATTGCCAACTGAATCCAAATAAAATCCAGGTGTGTGAATTTCTCCATTAGACAAATCAAAAAACGTACCAAGTGAACTATATGTTCCATCGTTACCAGCTACATAATTGTTTGACTTCAAGGCATCTGTTTTGAGCTTTCCACCTTCAATAATCGTTGCTGAACCATCAGGAGATTTGATGATGAACTGTTTTGTGATTGCCGCAACAGCAGAATCTGTAAGAGTGAGAGAGGTGGAAGATGAACCTGATTTTACGAGCCATAAAAATTGATCCAAGGACTGTTGCGCCTTTGTTTCGGCTTCTTTTGCAGTTGTATTAGCTGAAGTAGCAGTGGTTAATGCATTAGACGCATTTGTATTAGCTGTATTAGCCTGTTTTCTTGCGACAGTAGAAATAGACAGAGCACTATTTAATCCATTAGATACGATAGGAGTAGTTATCTCTTGTGTATTGTCGTCATAAATAACAAGTGTTCTTGTCCATATATATTTTCCCTCTGACCATTCTGGTTCTTTATCCGACCAACCTTCATTTGGTTGTAAAACGTTGCTATCAGAAATTGCATACTGAGGAGCAATAGATTTTACACCTTTACCCTTTACACCATTTTCACCTGGTTTACCATCTTGACCATTAGCACCTGATATACAAATAGCTTTTGCTGTTTGAGAATTATCTGTTCTGTCCTTGTAGTATGTAATAACTTTCTGCCACACATATTTTCCACTTATCCATGTAACACTATTTGTTGTCCATTCGCCACCAACTAATTCTGTAGCAGAATCAGATTGGTAGAAATAGGTTGTTACATGATCAACACCTTTTTCGGCAAGTTCACGAATTTCATTTGTTTCAACCTTTAAATCTTCTGTAGCTTTGTTAGCTTTATCAGCAGATGCTTGTGCTTTATCGGCTGATTCCTGTGCTTTGTCTGCTGCTTGTTGAGCAAGTGCTACTAACTTCTGAGCTGTGTCAAGATCAATAATGACCTCTGATATAGTCTTTCCATCAGAGCCAACTTCCTCACCTGTAATTTTCAAATACCCACCGTTGATAGTCAGACCATTCTCATCTATAACAATAGATTTGTCTTCATTGTAGATTTGAAGTTCCTTACCTATTATAAGATTACCAACTACAGTCTTAGCAATAATGCCATAATCTTCAACAAGATTACCATCGATATCCCTATATGTAAAGCGTCCAACACCTGTTTCAATTGTCTCCCAACCATCTTTGGTGAGATATAATCCGTTGTTTACAATCTTTAACTGTTTTAACGAAAATTCATTATACACGTCATCCCAAGATCGAGCTAATAAACCATTTTTTGTAAGTGTTACTGTTTGCTCTTTAGAATTACTGAATGATATATTATCACCAAGTAATCCATTATTTGTCCAATCTGAAACTGTTTGTGTCGTACCTTTTGACTTATCCACTTGATCTTTGACAGAAGAATAAGATGTAGACATAGATTTTGCTGACTGTAATACAGACTCTACATCTGAATAACCAGAATAGATTTTTTCTACAGTAGAAAATTCTACAGGTATTTCTGACAGATTATCGTAATCAACCTGATAAGAGAGCAGACGAAGCGAGTATACCTTCTCATCAATTCCGACTTTGATAAAATTACCAACTTCAAATTTATCTACAATTGGTTTGAATTCTGGCAGAGCAAGTAGATTACCCATTGTTGTGTTAATGGAATACTGTAAGTTTCCTGCCTTATATAATTCTCTCTGCGCTGCCTTAAATAATTCTGTAGCTCTCTTAATAAGTTCCGTATTATTTAATCCAGTAGAAGAGTAGTTTGAATTATTATAATCATCTTCACGCCGATAAGAATAGAATAAATTCCATAAGTCAGTACCGAGATATTTCTGTAAATCTAATTCTTTTTGGATTGACTGTTTCAAAGTTTGCAGAACACCAGTTGACTTGACTGGATCAAATATAGCTTTAACACTATTTAATTCGCTAGTTCTTGTTTTGATCTCATTATTGATCCACGTTAATCTGTTTGCGTAGAATTTTTGATACTTCTTTTTAAGCTCGCTGTTATTATATTGTACATCTACAGAATCTTCTGTAAATCCATTTGTTACTATATCTTGGCAAGCTTGGAATTCTGTATACATATTAGTAAGCTCAGTCAATGAATAATATGTCAATTCCTTTTTAAAATCTGTATCTGATAAATCAAAACTTGTAATCTGCTTATCTTTTAGCTTCTTTGATTCAGCAGTCATACGCTTAATTTTTTGCTCAATATATTTCTCGTTATTTTCTAGTACAGAACATGTAACATCAACAGATCCTGTCAGATATTCTTCATTTTCGTCCTGTTGAGTTAAACTTGTAATTGTAACAGTACAGGAATATGTTTTGGTTTTCGTGGAAGAGTTGTAAGCAGACAGCGATTTCGTTTCAACCGAAATATCATAATATGCTGTGCTGCAAAATACTTGACATAATTTTTCCAATGTATTTCTTACTACACTGGATTCAATTGATGATACCTTCGTGACCGCAACTCCACCCAATGCTTTGATGCCATTTTTTATTGATGTTAAACTATCCTGAACCCCTAGTCCATCTATATCAATTACTGGCATCATACTATCATTGATGTAGTAATATAAATCAGTAGCATCATACCGAGCAGCGATGAGAGATGAATGACCAACAAGGGGATTAGCCAACTTATTAAAAGTAACTTTATCTTTATCATCATCTGCAACATTAGCAAATTTCTTGGTTATGGAAGTAACGACATTATTGTAGTTTGCAACTTTCGTAGAATCTAAAGCCATTTTTCTTGTTGTCTGAATTTCGTTATACAGTGTATCATATGACTTTAATTTATTTTTGAGATTGTCAGGCATATCTGATAAAACATCGTCAGAAAAGTAATAAATATACTGTGATCCATTTGGATTAATATTACGAATAGTAGCATTCATTAAATCATCTGCACCAGTCACATAAAAGCAGTTCTTTAAAGAGTCTTGATTTGACTCCAAAGTAATACTTTTTGTTAAATTGGTACTGTTGATTAGTACATTTGTATCTTCGCCATATTTATTAATTACTTTTGTTGATCCGCACTCAGGACATGTATCAAGAAAATCTCCTCTGTATTTACATGCAGTACATGTGCTATATAAATCATATACTGAAATAGTTCTTTGTTCAGAATTAAAAGAGAATAAACAATGATACGCTTCGGCAATATCATTTTTTAGTGCCGATAAGGTATCTGTTCCATCAAATGTGAATTCGTGTACTGTTGATAATTCTCTAAGAGTAGAATCCACATGAGCAATTGAATAATGTGGTGCTTTTTCTAATACACGATGCAGCAGAGAAGCATGTGTAAGAATATATTTCTTTCTGGCAATCACAGAAGCAGTTGTTGGATATGCTGTTTTATCTTTAAGATAATCATATTTTGACTTTGCCCATATTTTTAAATTATCTTCTGAATCATAGTCATCAGGATCTCGATATAATACAGTTGGGAAGTTCTCATCGTACAAATCATTTGTCATGTCAGTTTCCGTATTAATTTGTACTCCATGTAGATTAATATTCGATAATTCGGATTCACACAATGCTGTACCTGTAACAGATTTTGATAAATCATCTGGATCTTCTTCATTCACCGAAACAGCAATTTGAAATCGTTCTTTCAGTTCAGGTATATATATAATTCTAAAATCCACTAACTGATCCCATAGTGGATGTTTTATTCCATTGTTAAATTTATGTATTTTAAATGATATTTCATTTGCATCATTAAAATTGTTTTTATATGTTAAGCCAGAGACATTAGTAATTTCTCCATTACCGATTGTTTCAAAATTTTTGTGCTGTAATAGGAGAGTAGGAGTCTCTATTAAACCTTGGCTATTAAATAATACTTTCGCCATTTACAAAATGCCTCCTTATTTTAATTTTATTTATTATCCATTTCTTGATTCATCTGTTCGTGATATTCATTTGTGTCAAGTTGTAATTCATTTATCATGTGTTCGTAGTCAGTCTTGAGCTGTTTACACTCATCTAATAAGTCTTCATATTCTTCCTTCGCTACGAGAGTAGCTTCGATCTGTGTAGCGAATTTTCGCACATTATTTTCCCGTATATACTTACGCAATTCTTCATTTTCTGCCTTTAATTTTTCAATTTTCTTTGTCTTGGATGATTTATATCTCACAAATATCCACCTCCGATTTAATATGTTTTGATGAGAAAATAAGCATAATAAAAGAGAGGAATTGTGACATTCCTCCCTGTTACTATGTTCATATTTAATTTTTAGTATTTCCGTATTCCAAGTGAGTTGTGATTAGATGATAAAGATCCTACTGTAGTATCTTTAATCATATTACGAACTCCACCCGTATTATTTTTAATAGCGTCCTTCATAGAACTAGCAAACTGCTGTGGATTCTGTACTCCTTCTAAGTTTACATCTCCAATGGTGATATTGATGTCATTATCCGTCCGATTCGTAACAGGCATATTTGGCATTCTAAATGCATTACCAGTATACATATTACTAAACATCATAGGATTCTTTGCAAAATCCATCAATGTCTTAGCTTGTTCAGCAGTGAATATCATATCATTCTGACCAACAGATTTCAGTACACCCTTAGACACATCATACTGTAACTCTGTACCGTCTTCACCGAGATTAGCAATCATATCATAAGGAATACTCTCTGAACCACGTCTGAATCCTTTAATACCAGATTTGTGAAGTGTCTGCCAGAAAGCAGAAGTAGACTTATTTGAGAATACATAACCAGTCAAATTGGCAAGATGTTGCAATGCTTCCCTTGACAGAATCTTACCAGTTTTACCACCATACGATTTCCATATAGCTTGATTAAAAGCATCATAATCAGATATTTTTTTACCCTTGGCAGGATTAATTAAATTGCTATTTATGAAATTCTGAATCTCACGTATCCTGTACTCTGACAACTTTTTACCTGCATCTGTTTTAGAACTTGTCGTTTTTGAAGTAGATTTGTTTTTAGAGCCATTTCCCCCATCAGAAGATGATGTTCCAACAGAAGAATTACCAGACTTGTTCCCTTTAAGCTCTTTAATCTGATCTTGTAAATTTTTAATGCGATTCTCAACATCCTGTTTCTGTGCTTTTGATGTTACCTTTTCTTCTTTTAGTGTTTTAATCTGCTGATTTAATGCATCTATCTGTTCCTGTTTCTGTTTCAGTTCTTTTTCTTTTTCACTTGTTGTCTGTGAATCATGAGCCGTTTTATTATACTTTGCCCATGCCTTTTCTAAGAAGATTCTAACTCCATTAACCGCATCCGTTGTATTCTTGGTAACATCTCCGTCAGAAAATACTTTAAGTCCTTCTTTTTGAGCACTATATCCAATAGCAGTCAATGTTTTGTTAATGACATTATTATCACTTGACCAATTAGCATTGATAGCATTCACAACATCTTTGAATTTATCATCCAACGTGTCAATGATATTCTGGATACTTTCATCCAGATCATCCTGAAAATCTGAGAGCATATCCTGTGTAGCAGAAACATACTGGTCAAACTGCGTATCTTTAAGATCTTTCTCAGCATCTTTGAGTGAAACATTTAATTCCTGAACTTTTGCTCTTGCTTCTTCAGAAAAATCACCAGAATATGCCTGAAGTTGCTTATGGATATTAGCAATCTGCTGAGCCTTATCACTAATATTGTTTGCATAATCATAGGCATTCTTTTCAGAACTAATGAAATCATTATATTGGTCGATCAAATCAGAAATATGATTCTTGAGCGAAGTGTAGCCATTTTCTATGAGATCAAATACAGCCCACTTTTCATCTTGTGCCCCTGCAATTGCATCCTGATATGATTTAACCAATTCTTCTTTGTGGGCGATCAGTTTTTGATTATACGGATCATTTGCAAGCTGTTTATTGATCTTCTTAATTTCACTTTGATACTTTTTAGCTTCCGTCTGGTAGACTTTGTAGTTAGATACATGTAATCCGGCAACAGCGTTACCTTCTTTTGTTAAGCCACCAGTCTTATCGGATGTCAAATCCTTACGAGACAATTCATTGATAACGAAGTCAGTCTCTGTTGTAAGATTCTGTAACTTAGAAACATATTCATCTACACGATCCCAATGTACCTGTAAAATCTGGTTATTATATTCGGCAAGTGCCTTTTTCGCATCATTAATAGAATTGGTTGTGTCGTCAATTTGCGACTTCATATCATACCATTCTGTACTTCCTTTTTTGATGCTTCCATTAGCTACACTGTCGTCTAATTCTTTAATCTGTTTCTTACGTTTTTCTATAAGAGAATCGTATTCTTTCTGTTCGGTCTTTTGTAAACGAACATACCAATTAGCAGAAGCTCCATTGCCACGCTCCTCATATAAAGACATTTTGGCATTTAACTCTGTAGCAGTTTGTTCATATTTATGACGTTTGTTATCCATCTCTGTCGAGATATTGGAGAACTTCTGCTGTGCCAATTCCGCTTTCTGTGCAATAGCGGTCTGCTTATCTATTTCAGCCTGTTTTCTTGCCTGATCTAATGACTCACGAGCATTATTATAACGGATACAAGATTCATAAAATGGACGAGAAATATATCCCTTTTTATAGTATTCTGTGATCTTAGATATTAATGATGCAGAAATTGGTTTCTTAGATTTTGCCTGCGAACGTGCCTTTTCAACTACATTTGATACTGCTTTCTGACCTTTGCTTCCCAACCCTTTATAAGCCGTTGCCGTTGCAGACTTATTCATAGTCTTTCTTGCAGATTTTACAGATGAAGCATATTGATTAATTTCAGCTTGATTATTCTTAGCAATTGTATCATAGCCAGAAGCTTGTTTATTAAGATACTTGTTCTTTATCTTTGCTGTAACAGCATTGTCAGACTTCGAACTATTGAGATCCATAGCATCATTTGTTGCATCGTCTTTGTTACTATACTTCTCTGTAATATTCTTAATCGCATCGGTGTAATTACTAGAGTAAGCTGTTGCGTATTCCATCCTAGCAGTTTCAGCATTATCAAGAGCTACATTGTATGCATATAACCGATTATACACATAAGTAGAATGTGCACTGATTGTAGATAAATCCGCATCAGATACAGCAGTCTTGTTTTTAATCGCTTTCTGAGCATTCAACAGAGCAGTGCGATATTTAGCATCTTTCGTTCCTTTAATAGCATTAGTAACTGAGCCATTTGCCGATGCAGCCACCCCATTTGTATCACGGGTTACATTTTGCACATAGTCACGATATACTGAATTCTGTTTGCCAAGAGAAGAATTAGAAGCATTAAGCTGTGAATTTTTTGCTCTGGCTGAATTAGCCACTGTACTTGTCGCAATATCATTATATCCTGTAATTGAATCGATTTTAGCGTCACGCTGTTTATCACGGACATCTTTCAAATCTTGAATATATGTACGGATATTTTTGTGCAGTTCTTCTAATGCGTCAGAAGCATCCTTGCCTTTGTTATACCATTCCTGATAAGCGGAGATAACTTCCCGAATCTCATCTGAGTATTCTGAAATATTCATGCTACCATCCGCAACACGAGTCGCAATAATATCGGCTGTTTTCTGTGAGATAACTTCACCTGCTACAGCTTTATCCAGAATTTGACTTGCCTGTGCATAGTATTTATCTCTAGCAGTTTCCTCGTAGCCAACCTGCACATTTGTTGCGTCTATAGCATTACTATAATTCTTAGCAGAGGATGAATACTTCTTATCGTCTAACTGGGATTCAGCCTTAGAAATGTATTTACTAATCTTATCTGTTTGGCGTTCCAGTTTGATTTCTATCCAGTCGAAGAGAGTAGAGAGCCAATCTTGAAGTTTTTCAAGTGGGGTTTTCTTTTTGGTGGACGAACCTGAACCGCCACCGCCTCCATTTGAACCAGATCCACCAACACTAGGCGTTGTATTAACTTTCTGTTCAATATTGACTTTAGTAAGATTTTTCATGGCAGCAAAAGAGTTATCCAACGCTTCCTGTTTTCGAATGGCTTCTTGAGAATTATTTGCTTTAATATTACCATTGTCGTCTAATACAGAACTTTTGATGCTTTGATATGCTCGAATCGCTTGTGTAGCTAGATCTAATCCTTCACATAAAGCAAGAAGATTTTGAATATCTCCATCTGTCGTTAATGTAGGATTGTTTAATTTCTTTAATGCAAGCAAAGCAAGACCCTGTGCACTTACACCAGATTGCTGTGCTTCTTTTGCTAATTCAGCTATTTCACTTACTGTAGCATTGGCAAACAAATCCGTTGCATTTTCAGCAGTGATTTTTACACCATTTAAATTTAACCCAGCTTTGATTGCTTCTTCAGTTGCAACTTTTTCTTCACCAAGATTTTTTGCAAGAGCTGCTTCAACAACAGCGGTCGCATTTGTGATTCCCATTTTAGATAATTGTGCTTCATAATAGTCTCTGTTCGAATCATTCAACAAAGAGAGAGTCGCATTCTCATTAACATACTCGGTTGCAAGTTTATTTGCAGCTTCCTGACATTCAGCCATGGACGAAGAGGAGTCACCAAGTAATTTTGTGAATTCATCCCATGAATCTAATCCCTTGATTGTAGCATCGAATCCTGTGAAGTCATCTACGCTAACGATACCGTCAGATAATTTTGTTCCCAGAGCACCAGTAATATCCTGAATGTTCTTACTCATCTGTCCAAGCTGAGAATTTTTATCGGATAGGCTGTTGATGTATTTAACTGCCTCTTCGGCAGACATACTTAAACCGTCAAAATAATTCTTTGCTCCATCAGTCTCAGAAAATGTCTTGATCGTAAGTTCTCCCTTATCTGCTAAAGCAGTCAGAGCATCGGCTACTCCTTTTGTAGAATCATCAGTAGAAGCTTTAAGCTGTTTCCATGCCTCTGCCATAGTAGTAATCGTTTTTCCATCAGAAAAATCATTAACTGAATCAGACGCATCTTGTGCTTCAGTCGAAACACTATTAAATGCTAATGCAATACCATCAAGATTGTCTGCTGAGTCAATTACCCCAATTTCAACCAATTTATTTATAAAATCTGTGTATGTAGGATCATCAAGCATTTCTGCTGTAACTTTTCCTTCTTTGCCTAAATCTTGAAGTCCTTGGACGGTATCATTAAACTGCCAGTTGTCTACAACTCTATTAAAAGCATTCTGTTTAGCATTATTTCCATCAAGTTCAATAGCTAATCTATCCTGAAAATCAGATATATAATCCAACCACTCATTAACTTTTTTTTCATCATCAGTTTTTGGATTTTCAATATACGAAATATCTTCAGAATCTTTAGTCCACTCAGAATTTTTATCTTGCAAATACTTGTCGATTTCATCTATTTGTTTTTGTATAGATTCTTCTTCTTTTTTTGTAGAAGCATTAGATAATTGGTCAATTAACTTTTCTCTTTTTGTAAATTGTGCCTCAATATATCCAGTTTCATCAGTTAGATAATTATCATCTATGCCATATTGTCCTGCATTTTTTCCATCTGGATTAACTTCGTATTCGAAAGGATCTTCTGTATCTTTTTCCATAACATGAACAAAAGCTTGATTTGCCTCTTCTTGTTTTTTCTTTTTTTCTAATTCTAGCAAATCAATTTTTCTTTGTAGTTCATTATTTATTTTTACAAGATTATCATATTCATTTTTTTCTGTAAATGTGAGTTTGTCTTTCCCTTCTAACTCTTTCATTCTGTCTTGAGTAGTTTTTAATTCTTCATTTACAGACTGTAATTCTGAAACTACATCATCACATTCTTGCTTTACGTCTTCTAGTTTTTCCCTCGCATTTTCAAGCGTATCTCCATATTTACTATAAGCAGTAGCAATACCAACAACAGCAACCCCGATAGCTGTTAATATAGCACCAATTGGATGTGCTGTAATTATCGCCCATAATTTTGCGAAAGAAGCTGTTAATAAATTTGTAATACCAATACTTGCTGTTTCGGCAGTATTTAAGCCAAGAATGGAAGCGATTTCGGCATCTGTTGCACCTGCTTGTTTTAATGTAGCTACAGTGAGTTGTTTCTTCGATATAACCTGTCCTTCTTCAGTTGCGATTAACCCAAGATTACTAGCAATTTCTTTTGCTCTCTCTACTGTTAAACCTTTTCTTTGTGCTAATTCTATTACTTCTTGACCATTTAAAGCAACAGTAGCAGTTGTAAGTCCAGCTTTTGCTAATGCAGCTTCCACATCGGCAGCCTCAGATTGCTTTGTAATTAAAATCTGCCTGATTTGTTCTTCTGTTGCACCTTTACTTGCTAATGCAAACACTGCTTGTTCTGTACTTAAGCCTTTAATTGCGGATCTAAACGCATCTAAATTCCCAGTATTTACACCAACGGTAGATATATTTAATGCATCTATATTTTTTATTGCAATACCAAGTTTATTTAAGTCCGAAATTATTGTTGGTAATTGTTTGAATGTCATACTTTTTTATTTTTATTTTTTATACTTTGTTTGAGGAAGTATATTGACTTAAATAAATAAATTAGATACAATTAATACAATATATTAAAAAACTTTTAATGGGGAGGTATTTATGTTGACGAATAAAATTATTAATGATTTAATAGAACTTGAAATATATCAATCTAAGTCATTAAGTAAAGAAGAATATGAAAAATTGTCAAATAATAAAAATAACAATAAAATATATTTATCTGGCAGTTATAGCAATGATCCAGATAACGAATTTACAAAATATTATAAAGAAATTAATACTAATGGATTAACGATAGAAGAAATTGAATTACAATTATCAATTGAAAGAACAAAAAATATCAAGTTAATAAAAAATATGATTATATTTTTTGTTATACTTACAGTTATTTCATTTATCTGTTTATTCTTCTTTTGGTCTTCAATATCAAACACATTAAATGATTTATAAAACCGCCCAGGATTTTATTGATTCCGTAAATCCAAATAGAAGAGAGTAGTGAGAAATTGCTACTCTTTTTATTTGTATACAAAAATAATACAGAGCCATAAAATATGACTCTGTATTACCTCTTGTGTTAAACGCATGTTAAAAACAATTGTTTAAATTCCTCCTGATGTCACATATCTATCAGCTAATGGACACCCATTTCTGTTTGATATGGTACAAGTCAAGGCTAATGGACACCCATTTCCTTGTTTGTAAGGAGTATTATATCAAATAATAAACTTGTTGTCAATATTAAAATAATTTTACCAACCCATATGAGTTAACATTATTTTTATAACCATCATATATTTTTGATTCTAAAATATTCCACATAGAATGTTGAGTTTTATACCCATTGATATATCTTATACAATTATATGCAACGATATCTGCCATTTGTAACCCAATACTGTTTTCTTCTTTTACCGTAAAACTCGTTGTGGTTATATATTTATCAATTGCTTCTGGAATGTAAATATTAGTGCCATTTTGTAGAATGTTAAAATAATGTTTTTGTATTTTCCTATTCTGTGTTTCTTCTCTTGATTCAAATACTATACTTCCACGAGCCTTATTTTTGATTAAAAAGTGTATATAACTATTTATTATAGAAGAGAAAAGTATTTCATATATATCATGAGAAAATTCAGGATATTCATTAAGATACTCCTTCACATTAGTATATGCAGTTATTACTTTAAAATCTGTCTCATCAATACTTTTTCTTAATGAAGTCCAAAACTTAATTTGCAGGTCGGTATTTGAGCATAAGATTTTAAAATCTTTTTGTCTTTTAAGAATATCAGTATAATGAAATACAATGTTAGAATTTCCTAAAATAGATTTTGTGTTCTGTATAGATGGTATCAAAAATTTTTTATAATTATTTCTTGATATTATAATACCACCAAGTAACAAATATGGATTTGTTTTTGTTTCTGCACTTTCATCTAAAAATAATATATAATCTGAGTTTGTCATAATATTCCCCCATCATTAGTATTTAATATTACTATTATACACCAATAATTGACACAATTCTATCAGAACATATGTTTTATAGATATATTTCCAGTAATATTGTATAATAAACTATATATTTTACAATTCACAAAATCAGCAGGAGAGGAGAGTACCATATGACGAAAAATTACAAATTACATTACCACCCAAACTTAAACTTAGAAAAAGAAACAACTATTGAATTAAAATCAGTAGAAGAAGTGAGAATATGTCCTCATTGCGGCATAGCTACAAGCCCTACATTTATTGATGGATATCTTATTGGGGATAACAATAGCTATATACCACCAACCACTTATATAATATTTCATTGCCCAAGTTGCAACAAACTATATATCGCAAAATATTACATACCACATGACTACTATATAACAAACGACATGATGCCATATGATTTTTCGCCCATATTCCCATCATGCACATATCCAGGAAAACACATATTACCAGAATTCACTGAAAATATAAAACAATTGTCACCTATGTTTGTAGAAACATATAGACAAGCTTGCTATGCAGAAGAAAATGAAGACACAATTGGGTTAGCTGGGTTAGGTTATAGAAAAGCAATTGAATTCTTAATCAAAGATTATCTTATTAAGGTAGATCCAGATAATAAGGATAAAATTATTAAAATGCAACTAGGAAAGTGCATTGATAAATTAGATGAAGATATTCAAGATATCGCAAAAGCGGCTACGTGGTTAGGTAATGATGAAGTTCATTATTTTAAGAAACATAGCGATTATGGTATTGATGACATGAAAGACTTTATACAATGTTTGGTAACAGATATAGAAAGATATTATGTTAAATTGAAAGCAAGAGAGTTCGTCAATGCGAATGATAATGCTACAAAATAACATTGGATACAATTATTACTACACAATAAAAGACACCTTAGTTGGTGTCTTTGTTTGTATTTAACATATCGATTATTCCGTCTATATCCGGTGTCATAAAATGTTTATTACCAGATTCACATTGTTTTAAATATTCCTGACAAGATTGTATTATAGCTGATTCGTTATCGTCAATTATTTTCTTTACCAATATATCAAATGATTCACTTATCAAATAAGATTGTACATACATGTCATCAATTGGAAACAATTTAATATAATGTATTCCATGCGAATGATGAGGTTTTGTTTTTGGGTTTGGTGGTAATGAAAAATATTGATCTTTTGGCGTTTTGGGTGATATATTTGAACGAAGAGGTACAACAAACTTATGATATTGTTCCTTATACTTCAATTTTACAATTAAAACACTTGGACGACCACCTTCGTTAAACATAAGTTCCTTATGCACGTTGTTTTTCTTACATTTATTGAAAAATTCATTAGATATTTTAACTAACCTCATCTTTTGCTCCTATAAAGAAAGAGCCATCTCTGGCTCTTTCTAACTTACAATTGGATAATATTCTAATTTTACATCCCGTTATCCACGGAGATATACTTACAATTGAATGATATTCTAAATTTAAGTCCCGTCATTCACGGAGACAAACATACAATTGAGTAATATTCTTGCCGTTACTCACGACTTACTAGAGATCATCTCTGATTTCTTACTTATATTATATATTGTAACACATAAAAAATGTCACCAAAACAAGAGAAAATTTTTGTGCAAAATTACCTAGTTCAATTCTTTGACAATAGCTCTCCAATACTGGAATCTTCCATCGACATTTTCAGCACTTGTAGTTCCTGATTGAACAAAGAGCTTATATTCCTCGTTCTCATCATAAGTATTTAAGAACTCTGTAATCTGATCTATCAACGCACTAAATGACTTCTTGTTCTTTGTAACCTTATAACAAGCGTACAATATCTGTGGAAAAGAAGTGACTGGTATTGATATTTTATCGTATGCAGTATCAAGCTTATCCATAGCTTCTTCAAGTGTATCTTTTACGTCAAGATACTCATCAGCATAATTCATAACAAAATTATCTATATCTTTAGCACGAAATGAAGTAAATTGATGTTCCTGATTTGTTGCAATAAGCATGATAGTCTGAATTATGATGTCTCGATCAGTACCACTTTTGCGTTGAGCAGGAGTCATTAATTTATTCATCACTGGATGATTCGTAAGAGAATACACCATGTCACTAAAATCATCTGATTCCTTGCATACTCTAAGAAGTTTAGCACTTAATTTCTTTCCACTATTTTGACGCTCAAACATCATTTTAATTTCATCATCAGTATAATCACTTAACATACAAAAATCCAATGTAGCAGATCTTAATGTTTCTTGAACATCTTCATCCAAAGCAGAGAATCTTTTCTTGGCAAGCTCAAATTCCTTCTCAACCTTCTCCCCATTCTCTACGACCGTAAGCTTAATATTGGGCGTATATTTGTTGAGAGCAAAATCATTATGCAGAAACTGAATACATGTTGACACACGTTGAGATCCATCTAATGTATACATCACATTATTCTCTTCTACAAGATAAATTGGATTAACAGGAATTCCTGTAAGCAAACTATGGATCAATAGACTTTTCATCGGAGAGTTCCACTGATCGACAGGTCGTTGTAACTTATGAGAAAAGGAAATATTATTCTTAGAATACTGATTACTAATCCATGACAAGGTTCTTGGTTTTGTTGTGTTTTTCATTTTTATTGCCTCCATAAAATGTTTATTTTCTAAAATAATAACATATTTGAAAGCAAATGTCTGTGTCATTAATGATACAATTTTCGATTTTTTATTTAACATATAAGAAATCGAGATTTACTTGGTTTCGTTCCATCTTATCTACCTCTAGGAACTGAGAGGTCAAACTGATTTACACGAGGTATGAGATAAGTTCATATCATTTAACATGTCGTGCCATGAGTACGGAATGCATATTATAGTAGCATCGTTTCATATAGCTACTACCAACGGTTGTCACTCTCTGAGGGCTTACCATTTTAAAGGTCTATCCCTGCGAACCAACTGAATTCATGAATTTTTACTGTGCCTATTTAGTTTCCTTATAATAGGGTAGTACCATGAGTTTTACAGCCTTCCTCGCATATTGCGTCTTCGTTTATCGTATGTATAGCATACTTATCATAGTCCAAACTATCGTATCCGATAGAAACCCTATGATGTCGGTACGTTCAAAACAATAACAATGATTTGATTAATACGCCACTAACGTATCAATGCCGACATTTTTAAATGAAAATGCTGCTGCGATAGCAGGAGCAAGAGTTGGCAATACACCAAATTTGTCAATAAGTTGATCTAATACATGGATTGCTCCTGTACCAAAATCAACTATACCCTTCAGAAAATCGGAGCTTACTAAATCAGATTCAAGCTCTTGGAGTCTATTCTGGAATTGTGCTACCTTGGCATCAAGAGATTCCATATAAGAGTCAAGTTCCTTCATTGCTGCTCCATCTGCGTCAAGCGCAGAATTGTACACAGACTCTAACATTTCTGGGTTGAGCAGGATACTAGAGGCGATGTTAGATCTATTCTTACCTGCAATAGCCTCCACTAAAGCATTTGCTCGGTTTGTTCCAGCTTTTTTATCTTCTTCTTGAATCTCTTTGTAGACCTTGGCGATGTCTAAAAGGATATCGTATGTATTACGGAGATTTCCATTAGCATCCAAAACATCAACACCTTGATATGCATTAGATGCAACAGCAGTATAATCTTTGATTATTTTCTGCGTTTTTGAACTGGTCTGTACAACAAAATCATCTACATCTTCACCCAAAGAAGCCAATTCATCCTTAGCTTCTTCCGTTCCTGCGAGCCTAAGTGAAATTGTGCGTACACCACCTGCCGTCTTAGAAGCATCTTGAGTTATAGCATTCGTTATTTTATACTCGATTCGCAACATCGAGTAAATTTTGTTTATCTTATTTTTACGCTACTTTAATATCGTATTTTGATAATTCAGATATTAAATATTCTTCTATATTATTTTGCTCCCAATAAGGAATGCGAATTAATTTTATATTATTATGTTCACAATATTTATTTTTAATTTTATCGTGTGATTTTGCTCTTTCGAAACTATATGTTCCATCATCCCCTTTATACCTCGGAATAGGGTAATAATGTCCTTCACCATCATACTCAATTGCGATATTATAGTCTTCTAAAAACGCATCAAATGGAAGTTTATTTATATCTCTGCAATCTTCAAAAGTCTTTTGTGGAGTATATTTTAAATTATATTTATCCAAAATATCTAGCATTATTTTTTCATGTTTGAATATTGTACATTTTGGACAAGAATTTGAACCTTTCAAAATTGTAGTAGGAATTTGATAAAATGTAGTATTTGTATGTATTTTACATCTACATAAAACAGGACTATGTGCATTGATATAATCTGCTATTGGTTCAACAGTTGTATCCATAGAAGCAACCTGTTTTTGTAATTCATCTAATGTTTTTCTGCGTGAATTAGCTACGCGAATTTTTGCACACTCTGGACAATCAGTTGTATTATTATTCTTAGTTAAATTCATTATTGATGTAGTCCATTGGCATCCACATATTTTACACTCCATAGTCACATTTGATCTAGTATTAACAATATCGGAAGCATTTGATACGATTTTAGAATTTGGATGTTTTTCTTCTAAATCTAATAAAATATCATCAATTGATTTTCTGTGCTTCTTTGCACTTTTTTCTTTTCCACAAATAGGGCATCCAAATCCAGAAAGTAAATTGTATGGCTTTGGAAACCATGTATAGTCATGAATTTTACAATATGATTCGATATTTTCTCTTGCATTTATATAATTACCTTTTATGATAATATTAGGAAATATATTAGATACTCTTTTTTGAAGTGTATTTGCACATTCTTGTCTTCTTTTTTCGTTATTTGAATTTTTCTTACTCATAAATTTCTCTCTTTCATTTAAAAATTTGCAATAAAAAAGAGTAGTCAATTATTTATTCTCTCTTTGACCACTCTGACGTTAATGTATTTAATTTTTCATTTTTAATATAAACCCAAAACATTTTATGTGTTTCAGGATGTAACCCCACTAATTCATATCTAACTCCATGAGATGTTAAAAAATCTCGAAGTGGAATAGAGTAGCAAGGAAATAATTTTGATTGTTTCATTCCTTTTAATCCTCATTTGTTCGATAAACAAAATTCTTACATTTTCATATAAGACATGACTATTTCTTCATCTCCACCGTTATGTGCTGAGAGTGACCTTTTCGTTTAAAGGTATTTGACCAACGCCATTTGCGATTGCGTCCTACTTCTATTGATTTAGATATTCAGGATTTCCACCTTTATTTTATAATCATAAAAATATGATATTTCTAAATCCCGACATGGGAATAGTCGATGAGCGTTTACCCTCGTCTCAAGTACCGTATGGTCTACGGAATACGTTAGGGTACTTCGTTGCATGAACAGCCAATCCTTACGTTTTTAAACCTTCATATAGTGGTTTCCCCTATATTGTGGTGTAAGGCTCTCAGGCATTACCTGCAATTAAATTCATTCTATTATATATATTTCTATATATACAGGTAATCACTTTACCTGCGGTTATCAAGGCTACACTTTCGGCAAGATCGTTGCCTTGAGTTTTTAATACAGCAGCCGAATCTTTTAATGCCGTTGAAAGCTGATCGGTACTGATACTATACTCGTTACCGATTTTATCCAGGACATCAATAATTTCCATTTTATCAAGATCTTTGTAAGCCTGTGACATCGCAACTAATGAGTCCGTTGCTTCGTCAATATTATCAAATTCTGATACATTTAATAAAACAGTTGCATCTTTGGCTGACTCTTTAGCATCATCTAATGATTCACCAAGACGCATCCACGTTGCGGTGGCATCTTGCATTGCAAGAGCAGTAGTACCAACCGAGTCAGCAGTAGAGAAACTTTCCTTTTGGAAATTTTTTAATGATTGTGCAGATTCATCAGATACTTTACGCATTTCTGTATATGCAGTATCTAGTTCCCTAATAGTAGAAGCAACTTGTTTAAAACCATTAATAATATCATTAAAACCGAAATACATTCCAATTTGTGCAGCAAAACCATAAAATGCTTTCTCTTTAATGACATCAAACATACTTCTGCCAGCACGACCAGCAAGTTCTTCAGCGTTAACAAGTTTCATTATTTCGCCATGTATTTTTTCCAAACTGACACTAGGATTCCCAGAAATAAGTTCTTGCTTATATGCTTTAATTTTAGCTTTTGCTTCTGAAGACATTGCTGAATTTTCACGAAGTATTTTATTGATTTTATCAATTTCTTTTTGTCCTGCTAATCGACTATATCCCTTTTCAGAAGCCGACATATTAGTAACAGTAGCGATAGTATCTTTGATTTTCTTTTCATACTCGTCTAAATTCTGAATATCCTCATCAGTAGCGATACCATTTTGATTAGTCTTTATATTGTCGAGAAGAGTTGCGTACTGTTTGACAGCATCACGTACAGCCTGTACATTTTTTAAATATGTATCACTTGTCCAACCACCATCATTAAATCTGTCAATAGTGGCTTGATATTTATCAATCTTACCGTTGTAAGAATCTAACCGTTTATCATACTTATTGAGGTTTGCATTGGCATTCTGTTCTTTAGCCTGTGTATTTTCCTTAACTTTCTGAGTATTCTGCTCTAATACATTATTCTCTTCTTTGATAGCATTGATAACACCAGAGGTATCAAAAGCGTCTGAGTCGCTTTTAAAATTGTTAATTGTATATCCATATTCTTCAAGAAGTTTGGATAATTGACGAACACGTCCATCAGCACCAGTTTCATCTATTCCATCTGTAGTCCATGATAAATGAAAATATTTGCCATTATGTAATGAATCAAGAATATTTTGTAACTCATTTGCATCTGTAAATATTTTTTTAATCTCTTCTTCAAGATTTTCAAGAGATTTCACACTTGAAGATGTATCAATGTCACTGTGAAATGCATCTTTCATTCCAGATGAAATATTCGTTTCACTAGCAGGAGAAACAGTAGCAGGCGTGACATTCTTAATCTTCGCTAATTCAGTTTCAAGTTCCTTAACACGATTAGTAAGATCTATGACCTCCTGAATAGAAGTGTTTACATCAAGTCCATTCTTGAATACATTTGTAAAATTATTTGCAGATGTAGAAATTTCGTCAAGTTTATTAACAATAATTGTCAATTGACTAATTACTTCTGAAAGATCAGTTTTGCCAAAAAGATTTTCTATCGAATTATTAGAAGTGCTTTCAGATTTGATTACATTATTCAAAGAACGCTGTGCACCAGAAACTGCTGAATAATAAGATTTTTCTATATCAGAATATAAATAATCTTTACCAAACTGTTGTTTGGACATTTCTCTCATCTCAGTAATGAAATTCTTATATGCAGCAATTTTAGCATTCATGTTATCATATTGATTAATGTCGAAATTATCAAAGTAACCTTGCATATTAGAATCAAGAGTACCTGACATTTTTAGCCTGTTAAACAGATTCTCATAAGTATGTAACAATTTTGCAGTCCTTGACTGAACTTCGGCAGTTATTTTATCATCTGAGCCAAAATCTAAATTCATATTCAGATTTAAATTAGATGTTTTCTTAGCTAATTCAGAAATAGAAGAATCTACTCTGTTGATCATAGTTAAAAGAGGTGAGAACTCATCACCATCTCCAACATCAGATATAACTTTCCGCATTGAACTAAGATGAGATTCCATTTTCTCGAATAAATTAATAACTGTCTTGAGTTGTTTTTCGTCAACTATTGAATTACCAATACCTTTTCCATTACCTAAACCAGTTCCAAACGCCTTACCAGAAGCAAGAGATTTAACAACCTCTACCAACTTATCCAAACTTTTAACAGTCTCATCTATTCCTTGATCTTTTATCTGCACAACAAATTCTTGTGAAGATAATTGCTTTCTATATTTTTGAATCACCTTTTCGAATTCTGCTTGATTCTTTGAATTAGAAAAGTCAAAATACATTTCAAGTTTATTATTTTGTAACTCTTTTTGTCCTTCGGATAACCCTTTTAATATCTGAGCAAGCAAATCAGATTTATCCAGCACAATACTGGCGGTCATCGAAGCAGCTACATTATCTGGCATATTAAATACCTCCTATCTTTTAACATATTTATTTACAGTGGATTCCCAATCTTTCTTGAAACGATCTCTCGTATAAGATTCAAGACTTTCGCCCTGATTGAAATATGGATTAGTCCACGAATTCTCACTTCTAATATTTCTATTTCCAAACAAAGGGTTAGGTCTTGACCAAGTCAAAGGTAATCCATGTATTCCCTGATTCCATTGTAGATCCAGTAAGAATGAGGCTGGATCAATTGAAGCACTATATTTGTTTTTCCATCTATATATAGAACTATCATTTTGTGTAGATAATCTTTCAAATTGGTTCATATCGACATATGAAGTAAAATATATGATAGCTTTACCATTTTTCTGTACAAGCTTATGTGTGTAATCTAATGAGTTTACCATTGTACCTTGACTATCAATAAACCATTCCAAAGTAGACTTTTCTCGAATTTCTCTTTGTGCTTTATTGCCAGCAGAGATATATCTATCCACGTATTTTTCTGTTAATCTATCTGCGAACTTTTTCAATTCTCTATCATTTATCTTTATGCCCGTAGCTCGAACAGCCATTTTGTATCACCTCCGTTTTGGAACATTAAAATAGGAGAGTAGCAATATTACTCTCCGTAAGAAAAGCCCTATACGCTGTGACACGAATAGAGCCTGTTTATTTTATTTATTATATATGATATAATTATTACACCTGTGGTAAATATAGGTAGATAAGGAATTACTGTAATGGAAACCGCTTGTTCAGTCGTTTCTGCTTGTGTTGCAGTCTTAGGGCTTGTATATACAGTATACAGAGACAATAAAAAGAAATAATATAACCTATTATTTTAAGTAACACAGATGCGAGTATCTACTTGATAAGGTTGATGTGATAGAACGGTAGAAGACCAGTCACCTTCTGCTACACAAAACTATAATAACAAAACCTATATTTACATAGTTCTTGAGGGACAACCTAACCAAGTAGAGAAAGTATTTGCTTGACAAGATGATTATAAATGTTATAATCAACAATAGAACAAGCAAATAATAAAATCCATTACATGTACTAATCCATATCTTCATTGCAATCTGACTAATTGTAGCCGAAGACTAAGAAGTACACTAGGAGGCAGGAGATAGCATCATATTATTCGTAATGTGGTGCTATCTCTCGTTTTAATAAGAAATTTGAATTTCCTATACACCTTTCAGGATGTAAATATATTCATTGTTGTGATAATCTTCGTTTGCTGAGTAATTTTCAAATTCAAAATTATGATATATTGATTCACATTCGATTTCATTTTGTGTATTTCTTGGATCAATTCTAAGTTCATGTGTTCTAACAGTCTTTATTTTATTGCCTGAAATCATACAGTCATATAATAGAGGACTAAATGACAGTAAATGGATTACCATATTACTATTGGAAGTGTAAGAGACAGACTGAATTAAAGCTCCGTCAAGTTTGATCGTAACATCGTTATCTAAGATGAAATCTACAGAAGTGTATTTATCAAAAATTAAGGAATCATATTTTTTATCATTTCCAATAATTTTAAATTCTCCAAGATGATTTAAATTATTCATATTCTTATACCTCTTTAAAATTTGCGGTACTACTAAGTTTATAATCATCAAGAATCTTTCTCAACTCATCATTGGATAAACTATCAATTTTCTTATTCACAACTTCGACAAGCGGTGTGAGAGTAGCATTCGTCAAATCGGAAATCCTTCCAATCTGTTTGCTAATAAACGCCTGAGCTGTTGTCTCATTGAACTGAGTGTCTGACTGCTTCATTGTTAAAATGGTCTTAAATTCACTCAGTTCGCTCATAGGAATAAGTGGATCAGCTTTATCAGAACCAACCATTAAAATATCAAGTAAGCCAGATGATTTAAGTGCATCATATCCCTTGATAAATCCTCTATCGTCCTCGTCAATCTCAAGATCTGTATATAATTCAATTACGGCACGACAAAACTGTACATACTGAGCAACAGAATTTACTCTAATCTTATCTGTTTTACGATACTTTGCTACTCCGTTATCATCATAAGCTTCCTGCTCAAATGTTGTCTTATTTACAATTAACTGTGCGTAAGCATCTTTCTTAATGATTGAAACATATGGGGTGATTTTAACCTTTTCCTTAATAAATCTGTCTTTTAACTGCTGATTTGCCATGTTATTGTATCTCTCTACAAATTCTAAAATTTTCATATTCTTTTTTCTCCTTTAGTTCTTATTTTTCTTTGCTTCTCTACGAAGTTTTTTCAACTGATCGTATTCAATCCAGCCACCATATTTAAGATTTCTACATATGAATGTAAGATTTAGTTCTGGATATCTCAACCAAAATAATTTTCTTTTCAATAAGCTAAGATTATCTGGATTACCTTTTACATCAAAAACTTGTACAGTCCCATCAGACCATGTTATATTGAAATCACTTCTATATTTTATTGGTAAAATTGTTTTATCTTTGTACTTAAATTTATCTTGAAGAACATATTCTACTTGTCGTTCATATGATAAAATTTCACCTGATTCTAGTTTCGGCTCTATAAACTCTTGAAGAAATTTAAGTTCTGTTAAACTATCATAGGTTGTTCCTTTATATGTTCTCTTTTTCTTTCCTTCTTCTGTAATATCTACATGATATTTAGAAGTTTTTCGTTTATTTGCTATAAAATTCATTCCTTTCTGTTTAAGAGCAGGAGAGGTCTAGTCATCCTCTCCAAATATAAAAATGCCCTTACCACATGACTAGCGAGTGGTAAAGACACTTGCATAACAAAAGAGCAGCTTCCGAAGAAACCGCTCTTTCTAAAACATATTTGTTTAATTTTTTACATCGCTAATTGCATAGGATATAATTCCCACTTACCATTAGGATATTTAGTTACATTATCCATGACAACCTTATGTACTTCTTCTAAACTTCCCACATTTTCATCAACATGAATCACTTTACCACCCAAAATTGAAATCTCCTCACAGATTACATTAAAGTAACATCTTTCCATACTTATTCCTCCTCATTTAGATATACAAAATAACTCGTATATATCAACTTTAAGAACACGAGATAATGTGATTGCATTAGTAAGAAGTATATCACTTGTATTATCATTTTCTATTTTGTTAATAGCTGCAACCGATAAACCGGTAAGTCTTGATAGCTCTTGTAATGTGAATCCTCTTTGATTCCTGTAATACCACACTTTGTTCTTCATAATGTTAATATGTACAAATGTATTTTATTTATGTACTATATTATAATATGAGTAATTTTTACTGTGGCAGAAATATTTAATCATCCTTAATTGGCAAACTTAATACTTCTGGTTTCAATTTTTCGTGGTAAATATCATCGCCCCCAGCGGCTTCGTAAATTTTCCCTAACTCCGTAAAAGTTTTTAATCCAGAATTGTCAACATAACCTTTTTCAGAAAATTTAGCATGTAATCCATATAACTGATTTCTTAATGTCGCAACTGTACGCTCTTTATCAGCTCTTTCTTTTTCAGTTAATTGACATTTTATATCATCTATACCCTTTGACATTTTAGATATTTCTTTGTATTGCCAATTGTCATGTTTCTCCAAAGTCATAAGTCGGTTCTTAATATTTTCTTTGTCCTGATCAGAGCCAGTTTTAATTCGTCCCTTTTCCTTAAAGTAGGAGATTAGATCAATTATTTCTTTGGTAGCAAATAAAAGTAAGAAAACTGCTAGGATAACACTTATATAATTTTGATTAAATACTGCTTCTATATATTTCATTCAAGCCACCTTTCTAAGAACATAAGTCCTTGAAAGTTTTCTTAACAGCTTTCGATGTTCCACAAGCTTTCTTTAATCCTTGACCAAACACACCAGGATATTCGATACCCTTGGGGTCTTTTCCTTTGAGTGCACATAATATCTCAAGTGCGGTTACTAACCACTGCCTTTCACCTACTTTAACATAGTGTGATCCAAAAGCTTTGTCTGTAGCAGAACCCCAAATTCCGTCAACTGACAGTTTTGCTCCATAATCCTTATTTAAAGCGGTCTGAACAACTTTAATGGCAGCTTTCTTTGTTTTATTTCCCCAGATACCATCAGCAACAATGTTACAACCTACAAACTTATTAGCTGCTTTTTGCCCATTTGCCACGATCTTCTTTTTTGCATGATTAGATGTAGAAGTAGAAGATGGGGTTGTCGTAGATGCCGATGGTGTTTTTGAAGTAGTATTGGAAGATAATTTATTATAAAACTCTGTTTTCCATAAATTATTTTTTGTTTCATTTCCACACCAATATGCCGGACACGCTTTGCCTGTACGGTCGAAATGTCTCAGAACATGGTCTTGTGGGATATGATACTTTTTCATTAATTTTTTCGTAAGTTCAATAGCATTGTTGATAGTAGCTTTTGATGGATAAATAGTTCCATCTCTTTTTGTATCACACAATTCAATACTAATACTATTGCTGTTAGTACAAAGAGTATAATATTTTCCTCCACCAGTTATATTACAGTTGCTATATCTTGTACCACCAACAGACCATGCAACATAATTATCTGGGACTGATTGTGTTACAGAATCATCATCAACAAAATAATGTGCAGATGCCTCCACATAATTATTAGAAAAATATCTGGAATTCGATTCATCAGAATCTCCATCATTACCTGTGTAATGTATGAAAATATATTTAATTGCAGATGTACTTCTTTTTGCTCCGTAATTTCTTTTATTAGCTAAATTCTTTTTCATTTTGTAGGACATTAAATCACCTCCTACTTGTTCTTTAAGTCAAATAAACTGGATTCAATTAAAGAATCTAAATATTCGTCAAAATCTGCATTTGCCGCTTTAAGGCATTCAAAAGCAGAAGTCGATAACGCAAAAATAATCTTACTCTTTGCAATCTGACGAACTTCTTCTTTTTTATCCTCCGTCCATGCATCAGTACCCTTAACTCCCTTAACTTCTGTTTCATATACATCTTTAACTACAGATAAAACATTTTTCTGTAGAATTTCGGTATATTTATCAATCTTTTTTGCCTCTGTATACTTCTTAATTTCGTTTCCAATATAAGTCAGTACAGGAAGTAATATAACTGTCCAAATTGTCACAATTACCTCGTCCCAATTTAATGAATTTAATAATTCTTTCATAATTCTTTCTCCTTTCCAAACAAAAAAGAACGGGTTTACCGTTCTCGTCATAGTTACTTATTTAATTGTCTTAATATCTCAACACATCGTTGTAGATTACTGCATAAATAATCTAATTCGTCATTTGTTTCGTATCCACTAAATGTCATACGAATACCGTTATGTATTAATTTTTCATCCACTCCAATTGCTGTAAGGGTAGAAGATGGAGTTAAATCACCTGATGTACATGCAGAGCCAGTTGATACTTGTATATCTGCCATGTCTAATAATATCATTAATGACTCACCCTCAATGCCTTCGAAACAGACATATAAATTGTGTGGTAAACGATCTTTAATATTTGTACCAATAATATGTGAGTCTTCTATATTATTAATAATAAAATCATAAACATAATCTCTACTATCAGATGTAACAGAAGAGTAGTTATAATTCTCAACTGCTTTCCCCAGTGCGGCAATACCTATTAAATTTTCAGTTCCACTAAATAATCCATGTTCTTGTGAGCCATATATAAGCGGTTCTAATTCAATTGATGATTTCTTGTATAGAACACCAGTACCTTTTAATGCTCCAAGTTTATGTGCAGAGAATCCTAAACCATCAACATTCAGTTTCTTTACGTCAACAGGAATTTGACTGATAGATCCTGTACAATCAACATAAACAATAGCATTGTAAAAGTGGCATATATTAATAACCTGTTGTATATCCTGAATTGTCCCTATCTCAGAATTGGCGTATTCTATAACAACAAGTTTTTTCATAGGGTTCATAGACAAACACTCTTTGAGATCTTGAAAATCAATTTTTCCTGTGTAGTCAACTTTAAGTGGGCATTTATATTTCAATGATTCCACACATTTCAGGACTGACTTATGAGATGTAGGCGAGTATAAAACCATGCAATGATGTTTATTTGTATAACCTTTAATAAATAACGTGTTATTGGCTGAACCGCCTGATGTAAATATAATATCTTTAGAATCTGCATTGATGAATTTTGCAACATTATTTCTTGCAGTAGTAATAATTTTCTTTGCTTCAACACCCGATTGGTACATTGACGATGGATTCTGATATGTATCCAAAAGAGATACCATATAATCTTTAACTTGTGGTAACAATGGGGTAGTAGCTGCGTAGTCAAGATACATACAATCACCTACCTAATCTAACTCATAATTACACCACTTTTTATACACTTCAGTCGTGTCTGCTTTAAGAAATACCATTGCCAAAATTACATTATTTGTTTTATCATCTATACTCGTATACATATCAACTGGATATACATTATTTTTAATATATAGTAGATACTGTTTAGGGTTGACAATCCTAACTGCTTCATGTGGAGAATAATCTCTTGTTTTTAAATTCGTTTCTATCATTTCCCTTTCATTCCTTTATCTGTATTACCGTAAAAAAATGGGAATACAACATTTGAATAGTAATGTTATATTCCCATCAGAATTTTCTAAAATCACTATTCAAATTGCATCACCCTTTCTTCTTAGGCGAATACTTAATCTTTTCATACTTATTTATATTTTCCTTGGTTAAATTATTAGTTGTATCTGTTGGAATAGAATCCTGTATAGTGTCATTTTCAATTTTGTCTGATATTGAGTTTGCTCTTATATCAGCGATAACGTTCTGATAACTTCCACCAAAATTATTTAGTCCAGATAAATCAAGTTTATCTAATCTATTTTTTGCTTTATTTGCTGTAAGTTTGTGATTTGCATAAGAAGACGTTATAAGATAAATATCATGACAATTTTCACTACAGAATGTGAACATCCAAGTAGGCTTATCCTTATCTTTTCCACAGACGGGACAATACTCATATGACTTATAACAAACAGCACATATCTTTTCCTTACTCAAGGTAATCCTCCTTTAAAAAGAAGAGTGATAGTATAAGGACTACCACTCTTATAATTGATTAGGTTGATATCAGATTAGGCTTCCTCTGGCTCATCAATGAAGTAGATTTCTACCATCATCTGCTCAGTTGTACATGTATCAGTAAGGATTGAACCCTTATAATCCATAGTCTGTGAGTCGCCACCCTCAAGTGCAATTGTTACCTCTGGACTTGGAATGAATGAAGCGATGTGGATAACAACGGCTCTAAAGCTTTCCTTATCACATGGATCAACTGCAAGTGCCTTAACAAACAATTCGTGAGCTTTAGGGAACTTGTTACCAGTAATAGATACTTTTGCACCACTCTTAACCTTTTTCTTGTATTTGATGAAGAACTCTGTTTCATCATCTGCCTTTGGTGGAGTAAGTACATGTGTTGCAATACCAAACTCAGTCTTTGTAGCGGTTTCAGGGGTAGCAGCAAGCTTATATTCCTTACCAAGAGCACCATTTGCAAGACCAGATACAACTGCTGAACCATCAACATAATCTTCTGAAAGATCAAGTGTTTCGCCAGCTTTAAGAGTTGTAAGAATCGGCATCTCAATAGCATTATCACTTGTTGCGATTTCTGCATCTGTTGCAGCAATAGTTGAAACGACAGCAAGGTTAAGAAATGCGTTTGTTGCAGTAACATCGCCCTTCTTACCTGTATACTTTCTATATACAAGATTACCTCTTGCGTCATTAACGTCTGTTGAATCAGCAGTAATGTCAATATTAAAATTATTAAGCTGAGTAAGAGCATACAGTGGGACACCAGCTTTAGTAGCACCATAACCAAACTGCGCTCTATCAATAATTACGTCACCAATCTTAAATGCCATAATTTTATTTCCTCCTTAAATTATTAAAAATTTGTATAAAAAAGAACATCCAAATAGATGTTCAAATTAACTATATTTCTCTCATAAAATTAAATTGTTCTTTATCAATTTTACTTGTGTCACAGAACCCAGAATAACTTCCACCCATCAATGCATGGGTTTGCTCATATATTTGAAGTCTTTGAACTGCATCGTAAAATTGATATATTTTTACTTGTTTTAATTCTTCAAGCTTGTATTTAAATCCAGGGTGATTTGTCAATGCTGAAATAATAGGTAAAAGATTAGACTCAGAATTATCATCTGGTTTTTTCATAGATAAGTTCATTTGATCTTCTTGTCTCATCCAATCTCTAGTAGTTCTTCCTTTTGCCTTTTCAACTTTAGGATGAATATTCATAATGGTTCTGATATACTCAGCAATTTCCATATATTCATTTTCTGACAATAGAATATTAGACTCTGGATTATATAACCCAAATTGTTCTTCTGAATTTTCATCAGTATAAGGAACAATTTTATAGTCTAGGAAATTTACATCATGAAATATCAAATGAAGTGGAGAATAATCTTGTTCTGGAATTTGAGATAATAGATTATATACCTCTATATCTTTTACCTTGCACCAATTTTCTACACCGAGATTAAATAGCATAAGACGAATCGAAGTGGAATTATTAATAAATGGGGAGATAGCAGTGTAAAATTTTGCTTCACCAATATCTAAAATATCACCTATAGTTGGTTGGGATATTTTAATTCCGTGAACATAATAATCTTCACCAAAGAAAAGTTTTAATTTATCAAAATGATATTTATCATTAGATGATTTTTGTTTCTTTTGGTTGTCTTCAATAGTAGCGGTTTGAATTGCATCCAATGCACCAGACGATATATTAGCCATAATATCACCGCCTTAACTGATAATTACTCAAACTTGTTTTCCCATTGGTTGTATTTACGATTCCATTAGTGTCAATAACTTGGAATACAAGAGTGCGAACAAGATAATTATTATCTGTAGTAGATTCCTTTGATGATACAAGATGTGTCTGCATCCCAAATATATTTGACCAATTAAATCGCTCTCTTATAATAGAGGCAATAAGATCATGTCTTGGAATCCTTGTTAATTTATCCATTCTATCGTTTCCATGAACAAATATTGTAAATGTGATAGTTGTATATTTTAATGTGTCTTGATATCTCGGTGTTTCATCAAAAGACACTTGATAACAAATATAATGTTTTACCTCTGTTTGAGTATCTGGAATAAATAAAAAAGGACGGATATTTGAATTACTTCCAAAATATCTATCCCATTCTCCAAGAGGTTCATATTCCTTGGTATCTTCATCCCATTCCCAGTTAATATTACCATCTTCATCGAAAAGTTCAGATTCTAATGATTTCTCGTTAAGTGCATATAAAAGACATGGATTAAGCATAAGTGCTTTCTCAATCTTTTTCTTATACTGAATATTTTCATCATCAGGAGTTGTCTTATACGCACGAAGTTTGTTTAACAAATCATTCTTTGTAACCAATTTTTCTGCCATACAATACCTCCTATTCAGTTAATTCTAACGGCAAAATTTCAGATTCAATCGGCAAATTATCCTTAACAATTTCACACTTAACAGACAGTATTTTGCCGATAACAGAAGTGTCATTTGAAAATTTTACTTTCTTTTGGTTGTACTCTGTACCAACTCTCCATGTTACTTTGTCAGTCCAATCTTCATTATCAATAGAGCAAGCCCATGTAAAGGTTGCATCAGCATATTCAGTTGTAATATCTTCATTGGAATCATTAAATAGATTTACCATAAGATTTTTATAAGAGCCACCAACTTTGATTGTAGAAGTGGATGCTGAAATTCTTGCTGTAATAGAAGATGGGGGAGTAGTTGGAGTAGATGGATTTGTTGGAGCGATTTCTGAATCGAAATATGAAGCCCACATACCAATAATATTACCATCAGAATCTTTCTCGATATAATCTCGATGTTGGTCAAAGAAATCTTGATATAGAGTTAATTTCTGAACCCCAAGTGGTTGAGCATTTTCGACCTTACTGATCTGCCATGCTATTGCATTGTCAGTAAAAGAACTAACAAGTACACGCATATTCTTGGACGACTCGTTTGTATACCAAATCTTCTCAGTAATTGGATTTAATGGTAGCCATACTTTATCTTGATTTTCTTGCGAAGTAAATCGTAAATCAGTCCAAAGTCCGCTGTTATAGCTGCTTTGTATTTTTAAAACAGACCACATTCTACGTTTGATTTTTTCTGTTCCATTATTTTCAATCCACATCAATTCATAATTACATTTAAGAATTAGATACTTTGGAAATTGATTTGCTGGTTCGGTACGAAGAATCATCCATTTCTCATATATGTTTTCATCATTTGGAATATCAATGAATAAGCCGATAAAATTATCATTATGATATTTTTTACGATAATCAGTTTCAAAATAGTAGAGTTCGTCACCTTCAGAAAAATGTGTTTTCTGTGTTGGTTTAAACTGGATGTAATATTCCACTTGGTCTTTATCCATAGACTGATATGACTTAACAATAAACTTTGCATCTATGCGTGTTTTAGTTGTATTCTCATATGTCATACCTTCAGCTAATCGTGGCTGATCGTCATGGTAGAAATCATAAATATAACAGATTTTACTCTGGATATCATTATCCCAAGTCTGTTCCATCGCCCAATCAGACTGTTCTTTATAAATCTGACCTAAAGTTTTCGCATTATTTGTTTTGGCGTTAGCGATTCGCCGTGCTGTCTGTAAGCTTGGCATCACCAACACCTCCCTCAAACATCTGCTTAATATATCCGTGAGAATCTAAGATTGCTCTACGAAATTTTTTGTAACTGAAATGGTCGCTCTTGAAATTATCCATAGCACCTTGTAAGGTTGCCATAAGAGTTACCATAAGTCCATTATCATTAAATAAGGTCTTTATACCGCCTAATTTAAACATAACATTCTCAAAGAAGACGAGAAATGCTTCGTCATCTTCAAATATTTTCTCTTCAATTGTTTTGTCTTTATAGAGCAGTAGTTTGTGAATATCACCATGCATTGCACGAACTGCTTCATTGATTTGCTTGTCTGTAAAGTCACCATATATGTATTGCATATTAGGACTCCGTGTTAATATAGGAATTGTACATATATCCGTAATCACGAATACGTTTATTCAATTCAGTTTTCATGGAATCCAGACGATCAATCATATTTTTATGATTGTCAAGTAACTTCTTTTCTTCCTTGCCACCTATCATTACTGATGTGTGCATAATAGAATCAACCTGTGGCTGTAACCACTCAATCGTCATTCCAAGTACAAGAATTCCTATAACAAAATTCATATCAGCCGTTTCATCTACTGAATTATTCAGCGTAAAATCCAACTGTTGAATTTCATCATCTAGTGTGAGAGAAGAGAATAATCTACGCACTCTTGGATTAGCAATTACATTGTTTAATCGCTCTGTATAAATTTCAAGCAAATCATTTTCATCAAGAGAGAGTTCTTTCGGATCTGAAATTCGTCCTCTTGTTTGTGAAAAAATTGTTTCATATGGAAGCGTCATTGTGAGCCTCCTTTACTATTCCTGAACTAATGTAAGTAACATTTTTGTACCAAAAATTTCATCAAGAGCCTTAATTCTGTGAACTGAATCAAGTGCATGAGATTCAATCATTGTAGAAGCAATACCTTTAATGGCTTCCTTTGCTCCCTTTGGAAGCTTTTTAATTGTTTCTGACATCTGCGGAACAGGAAGATTTAAAATCTCATTTAAGTCACTTGTTTCATACATGGACTCATATAAATCTTTTACAGACTTATTCTGTTCAACAAAATCTTCATCCTCAATAATAATTCTTGGTGAATAAATGTTTACATCTTCACGAGTTCTAACGAGATAAATTAAATCTCTATATTCAACATCAACTACATCTCCACAGTCAGCCCAACTATAAAGAATATGTGAACGTGCTCCCTCAATATAAAGCCCACCACTTACTAATGAGCGACATGGAACAGTATCTTCAGGTGAAAATGTTTTTACATCTTCTTTAACCTCTGTAGTTTTTGTTACCTTTTCTGTACTACCAGTAGTAGCAGTAGTTTTCTTTGTATATGCCATTTCCTTTTAATTCCTTTCAAAATAGGAGAGTGGCAATCCACTCTCCGTATAATCAATCTATAAGTAAATCTTACAGATCCCACTCACCATGATAACGAGTCATAAGAGTTGCAACACCCATACGTCTCTGTACTTCATAAGACTGCATATCATCCTTAGTAGCACCCTTTTCGTTTACTTCAAGTTCAGTCTCTCCATAGTCAACAAACTTGATAAATCTATCATCAACTGCTGGCATGATATAAAGCTTCTTGTTATCAACGATAGGAGTAGCAAGAGACTTATCAGTAAACTTCTGTGGAATTTCCATAAGAGGTGTTCCTTCGTAGCTACCGATAATACCTGTGTTTGCTACAGACTCCTTGATTGAATTAGCAGGATCAGCCCAATCAACCTTTGTAAGAGCATTAAGAGACTTTAATGCTGTCTTAGTCCCCATGATTACAACACCGCTTTCGTTGGCAGCACCAACCTTTTCGATAATTGCATCAAACTGAGCCTTTGTAGAAGCAGCTAAAGCACCAGTACCCTTGAGAGTAGCAGGAACAGGAATAAGGTTTACACCATTTGCAAACTGAGAAGAAATGAGTGTCTGAACCTTCTGGATATAAGCCTTAACAACCGCATCCACGAAAGCACCCCAATCCTTACGACCAGTTAAAAAGAGACGAATATCTCCACCAACCTTGATACCATATACTGCTGTATCAACATGATAAGACTGACCAGAACCTAAACGCTGAATGGATAAGTCATGTGCGTCACCGCTGACCTTGCTTACAGTAAGTAATACTTCATCATCAGCCCAGAATTCATTTACGTCTCCATCTTTCATATTCTTTGACTCAACATAATTGTTGAAAAACTCATTCTCAGAAAGACCATGAGCAATCTGAGTATCAATAATTTCCTCAATTACCTCGAAGAACTGTGTTCCTCTCTCAGAATTTAATGCTCTCTTAATCTGCTTATTAGAAGAATCCTTAGTAAGTCCAAGGTATTCAAAACAAGCCTTTCTAATTGTGTCACTAGCTTCTGCCTTAGAAATTACACGATTAGAATCGGCATCATAAATTTCACGACCTGCACCGAGGTCAAACATAAGATTTTTTACACTTGTATCTAACATTTATTTATTTCTCCTTTCTCAAAAATTAGGCTTTCTTTGTAAGCTGCATAGCGGCAGTTACGCCAGAAATGGCTTTGAGTTCAACACCGTCTTTAACAGCGATGTCACCAGAAAATCCATCTGCTGAAATCTCAACTACATCACCAACTGCCAGTTCATAAGCTCTAACTACCTGAGTAGGAGCATTTGTATAGTTGCTTTCTTTCTTAAATGTGTTGCTATATGTCTCCTCGATCATTGGCACCTGGTATACAAACAGGGCATCTCCAGGAGTTACTACTTCTACATAGAAATTTCCATTATTTGCCTTACCAACGACCTTTCCTTCAAATGAAGTAGGAGCAACAGCTTTATAAAGGTCTAACTCAATAAAATCGCCCTTACCAACGAACCATCCATTGTCTACATAAGCACTTGCTGCTTCTGCTAACTGAATGTTATAAATATGCTTTCCACCATCTCTTGCGAGAACTTTAGAAGGGAAAGCCACTGCATGTTTTGCAATAGTCATCTGAATCATTTATTTTTCCTCCTTAAATTTTTGCATTAAAAAAGACACTCAATTTGAGTGCCATTACATTGATTTATATTTCTTGTTTTATTTGCTAAAAAGATTTCCGTAACGGTTATCCTTCTTAGACTTGTTTACATTAGCAAATACTTTTACGGTTGACTTTTTCTGAGTTTTATCAGTGGTAGCTGCAAAAGTTTTCATATTAGAATCCGCATAGATAAGTTTTGCTTCCTTCTCTAAATCTTCGAGAGAGTAGTTATCCATATTTGTATACAGTTTCTCAAAATCCTTATTAATGAATTTTCCTTCTTCATCTTTTTCAGAAATAGAAGCAAAGTTTTCATTTGCAAGAATTTCCTCACGTTTTGCATGAAGTTCATTCTTTTCTGCTGTCTCCTTAAACTCTTTGAGTGCAGCGTAGTTTGAACGCATAGACTGTAACTCTGCAAATTCACTATCTGTTAAAAGTTCACGATGTAAATTGTATCTTTCTCCATCAAAAGCTACATTATCACCGTCTTTTGTATAATTCTGACCGAAGATTTTATCACCATTCCAGTTCTCATATGTAAAATGATCATCGTAAACAGCGTTGATAAAGTACCACTCATTATCAGCGTCTTCATATTCAGATAAAAGCTGGTAAAGTGCATATCTTGTATCTTCATGACTGATTTCATATGTACGAACAATCTTTTCAAAAGTCTGACTTCCTCCTTCATCACCATCTGGATCAGAAGTTCCTTCGCCATCACCTTCTCCATCATTGGAAGGTTCACCAGATTCTCCGTTATCTGAAATGTCTCCTTCTGAATTGTCATCATCGAACATCTCAGCAAATTTTGCTTCAAGTTCCTCATCTGACATTTCTGTATAGTCGAATGTTACATCTTCAGCAGTCTTGCCATATTTGGCAAGTAACTCTTCAAATTTTGTCATTTTGTTATTTGTTCCTCCTTCCTTTGATTTTTGATTTATATCAAAACTCTCAAGAATATTAGTTAATTTCTCTAAAGTTTCAACCAATTTATTGTCTGTATTAAATGTTACTGTTTCCGCATTTACAGCGAAATCTTCAATTTTAAAATTACTTCCTGCCATACCAGGGGATACATCCTTTGACAGAAGAGTAAGACCTGATACATAAAAATCATCTAACTGCAATGTTTTATTAGCAGTATTAAATGATAACTCCCTAATACATAATTCCACCGAACAATCTACAGTTCCACGTCTATTAAGAATCTCAATAGCGTCCTGACAATACTCATCGTATAAATAACCATGCAAAACTGCACGATTTACGCCAGCGTCTTCATCATATTCAATAGTAGTCTTTGTGCCATCAATAACGCCGATAGGCTGTTCTTCGTATACAACTTTGTCGTTACCATCTTTGTCAGTAGTTACATAATAATCATGGCTACCGAAATCTAATTCATTATCTGAGTTGGTAGTGATATGTGCTAAAATTGGGCGAAAGTTTGCCGATGGGACATTTTCATTAAAAGATTCTTCGGAGATTTCCGACTTATTGAGATTGACATGATCGTGAAATGCACGACTAACGAATGGAGTAAGAGATTCTTTATGTTTATCTTCATCCTTGGAAGTTTTTTCAAAATTACCATTCATACGAACCATAAGTTCTTTACCGAATTCATTACTATTAAAATGAGCAAAATTGTTCTTTAAACAGAACTCATATAACTCATCAATAGACATAATTCGTCTTTTCTTCTTTTTTGGCATTATTTAACCTATTCCTCCTTTCTTTGTTGATATACCACTCAAAGCAGGAGAGTGGTTAGAATGTAAGCATGTTGCTATACTGAATTTTTTTCATATCTATATCATTTGAAAACTGCATCTTATCAGTATTCAAAAATACATAAATACCATTAGAGTTTTGTACCTGTTGATATCCTTGCTGAGATAAGAGAATAGCAGTAGGAATATCTTGGGTTGTTATAAATTTCTGTTTCATAATCCATCTACTCCTTATTTATTGTTCTTATCTTGGTCTTTTGTCTTGAGTCCTTCATCACTTAAATCTGATTGGTCTTTTTCCTGACCACCACCTTGATTATCACCAGATTGTGTGTATGACGTGCTAAACGGTTTAAGCTTCTCACCAAGATTCAGACAATCTTCCTCTAAGAAATTCATAGCAAGAGTATCTTTTTCAGATACACCGTTTAATGTGTTGTATAAAATCTTGTTTGGAAGTCCATTTTGACAAGACTCAAGGATTGATTTCTTAAAATCATCCTTCTGATAAATAGAGATATCAAAGAATTTAACTTTACAAGGTTCAGATATCCAACTAGATAAAAGTCGATTTACAATCGCTTGAATCTGTGGAATAAGAGTTGAAATAGAAAATGTAGAATCTGCAAGTACGCCATATTTAAAGGCAGTAGAGTTCGATGCAGAGTTTAAATTCAATATCTGAGCACCACCAGCCGTATTAAGAATTTCCTTTGTAGCTTTTTCAACCTTTGTTACATCACCACTTGCATCATCTGGAAAACTAATTTCGTGTAATTCACCAGGAACAATAGCAGCAGAGATATAGGGTGGTAATGCTTCTTCAAGCATACGATTGAAATATTGAATCATTATATCCGGATTTACAGCCCAATCATCTACATCATTACCCATAGTTTTCATTTCAAGCCACACCAATTTATAAATATTGGCTGCTTGTTGAACTGCCTGATAATCAGAAGCATCCATAAGGTCAATCAATGATAAGAATATAGGAGTAAGTACAGGAACGATTGTTTCCCAATCCTCAGACCTGAATTTAATACATACATTGTATTCTTCAGGAATTAGCTGATATTTTTCATTTGTACTCTGATATGTATTCCACATGCTATTGAACGGCTCTCCCCAATATTCCAATAGTTCGGAATTTCGCTTAAAATAACTCATATCCATTGCACATGCAAATGAACCATCGGGAAATACACCTGCAATTCTCATATATGATGGATCTAGCGGAAGTATAAACATTCCTTGTCCTTCAGTATAATAAGCACATCCATAAAATGCGTCTTCTCGAAGTGTTATAGATGCAGCTTTACGAAACTCATAATTTAATCCGAGAGTATCTACAACATCAACTGTTTCCTGATACTTTTGCAATGTGGATTTTATGTCATTATTATCTGAAATTATAAATGGGGGAACTATGTTACGAATAGATAAATCAATTTGATTTGCATAATATTTGCAAAGACGATAGTAGATTTCTGAACGATAATAAAGATAACGAGATAAACTTCTAAGATTTGCTTCACTAGAAGAAATGTTTTTAATATAATCTTTTACATCTTCCTTAGAATAATTACTGATTGTTGTATATGTCTTGGATTTTTGAATATCTCGCAGACTTGTAATAGCACTTGTTGCATCTTCGTAGCGTTCAAGTCTACTTTTATTTTTCTCATACCATTCACGCATTTCATTTGCGGTTGGCTGTTTTGGAGTAGAAGAAGTGGTTTTCTTCTGCGAATTATTTATTTTAGCAGGTGCATTAGAATTTGCATCTACTTTCTTAGGTCTAGGCATATTTAATAATGCACCTCCTTAATTGTATTTTGCTTTACGAATTGTAAGCTTTGAAACTAATGATTGTGTATCTTGTGTCTTAGGTTTTAATTTTAATTCCAATTGGCAAGCACACCAATAAGAATAGGCAATAGAAGAATATCTATCTTTCCTCATACCTTCAACTTCTTTAACCTTGATATTTCCGTTTTTAACTTCATGATCCAATTTAATCAATTCGTAAACGGCAAATGTTGTTTGTACATAAGACATTTTCAATTTTGCTTGCTCTGTTGGAGACATTTTGAAATATCCCTTATATGTTTCTTTTAATGAGCTATCCGCATCCTGTTCAGAAATAAGAAAATTAATTTTTCCATTCTGTATACCATTTCTAAGTAATACGCATATCTCATTATTAAAATTAGCATTAGCTTTTACAGACCAAACAACTTTATTAGCATCACGAACTTTGCATCGTTCAGCCATATCTTTATCATTTATACAAGTCATTGCCTGATATCTTTTACCGTTTTCTTGGCACACTTGATCCTTGGTAATAAAATCATATACTCCCAAGCCGATTCCGTTTGTATCTAAAACTAAATCTGTACATTGATACTCATAAAAATATTTCATAACAATCATTCCTAATTCATCTGTTTTCAAACCTTCAAAAGTTTCACCATATACAAAATTTGATTGATATGCAGTATCGTTTACTTGAATTAAGTCGTTAATAAAAATAGCAGAGGCATCATTCTTTTTCTTTTTCGTAGATTGCATAAGAGCAACGTCAATAGATAGTATTCTTTTACCAGTAGCTGTTAATTTCGGAATTGTTATTTTGTCATTGCAGAAACTCAATGGTGGAAATGCTTTACGAAGTCTTCTACGAGCAGTTAATTCATCAAATTTAAACAAACTACCATCTGTATCCCCAAACCACAAACATTCCATTTCCATCTGCTGAACAAGTTCGTTGTAATCAGCTTCACTCATTTCATCTTCAAGCTGAGAACGAGAGAGTAATCCTTCACGCACCGATACCTGATAAGGTAATCCACATATGAAATATTTTTTTGTGTCATCAAAGAAATTAAGAGTGTAACTTTGCGCTTTTTTATAAGCCCATGAACTTTTAAAATATGCACTGGACATATATATTTCTTTGTTTCTTTCCTGCATATGAGCATATTCTGGTTTTTGTAAATATTTTGGCTGTCTTGGACTTGTTAAGAATTTACGCAATACAGTATTGATAACTGTTTCATCGACCATACGAAATTCATCCACAACTATGCAATTTGCTCTGGCTGATCTTGAATTTTCTGAACTGGTTCTTGTTTTTATCCACGAACCATTTTTGAAATAAATAGAAGCGTCATTTTGACCAATATTACATTTTTCTATTTCAGAACGTAATATGGAAGATTGTTTCATGAAATCGTCTTGTATTTTCAGCAAGACTTCGTTAGCCTGTTTTAGAGTTCCAGAACTAACAACTATTTTTGTACCAGGAAATAAAATACACCTTACACAACAGAAGAGAGCAGTAAGATAGGTTTTTCCTTGACCTCTTGCTGCGAGATACATAACAAAGTTATAGTGCATCATGCACCACAAGAGAATTTGCTGAAACCACTTAAGAGATAGTCCCAAGACCTCAGATACATACCTATGTGGATTGGCACGATAATATCCCGCCTTCCATGCAATCGTCTCCATTATCTTTTGTTGCTTGTCTTTCTCTATTTCCGTCTGAGTTTTTAATTGAGGCATAAACTATACCTCCTCTTCAGCTTTTTGACCAAATATCTTATCAAATAATGCTTCCGAATCAGTATCCTCATCATACTCAGGTTTCTTAACTGTATATTTTGAAATGAATTTTTCATATGTAGATGAAAAAGCATTTTTCAATCCCATCATTTTAGATAAATGTCCCTTAAAGAAAACATCAATTAAAAGTCCAATTTTATCAGGATCTTTGAATTCACCTTCTGGTTCTGGAATCGGTTTTCCACCGTCCCATTCACCTTCCCATTTATCAATAAGCTGCCCAAATGTAAGATTATCAGTTAATTCAGACGCAGTTTTCTGATTAGGTTTGATATTTAAGCTTCCTAGCAGATTCTGTAAAGTAGCATCTAAATCTTTTGTATCTTTTCCGTTTTTCTGAGCATTATCTATTTCAAGTTCCTTACAACATACTCGTTTAAATAAAAGTTCCTGAGATTTATTTTCACAGGGGTAACGTGTCGTCCAATCTTGGTATTCCGTTTCAAGATACATAAGTTCTTCATTGTTATAATTATTTCCAAATCGCTTTTTTGCAGATTTGAGAGTTTTTTGAACAATTTTCGTATTTGTTTCAGGCATTGAATCTTCATCATCTACCGAGAATATCGAATCTTTATAAGTTTTTTGACTATAATCATTTAGGCTTCTACAAATTACAATCCACTGTTGAACAGCAGTGCTTCTTATTTTTTCTCCTGTTTGTTCAGAGAGTTTTTGTAACTGCTCATTATAAACATTTTCATCAAAATACCAATTAAGTCTTCTAAATGTTTCTATGGTTTTCTCACGATTGTCAGTTCGTGTATTATTTTTTTTGTCGTAATCAGTACATTCATTTAATACACATTCCTTACAAGCATAATGTTCAATACCATCAGGACTTGCCTTAGAAGAGTAGAATGTTGCTACACTTTTCCATTGTCCACAATGGCTACAATATATTAGCTCATTGTTCATAATGCGCTGATAGAAATTTGCAAGCTTTTTGTATTCATTACGCAAATTCACAACTGTAATTTTCTTCAATTCAGCATCTGAAATTGGCTCTAAAACTTTAGCCATTGTTTCACCTTCTTTCCTTTTATTTCAACACAAAAAGAAGCCACTTCATACGAAATGACTTCTCATAATTTCCAATATTAAATTTCCAATGAAAGTGCAATTTACACACTTTTTAAATAATTGAACATAAGGACTTGCACCTTACTCACACCAAGTATAGGAATCGAACCTATATAGTATCCCGTATGCCTTTTCTAGCCTTATCCATACTATTAACCATTTATCGGAATCGAACCGACCTCACACTATGCTGTTCAACTTTTACTTGTATATACTTTCAAATAAGCACACCTTCTACGATTTGAACATAGACCTGACGATTTTGGAGATCGTTGCTCTACCAATTAAGCTAAAGGTGTATATTTATGTTGAATTATTTATTAATATGTTATATACTTAATAAGTAACCGATAGTTTGTTTTTAAAAGGAGGTATAATATGAACAGAGAAGGAACTGGGAAATTTAATACCGATTCAAGTGGACATACTCATAGGTACGACAAAGGCGGCGGATCTGATATTGATACATCAGATAAAACACAAAAAACTTGTGATGGAGGACATATTCCTGGAAGATATCAGTGGGAAGAAACTGTTGATGTTTCGGCAGATGATGAAGATAATGACGATACAGAAGATGATTAAAAATTAATATTATTAAACATCATATAAGGGGTTATCATATTTGATAATCTCTTATATTTTATTTGTTTTTCATTGAATTCATCAATAAAAATCAATAACTTGAACCTATGCACCGAATAAACGATGACCTCTGATTAGCAATCAGGTGCAATACCAACTCTGCCAATACTACATAATAAAAAGAGCCACCTCCAAATGACTCTTTCTTTAAAGCTTTTACCAATCAGTCGCCAAACCGGTTATAACTGTATAGAGCAGTAGTCTGGATAGCAGGACTCGAACCTACAACGTCTAGTTCCCAAAACTAGCGGACTACCAAATTGTCCTATATCCAGATAATATTTTTCAAATTTCTCCATATACTAAACCAAAAGTATCTAAGGAGAAACTATCATGAACGCTTCATATAAAACTGCAATTCAATTCAAAGATTTATATATTCCCGTAAAAATGTTAAAAACATCACACAATAGTTCTATAGAACTTAATCAACTCTGCAAAGACTCCAAAGAAAGAGTGCGTTATATCAAATTTTGTCCATCTTGTAATAAAGAAATCCACAATGAAGATATTGTAAAAGGATATAAATATGCAGAAGATAAGTATGTTATTTTGGAACAATATGATATAGAATCAATTACATCAAACAAAGATAGAACACTTTCAATAAAATATTTCTGTAAATCAAAGGAAATATCAGACCTACTCATAGATAAATCATATTATTTAATTCCTGAAATGGAGTCAGAAATCGAATATGAACTTCTTCGTAAAGCTATGACTACGAATAGAGTAGTAGGTATGGCTGAAATTGTATTGGGTACAAAACAAGAATTAGTTGCGTTGTTTGCCAATAAGAATTGTATTATTGCAACCATTTTATTTTATGAGAACGAGATTAACGAATTACCGATTATCATGAAGCATAAAACAGATAAACAGCAACTCGAAAATCTCAAACAAGATATCTTAGATAATACAAAAGAATTTGATTGGGAATCTCATTATGATAAATATCAACTCAAGTTAAGAAAATTGATATTTGATAAAATTCCAAAATGATATTGCCTTTCTCATTCCATCCTCGAATGGCGAGCTTTCATCTAAACTGCATAGGACGCATCCTATTGTTACAACAGTACCAGTCCGAAGACCGCAAAGGGCATAGGGAGGTAGTAAGTGTTGAACTTACACACCTAAGTTTCGTATGCATCCAAAAAATAGGTTTTGGCATCAGACTTACCGCACGAAACTTATATTATGGTTCGGATGGATCGGTAATCTCATCCACAGTAACTCCAACATTGTATGTCACATCCTTAATGACACGAATATTTTTATATCCATATTCTCGATCAAGCTCTTTAATTGTACTTTTCAACTCATCCAAGTCATCCGTTGAGTATTCGATTAGTTCCGATAAAGAACCTTCAGTCTGAATCTGATACATTTGATAAAATTCTCTTCCAAGCACAGAGTTATATTTAATTAATATTTTATACATATATAAATTACCTCCAAAATGATAGAATTAGAAAAGCTGCCGATAGGGTTTGAACCTACAACCTTGGCTTTAGAAGAACCATGCTCTATCCATTTGAGCTAAGACAGCAAGTTTCTGGTCTGCATGAAGCACTAACTAGCAGATCTTGGACTGTACACATCCAGTTATTTAGAATATGGTCGCTTATCCGCAACCTAATTCATGCTTCCATGCACTTGTTTTTCTTGCTAACCAACGCACAAGAAGAGTAAGTGACAACTCGTATCAACCAAACTACATTGTGCTTATGTATTGATACTCCATTAATTTATCCAGTTGCAACGCCACAACGGACTCGAACCGAAATCTTCTCTCTATAGGAGAGACGCATGATCCTTTCATGCTGGTGACCTGAATAATATATTATTTGATCATTCCTAACTCGTACTTATAGTACGTCAAATGCATGATATGTGTATGAACAACCGTTTACTTTATCATTCTCCGCATATTTTCAGTCTTCGGAACAAAGACCACTCGATAAGGTTTAATGACTCTTATCCGTCAAAATTCCAATTGTAAAAATCAGAAAAGACAATTTGCCATTTCTTACAAAACTCTGTGGACAGTTTTAATCATAATAATGGTTCTCATTAACGCAGAGAAGCACGAACATCTTCTCATTTCTGAAGGTTGAGAAATACCGATAATCCTAGATGTTGGTAGGAAAGAAGTAGGACTTACAATACTACATGAATAGCAAATGCCAAGATGTGATAGTCGTCTACTAAGGCAAGACTTCTCCATAACACCGCCAATGAGCAGTAGCAGTGGGAAGTTTTAGACCATTCCAAAGGTCAATAATTTCGCAAACCGACCTTTATATTTATGTCACATATCGGTCAGTGACAGCTCACTTGTAAAAGTCCGTCAACGGATTGACAGATCACCCTCACTTCTTTTTGGATGTGAGCAGCTTGTTATATTTATTTATTCTCTACATTGTCGTCACCTTTTTATATATGCCTTTCATGCCTGTTTATAAGGGCTTTATTTGGATAATACAGTGCTATCGGTCTGTTAGTCCGTCTGATTTTCACAGAGCCTTGTTGAGTTCTTATGGTTTCAGAGCATTCGGCTGTAGGTATATGAGTTTGTTACCCTTAATATTATTCAATCACTTTGACATAAATCATCTTAACATGCTATGATGTAAAAAAGAAAATTTTATAAGGAGTATATATTGGACACAATATTTGAAATATTTAAGACCATTTTTCCTGCTATTATTACTGGAATTTTTACATTCCTAGCCACTAAATATACGTATAATAAAAATATACCTTTAGACAAAATGGAGATAGCATATGATAAAATATACAATCCTATATATCATATACTATTACAAAATAATTCTAATAATATATGTACAAATCAAATCAGCTTAGATATATTTGTCATTTTAAATAAATATAATGATTATGCAGATCGATCGACACTTCACGCATTTGATTTATATCATAAAAATAGAGATAAAGATAGTTTTATAAATTTTAAAAATAACATCAATAATAAATACATATATCTTCGCAAAAGACTTGGATATTTAGAACCTAATTTGATACAAGCGTATACATATTCTTCAAAAAATGAAAAATCTGTTTTACGATTAGTGTTAGAGTGTACTGTCGCATACATAACAATGCTCGCATATGCATTGTTGAGTGCATCAGTTCACACAGTTATAACATGGATAGCTTTTAGTTTAATATGTATCATTATAATTGAGTTATTAACTTTATTTTTTAGGAATATTTTAATTTATATCAGGAAAATTATAAAACATATAAAATCCAATAATAAATGTCGTAAAAATTGACATATTTTGACAAGAAGTGTCATATAATATATAATAGAAAGGACAAGCAGTTATTCAAACATCTTTGTTTTGGCTAGATAGAGATGGTTAGGCGGTTAAGTCACGTCAGAGTAGTGATACTCTGTTTATATAGATATCCTCATGACACAATGTAGGAAATACTTACAAAGGAGGATAATACGTGACATTTTGTGAATTACTAATTTTTACATTAGTGACTGGCATAGTAAGTGGTGTAATTGCTACATACTTAGTCAGATTGTTCGATAAACACAAAAATGACCGCCACGGCAAATAGCGATCATTTCCTTTGTGTTGATATTGTTATATTAGCCAAATAGTGTTCAATATTGGCTTAACCGTCTAACGGATAATTGCTTGTTTCTTTTGACTTGTATTGTAACACATAAAATTGTGTGGTGCAAGAGGGAATTAGACAAAGTGTTAGACAAAAGCCTCATCGGGATTGCTTATAAATCAGAAAGTGATTTTTGTTCTACCTGTTTTATTTCTCCATCAGCAAAATATTTTGCAAATTGTTCATCTGCGTCAATATCTTTGTACACTGATACCATATCTAGCGAACTCCAACCGACTAGCATTTGAATTACATCATCAGGAAGACCGCTTCGAGAACAAGAAGTTGTAAAGAAATGACGAAGACTATGAAAATAAAAGTCTTCTCCTAAATGTTTGCTGAATGTATCAGCCCAACTGTCAAGAGTGCTTGAATCCATAGGTTCATCTATATATTCTCCATTTGCTTTCTTTGGAAATAACCATTCTGATTCAATTCCGTGTTCTTTTCTATAATTCATCCACAAATCAAAATATGGCTTAAACGGTTTTGCCAGTGTATATGCTACTAACATTTTTCCGCGAGATCCTCTTCCTTTTGTTTGGATCTTTTCAGGTGTCTTATATAAAGAACCATATATGATGTTTTCATCATCGAAATAAGATACTTTAAATCGTGGTAACTCACTCTTACGTCTGCCACTAAATGCAGCTAATGCTAAAACACAAGCCTTGTCATATTTACCTTTTTCAACCCAATAATCAAGCATACCCTGTACTTGTTCATCGGATAGTACAGTTTTAGTAAATACTTTCTCATTTGCAGGATTTTCAATTTTGCGTATAATCGGTTTAAAGTTCTCGTACTCATCATCTAATATAGCTTCGACATAATTTGAAAGAGAAGAGAGAGTAGATTTTACTCTACGCATTCTAGCTGGTGACCATTTATATTCAGTAAGACAAAAACTCTGATAACGAGCAATATCCCTCTTAGATAAATCAATAAAGAATTTGTTGTCGCAATGCTGAAGTAAATACACCCAGAAAATATAAAGGTCACGCCTATATGCATTAATTGTATTTGGGGATCTATCAACTGAATGAAGATAATCCAAAAAGTCATTTCCTAACTCTATATTCTCTTTATTGCACTGAGACAATAACTCATTAGTAACAATATTATTATGCTGTATTTTTCTACCCATCAAATCTCACTTCCTTTCAAATATAATATTCTCCATAATAAATGCTCACTTGCTCATGACTAAAGCCACGAGTGGACATTCGTACCTTTATCAAAAGTGGACGACTGAGGTTACGATCCTCACATAGACCAATCTCGCCCATACAAAAAGAGTGTGCAGCGTACACCACACACCCCCATATTTCTTATTAGTTAATACCAAAATGATTCATCTAATTTATCCAGATAACATGCATAGTTCATTAACCGCTTGTAAATCTCTGAAAATGCGTCTGCTATATCAAGCCCATCATTTAATGAATCATAAGTCTTCTGAATTTCTTTCGTCTTCTTCTCGAACTCTGCCTGAGACACCTGCTTGCCATTGATAGAATAGTAATCTTTATCAATTTCCTTGCAATCACAGTGGTCACAATCACCATCACAATTATCATCACCAATACTGACTTCATATACTACCTTAGACTGGATACGTGAAATAATTTTTGAATTACAATTATCCATTACATAACAAACTACTCCTGTAGCATATAAGTATCCATTTTCACGTTTAGCAGGTTCACACCAAATACCTTCATGATCTAAAGCAATAAGATACTCATCATTGTAATTATCATGATCTGGTCGAGCGAAATCTGAAATATGAGCCAGATCGTGACCATTCTCTACTAACTCAGCAATGATATTCTTTGCATCTTCATACTTTGCAATAATTTCTACACAATCCAATGTTTTGTCCATATTAGAGTCAAAATATGTATTTTCAATATCTACAACTAATTCCGTATAGTCTGTAAAGTTTCTTTCAACAATATCTGCTTTTATGTTAATCACATCCCCTCAAACTAAGCATTCTTGACTGCATTTTTAAAACCTGTTAATGCATGAAATTTTGGACTCTTAGAAGCTGCAATCTCAAGTGCCTCGCCTGTTTTTGGGTTTCTGCCCATACGTGCAGCTCTCTCAACAACCTCGAAATTACCGAAACCTGCAAGAGATACCTTCTCACCTGATGCTACTGTATTAACAATTGTCTCAAGGACTATATCTACAAGAACTGCAACATCCTTCTGTGTTGCTCCATCAATCTGTCCTGCTACATTTTTTACTAACTCTGTCTTATTCATATTCTTTTAATTCCTTTCATTCACAATTATTTTTTTATTTTTCAATTAAAAAGAGGGTAGCGTCCATATAAGGTACACTCCCTCAAAGTGGCTTCGTCAGCCAAAAACCGAAGTTATTCCCATTTATTAATCGCCTGTTGGGTTCAGGTCTGTTTGCATCATAGCAGTGACTCTATAATGCCCATACGAGTCGGACTACCCAAAAGTAGAAGAGTAGTCCTGTTCTCACAGTCACTTGTCTTAATATTAAAAACTATGCATCTCCGTACATAGCCTACTTTGTCGTAAAATAATTAATCAATTTAATTGAATATCATACAAGCAAATCAATCCATTTTCTCCAATAACAGAAACTGTTTGCTCTGGCTTATTTACTTTACGAATTGATACCGCATAATTGTCTGAACCTGAACAACATCCTGACTCAATAACTTTTGTATCATAAACAGTAGTCAATCCATTAGTGTGTCTATGTCCTAGTAACACAATGTTTGGCTTTATATTGAACATCATCGTGAAATTCTGTACAACATTACTTGGTGAATCCTTGTGTCCATGAGCAGCAAACACATTATTTCCACGGATATTAAACATTGCTATTTCAGGTTCAACTGTATTATCACAAATTGTAATATTTTCAACATTCTGCATTCTTGCCTTTAAATAGAAAGGTAAGAGTACATCCATATTTTCACCATCTAAAGCTTCTTCTTTTTTAGGAGAGATCCTAGAGTGATTACCAGGCGTTGTATATACATAGATATGACTGAAGTGATTCGCCATTCTTGATAGCATAGCAGAAATCAATTCTGAAACATATTTAAACTGTTCCATTAAGTCCATATTATTCTGCAAGCGAAGGTTATTATGAATAATTCCACTAAGAATTTCTCCAATTACAAGATAACAATTTTCTGAATCATGTTGTCCACGAATATCTAAGATGTCAGAAGTGAACTTTTCGATTCTTTGTCTCAAAATGTCTGCATTAAAATCATTTTTCCAATTATGTATTTCAATACCTGTATGAATATCAGTTAAATGAACCAAAAGATCCGTTGAACTATTGAATAAAGTATAATGCACTGGAATATTCATTGGTTCAACATTTTCGCAAATTATTCGTTTTACCATATCTACATATGATTCTTTACGAGCTTCTTGTCTAATAAGTCGATTGTACTCAACCCTTGCATCGGAAAGCTTAATCTTTTCCTTACGCATTTTAATTAACTCAGAATTATCTGAATTATTTTCTGTTTCTACTGGTTCATTAACCCATCCAGCATCAATATATTCATAAAGTAATTTACTACCTTTACGTACTGTATCTCTGTGCTCTAAATCACCATTAAATTCAGAACGAAAGTCAGCAACATCTTGCCACTCTAAATTTTCGTCTGTTCTTTTTCTCTTGAGTAAGTCTAATTGTTCTCTAAGAAATTCATTCTTCTCGATGTCGTCCACCGCCTTACTCTTCAGAACCTTCCTCTACAGGAAGTTCAAATGTGATCTTGAAACCAATTGACTCAAATGGAATTGCATCAATTACCTGCTGAGATAAATCTTCACCAGTTTTCACATCTACAAATCTTAAATCCTTTACAGAAATATTGTCTAATTTAATTGTTTTCTTAGGAGCAGTAATTTTCTCCTCTGATTCAGTAATCTTAACCATTATTCCTTTTTCTCCTTATCAACTAAAATAGGAGAGCAGTGTGCTCTCCTTAAAATCCTATTTTATTTTTATGATCTTCTTCATTTTCGTCATCTAAATATTCTTTATTTGATGGTGCTTCAAAACCAATGCAGTGTGTGTCTATTGGTTCTAATGCGAATTGAAGATCCTGTATTTCATTATTCAATTTTAAGACCTTTTTACTTAATTCTCCTTTGGGAATTTTCAAAGCAGTTTGTATTAATTCAGTAATCGAATCTATAATTGGTAATAAACATATACCAGTAAGAAAACCAAAAATATATTTCTTCATAGGCGATCACCTTACATTTCGTTAAATTTTATTTATCACTATCTATAACGCTATAATCATGTCCTTTTCAGAACACTTCACTTTATAACTCTTATCATTTTTAGATATTTCTTCTCGTAAATGTTCTTTTAAACAATTTTTTGCTTCTGTAGATCCATGTACTAAAACAAGCTGATTTGTATTCAAATTACTACCGAATTTTAATAAATCGTCAAAATTGGCATGGGAGCTAAACGTGTTCATCGTTATACAATCTGCCCTATTAGGTACAGGAACTTTGTTTATATTGATTGTTTTATGGGTTTTGCCATTTTTTATTCTATATGACAAATAAGAATCATCTGTTCCTACAAATCCAGAGAAACAAATCATAGAATTGATATCACGTAAATATTTATCAAGATAAGATAATATCCTCCCATTTGTGCAAAAACCACTACTTGAGATTACAATTTTAGGTATCGGATCATTTACCCATGCTTTCGATTCTACTTTTTCACGCACATATTTTACATTTTTCCAATTATAAACTTTTGTCCATAATTCACAAAAATCTGAGTCAAGAACATCTTCGTAAGCTTGACATATATCACAGGTTAGCATTGAGTCAACAACTATATCTGTTTTAAAATCTTCATTTTCTCCAAATAGGAGATATAGTGTTGTTAATAATTCCTGAGATCGTGAAAATGAGAACGCAGGAAGAATAATAGAACCTTGCCTTTCCAATACTGTTTCTATAGCAACACGTAGATGTTCAACATCGAATTCACGAGTTTTCTTTGTAGCCCTAGTATTTAAACCGTAAGTTGATTCCATTATTGACACATCAGAAAAGGTAATTGGGATTTCTGTATTTTCTACATAATGATTTTTAGTATCTAACGCTCCAATATCAGAAGTATATAGAATTTTCTTTGTTTTTATTCCATCATTTAAAATAAGCTGTAACTGTGCAGCTCCTACACAATGAGAATTTTTAAACCATTGAAAACTAATCACATCATCTAATTTGTAAACATGATTATACTCATTATATACATAAATATAGTCCAGTGTTTTATACACATCTTCTTCAGTATATAATGGTTCGTATTCTCTATTATATCTTTTTGATAAAACTCGTGCCTCATCATTTACAATAAAAGCACAATTAAGTAATAAATATTTCGACATAACCGAAGATGGGTATGTCATAATTATTTTTCCATGAAATCCTTCTTTAATAAGACGGGGTAATAATCCGATATGATCAATGTGCGAATGTCCAACAAACACGTAATCCAATTCATCAGGCTTAAATTTAAATTTTTCTGAATTTGCTTTATAAGCTGCCAAATATGAATTATCCTGTAATAAGCCACATTCAAGTAAAATTTGTTTATTTGCAAATCTTATATAAATCATTGATCCAGTAACATCTTTTGCATTATTACCACAAAATAAGATTCCATCATCTTTTAGTTTCGCTTTTCTTGCGATTGTAAAAACCACCTTTCTGTTTTAGTTTCATCCACAAGTGAAGAAAAGTGGAAGAGTAGCGTGACTCTGACTCGAACAGACCCTCTAGTTTATGAGACTAGTGTGCACCTTTACACCTTACCGCAAATTGGAAATGTAAGACTTGAACTTACGACCTCATGATCCCAAATCATGTGTTCTACCAAACTGAACTAATTCCCAAAAAGAGTGCAGTAGTTATACCTTCAGAACGAAAATACAACTACTGCTAAAAGAAGAGTTGTTTTTATGAAATGTATTATCTGTTTGAAAACGCCTTGATTTGCTACCCGTAGGCATGAATCCATATATCTTCCACAGAATGTATATGGTACAGGCTCGCTTGCTGCACTTACCTGGTTTGGCGCACACATATACAAGTTTTTCACATAGCGTCACAGCAATGATTTATAGCTATATGTTAGACGAAATATTATAATGTCTCTCGACAATTATATATTCTCTGTTTTATCAGCTAGGAAAAGCTGATTTCATTGTTTTTAGCCTTACGGCATAGCCCTCAATTAAGAGGGCTTTTCTTTTGTAATAAAAACGATCGTTGCATATTTTTATTCCGCATTTGCATTTAAGCGGAGAGGATAGTTGTGTTGGTATTGTACTAAGTACACGCAAATTTACGCTATTATACATAGATAAAGTTTCATTGCCCACTTTCTCCTCATAAGTTCACTTAACTACAACTGCTACAACCGTTGATTTTACTAGCTTTTTGATATAGTAAAATAATTAAGTCTGTACAAAAAATGTGCATTTTAACAATTTTTTGAAAAACATTTTAGCAAATTTGCTGAATTTACATTATATAATACTTTTAGCAACAATGATTTATTTTTATTAAGAACAGAAGATATTGTTTTTTGATTACGAATTGAACCAGGAAGAATTTTGAACGAACGATCAATCATCCAAGAAAATAACCCAAGATAATTCTTCGATATTTTAATTGATTGTATTTCGCAAATTATATCATCAAAATCTTTTCTAAGTAATAAATAATCCTCATTTTCTGCATCATCGTTTATTTCGTATAATTTCAATGAATATTTTGCTATAATTTCTTCAACTTTTCTACAAGTACGAATATTACTTTTCATTTCATATTTAACAAAAAAATGACACATTGGTAAAGTGGTATCTACATTGCGAAACTTCATTAAATCCAAATCATATAAGTAATTCATAGGACATTTTAAATCTTTATTTATGTTTTTATCATTAAATCTATGTTTGATTATTTTCCAAAAAGAAGGATAAAGATTTGTCTTAATATCCATGTCATCTTTTATTCTTTTAATCTCACCAGTTAAGTCAATATCAAATCTTCTTTTTGCATTATCAATAGCAACTTGCGCTAAAACACTCAATATGCATACATAGTCAATGTATTTTTTATCATCAAAATTGCAAGCATATGTTTGAGCAATTTGAGCCAAATTACTTGATTCCCCAATATCCAATTGTGATTTTGCTAAATTGTTGTCAATGCCAGCATAATCATCCATTGATTTACCATATATATTTTTTTCCTTTGGAATATTGTTTTTAATTGTAGGATAATTCTGATAACAGTTTCTTGCATGTTCAACAATATCAGACTGATTTGTTGTATATCCGCTATCAGAATCTTGATCGCTTCCATTATTTCTATCCTGAAAATCTGTTCCATTCATATTTACTGCAATGCACTGTTTTCCAAGATTAAAATATTTTTCAAGATTTTTATGGTATACATTGTGAAGATATGTAAGATTATTTTTGCTATTGAAAGGACTTCTAAAGAAAGCTAGATATTCGCCACTATTAAATCTTTCAGTGTAACATTGGATTGTATTGTTTTCTGTAAAGAATGTATTATCATTATCCACATCAGATTCGTTTCCAGTAGCGGCATATAAAAGCATTGCATATGGAGATCCAACTATTACTAGATTTTCTGCATTTTGAATGATACGTCCACTTTTCATATTTAACACGTATCCTTTAATAATAGCTTTTTTTCTGTCACGAAAGTATGAACTTCTTACAAAATCTGGATTTTGATTACACAAAGCAATTAAAACTTCATAATCATTTGAAAAATTTTTATTCTTTTCAAGATATTTCAGAAACTCAGAATTGTCCTGTTTGAGTTTATTAATATACTCAACACTTTCTTTTACAACATTTGGCATTATTTCTTCATCAAGAGAGTTCACCATTTGATAACTCATTCTCTGAACTTCACCAAGCTTACTTTCATGTGCTGTCTTCACAATGCCAAACATGCAACCATTTTCATAAACTCTGTCACACCAATATTCATACGACTTATCAAATTTCAACCATTTCATAGCATTGTCAGTTGTGATCAACTCAATATCCTTGACAAAATGCTCAACTCCAAACATATCTTTTACAATGGCAGAGTAATAGTTTTCTCCAAAATAATCTCTGAAAAACTGTTGAATATTTGTACTGAACGCTGCCATTTTACAAAAATGATGTCTTAATAGGATATATCCATTCCCCCAAGTTGGAAAAATACTAGAATCAATTAGAGCTTGTCCATCAAACATTGTATTCTTCAATTCATAATTATCAATATGTTTTGCGTAACAATGTTTATTTTCATCAGTCTCAATACTGACAACTTTAGTAAAAAACGACCTGTCAACATCTTTTAATATTAAAATATTCTTGGGATTAATTTTGACTTTACCAACAATGGCACTTGATATAAGTGGGGCATATGCACTGATTTCGACTGTAGGAGAATTCCTTTTCGGAAGCCGAATGCCCATATATAAGAATTTAATTGCTTTTTTATAAAGACGATCACATATAAACATACATGATCCTTTTTTCGCTTTTCCTGTACTTCTATAAAGCATTTTATAATGAATAATTTCTCGTTTTATAATATCACCATTTTTCTTTCTGGTGATATATTCAACATTCACACCATCATTGTAAAATAACTTTCTGATTTCTTCCTTGGTATGTTTATGGTAACGATCTTTATTTTTATTTGCTTCTTGAAATAATTGTGAAAGTTTTTTGCGCTTATTTCTTTGCTTTTGAATTTGGCTTTTGTAACCATATGATTTTGCTAATTTGTATTCAGTTCTAGCATTTTTGGCAACTTTTTGTAAATGTGCAATTTCTTCTTCATATGAACGAGAACCAAAGTTAAATTCTAAACAAATTATATCTCGTGTAGATTCTTCCTTCCATACTTTTAATCCGTTTTCTTTTAGAAAGTCACTAAAAAGGCTATTTGTAAACATTGCATCTTTATACTCATAATGATCTCTGACACCATTGTTATACTCATAAAGAGTGCTTGCTTCAATGTTTTTAATTTTGATTCCAAATTCACTCATGTATATTATATCACCACCTGTTTATTCATTTAAAATTCCTCCTTGCATTCATCATTTATCGGATTATTCTCTTCATAACACACATGCAAAGATTCACAACCAGTACAATCAACCATATTACTCATCGGACACTCTGATAGAGGAAGAGTCGCTGCCATATTATACAAATCTTCGCTATTATATTTATTCTCCATAATCGTCCTCCGTCATTTCATAAATCCTATAGCCTAGAAAAATAGCCATATCTTTAGTTCTATCAAAACAATCTACATGAGCATATTGTCCAACATCATTTCGCACATATTTGTCTCCAATGCAAATTTCTTCGCCACATTCGGCACATATAACATTGCTTTTATATTCTTTATAATTAGGGCATCCTGGAATATGATGAAGTTGTCCGCAATACTCACATGTACAGTTCATAATATTCATTTATTTAATTCCTCTCTAGTAACAATTTCCAAGCCTCTATCGAAACATTTTTGTTCAAGATCGTAGCGATCCATGTAATATTTGAATGAATCGTGATCATTTAATTTCGATACTTCCTGTAATATATCATTACGGATAGAAGAGGAGTCTGAAGCAAATTCGACATCTTTATATTTTTCCATGAGATCAAGCAGCTCTACACTATTTTCTTTTAAATATAATGTAGTCATATATTTTTCTGTCTCTTTATTCCATTTAGCAATAGCAATTACTGAATAATTCCTATTATGTAAGTCAATTTTTATACAAACTGTTCCAATATTTTCGTATCTAAGCATTTTTAATACCTCTCTTATATGTATATTGATCATAGACTTTCCCTAACCGACATGCTCGATTGAACCGCATATCTGATTCAATTCTCGCCGCAATATTGTGGGAAGTAGCGTTAGTAGTGTCAAAATCTGATTCGTAGATCAGCCCTCTATATTCTGATGGATCTACATAAATTTTTGGTGTAGTATAATTCATATAATTTTTTGTTTCCTTTCTCTGTTAAATATTTTTCCATGTATGTCGCTCCTTTTATAGTGTTGCGTTAATTTGTGTCATATGTTTATTCTCTTATTTACAATTCGTTTTCTAATAACTTAATAATCTTAGTTTTTACGTTATCAGAAAATAAACAATTTTTATCAGACTCTAATAAATCTAATACTGTTTGATATGAAATATTGGATGATTTTAATGTGTTAATATAATGTTCTTTGTTCTTGAACCATTTTGTGCCAATTTTATATAATTGATTTGAATCACCTATTTCATTTGTTCCTGTAATTTTTACCATTCTTCCCATACTTTTATTCTCCTTTCATTTTTGTTAAATATCTTATTTCACCAGGCACGTCATCCTTGTTATATATTCTCTTTCCATAAATTCTTTCTAATTCGATTAAAACAGAATCACCTTCTAATTCCATTGGATCAAGAGCATATACATTTCTTGTAGGAACAAACACACCTTCTTCTTTTTTATTCTCCACAAACATATCTCTTCTTATATAAATTAGTTTATAGGATTCTAAAACAGATAATCCGTTTTCAACTGTTGAGATAGAGGTATCTAATCCTTTGGCAATTTGAGATTTAGATGGAAAAGAAATCTTAGCAGGTGCAATATCTCCTGGATAATTCATGATAAATTGCTTTATATAGAGATAAATGCCCAATAGAATAGATTTATTAATTTTAGATGAGAGAGAACAGATTTTTTCATATTCAGAAATAGTAATCTGTACAAAACTGTCCTCTGTAAAAAAAACATTACGTTCATAAGATAATTGAAGATAAAATAAATCATTTGGTTTAACAACAAAAATGTCTGTATTACAGCTTGCATAACCTTTGTTTATTAGTTCTGTTTTAATAATTTCTCGAAAATCAGAGTATATGGATTTATTATTTGTTTTTGTAGAATATCCAATTTCTTGTAGCAAATCATTAAGTGTGAGAGTAACTTGTCCAAATGTTTGTACATGTTTCCTTAGATATAATATGATGAGATAGTATTTTAAACCTGAAATACCTTTGTGATTTTTGATTTCTTTTTTTGAAAATCCAACTGATGTTATTTTTTTATCTTTTTCGGATAGATAAATATAGTTGTCGATTTTAATCGCTCCTTTCGTTAAAAAATTCTGTGTGAAAATTTTCCCAAAGATTTAACACTACCTATTAAGTTTGTGTGAAAATTTTCCCAAAGGGGTACTTAATTCTGTGTGAAAATTTTCCCAAAAAGTAGGTATATAGTATAAAAGCATAAAGAGTTATATAAAAAAAGCATAAATATATAAAAAAGTATAATAACTTCGTAAATGGTCTAACGCCCATTTACTCCGTAAAAATTTGATTGCTTGTTATTGGTTGATAATTTTCATTTGGGTGCATATGAGATGTACCTATATGATTATTTTTCATTAATTTTCTCTCTGATTAAGATCTATATATTTATCACTAAACTCAGCATTGAATACAGGTAATATGTCATGATATTGTTCATATATTTCTTTACCAGACATATGAGTTAGGTATTTCATTCCATTAGGTAACTGCTTATGAATAGTTTTTTCTTCTACAATACTTTTCTCTTTGCTAAATCTATCACCTATTTTTCCACAGATAGTACAATAGCTACTTAATTCTGTATGAAGATTATTCTTTCCCATAAAAGAAAACTTATATCTTATAATACATTCCTCATATTGATGCTTGTGTTTTGATTTCTTCTCAATCTTAGAAATATTACTTCCTGTATTCTTCCTGTACTTTGATATTTCTTGATCAAAATTGTTCATAATTATTCCTTTCGATGATAAATTGGTTGTATAATAGATTTTTTATTTGGTATTAAAATCTTGTTGTGAATTCAGTAATTTCCTATGGATAGGATAGTGATTAGATTATAATAATTGGATTATCTTCATCTGGTAATGATAAATTAAATGTACTAGGTTTTATCATTTGTATTAGAGTGATACATCTGTAGTACATTACTTCTGTTGCTGATTTTAATTTACGGCTATTCCATTTGTAAGATTCTAACACTGTTGGTTGAAAGAGATACATTGCTAATGATGAATCTCTTTTGATTGCTTCTAATACTGTTGGTTTTATGTATACCTTAAATATAAATTCTATTGGAAGTAACGAAACTTGAATATTTCCTCTTCTGTAACATGAATTGTAATATGAACTAAGTGCGTCTAATTTTGTTTCATGTTTAGATTTATCATAGTGTCCTTTGCAAATCAGAATTATATCTGTCATTGTTTTATTATCCATTTTTATGTCCTCCTTGATAATTGATAGTTATTTATTCTCTATTTCTACACATCTATTAATATAATTATTGTAACCTGCCTGAAGAATTGCTTCGGTTTCTTCTATGATTTGATAAAAGAAACTTGGCTTCTCGTAATAAATTCCTTTTTCTTTATCTATAGGAACATGATCTATTTTAGTCTTTGAGTTTTCTTTTATTAAATGATAAATTGTCATATCTTCATCAGTAACTACACCTTCAATATATCTTCTAGTAAGCCTGTTTATAATATGATCACTGTGAGTTTCAACTATTGTTATCTGTGATCGGTTCATTAATTCAATTATTTTGTCGGCTATCTCTAATTGTAGAATAGGATGTAATGCGCATTCTGGCTGCTCTAATATAACTACACTATTGATCATAATATTATGTTCTATATCTGCCAAAGCAATAGAGCATTCTTTCCATTTAAAATATTGTGCTGAAGAGTATTGTGATCGACATTGTTGTAGAATTGTTGTTTTACCAGTATTGTTATAACCAGTTAATACTGTTAATGGTGTTAAATTTAATGTTTGTGTTTCAAAATATGTAGGTAACTGTATTTTAAATGTTGACATAGTATTATGTTCCTTTCTGTTGATTAATCTTTCTTATTTTTATTCTCTGTTTGTGTTGACATATATTTAGTAATTGATATGGTCTATCCCAAAATTATTTTCTTGCTACGCTGCGAAACTACCATCCCTTATCAAAGGGACTATTTTTATACTGGCGTATGTCATTACATTCTTTATATGAAGTTATGGGAACTAAATCGATCGTTTTGAGGGTAAATTTCTATTTTTATATCTTTGTTGATAGATTGGTAGGGTAGAAGATAAAGTCGATTTTAGAGTCGATTTGATACGAATTAGTCAAGTAATTATGTTTTAAATAAAAATAAGACAGTGCAATTACTGTCTTAATAGTTTTGTGTATAGTTTTATGGTAGCCCCTATATGGGGATTATATGATTTGGAATTTTTACTGGGAAATCGTTATCGATGAAAGTGCTTATAAATAAGGAAGATTTTGAATTTGTGGGTGGATTTTTGGTGAGATGGGAGTTTGATTTTGGGTTGTGAAGTGGCTGAAATGCTTGATTTTAATAGGGTTTTACGATATGGGGTACGATAAAGGGTTTTGATGAGTGAAATTTAGGATTTTGCTTGATTTTGTTGGGATTTTGATGATATCAGTAAGATGAAATTTTGAAGAAAGTCTGTGGATAAATCAGCTTATTGTAATTCCAGGAAATATAAGGCTTCTTTTAGTTTTTGCTACCCCCTATACCCTTAAAGCTACGGTATTTCTATATTTTTCCGTGATAGAACAAACGTTTTATAAAATCATCCTGGACTCTCAGAGCAGAACATACTCGAACAAGTGTTTGAATTATAATTTTATCGTATTTTTAAAATTTATTATTGACAATCACATTGTCATGTGATAATATAGATAATGTCAAAAGGACATAGAACAACACGAACACAACTTTAAAATTTTTCTCAAAAAGTCCTTGACAAACACACAAACGTGTGATAACATAATCTCAACAAAACAAAGAACGATACAACAAAGTGTTAAGGCTCGGCAAACTCACATAGTTGATAATTCAAAAGTTTTTGTTGACAATCACATGAAAGTGTGATACACTTTAAACAAGTCAAGCAACAACGACTTGAAAAAATAGGGTGCAAAGTCTAGCACACCTTACACCCTTACATAGTGGAACGCATGAAACGCTACACCATAGCATTACATATTCTAGCATATTTCATGCAAAAATTCCACACATTTTTACATCTACATAACGATTGTTTGATGGTTCGCCTGATGACATAGTGGGTTATTGTAACCTACGCACCTTGTAGATTGTTCCTTGAAAAATACAAAATAAATCGGCGGTTGTGAGCTATACAAGGATCTGAGTAGATAATGACTTATAACAAAGTCGCTCCATCCAAGGATACAACTAGACAAGTGCGTGAGAACCGTACAATCAGGGAATAAACCGACTGCTAGTTAGGAATCGTAACAACTTGAGCCGTATAACTGGACTTAGAAGTAATGCTACCAGATCACACAATAAGTCTGTCCGTTCCAAGTCGGATTAAAGCAGAGGACTTCACACAAAAACAATTTTGCACCTATGCGTAAAATAGGAGAAGGAGTACATTATGTCAAAGAATCAGATTAATTTTTCAAAAATGAGCAAAGAAGCAACTACACAGTTAAACACTTTTAAAGAATCCGCACATGCGATTGCTGTAGAAGATTTACGGTTCAAAGCTGAGATTAAACCACTTAAAGCACAGTTAGAATCTATTCTTGCAAACCGTCAAAATGACATTGATAATGGCATGAATGTTGATGATGTTATTGCAAAATTTCCGCGGATTGAAGTGGATAATGCTATTCGCAAGGCTGAGACAGCACACAAAGCTATTGTTGAGCCACTCTCAAAATCTATGAAAGATACTTATACATTCATTCCAGACGGTATGCATGACGCTTACACTAAAAAAATCACTGAGCATAAACGTGGTGACTTTCTTACAGCCATTAAAACATTCCTTGAAAACTTAGGTATTGAAGGATGTTCTCAGGCTCAGATCAGCAAACTGGCAGAAAATATGTCTGATATGTTTGGAGCAAGATACGCTCAGAGTAAGAAGATTGTCAATGATAATATACTTGTAACAGCTATTAGCAAAGCACAGTTTAACAAACTTTTCATGGCTGTATTCTGTGAAATGTATATCAAATAAGTAGCTTGTAAACATGCAATAAATCCGCTATACTGTAAGTAGGAAGGCGGTGAAAGGATGGAAGAAATGAGTAGTCGTGAAATGTATAACTTAATAATCAAACTTGAAAAAGAGGGAATGAGTGCCGAAAAAATCATTGAAATCATCAAATTTATTGAAGAGAATAAACTAACCGAAAGTCAACTAAATGATAAATAGCACATAGTTAGAGGAGCAGATCAACACAAAAGGTCTGCTCTTTTATAGTGCACATTATCACAAATTACTTGTGAATCACACAGTTATGTGATAGAATGGAGGTGTATCTAATGGAGGTAAAATAATATGATTGTATATAAAAAATTAGAAAAAATATTGCAAGATAGAAATATGCAATGGAAATCATTGTGCGATGCTGGAATTTCTGTAAATATGCCAGCTAAATTTTCAAAAAACAAACCAATGAATACGGACATTATAAATAAAGTCTGCGAATATTTGCAAGTCCAACCATCTGAAATTATGGAATGGATACCAGATGCAGAATATAACAAGGCAAACGAAGAAATTGCATCAATCGAGCAGCAAATAGCAGAACTAGAGGCAAAGAAAAAGCAATTACAAGGCAAATAATAATGCGTCATAAACGCACCACAAGCACCCATTATCAAATAGGGTGCTATTTTTATACAAAAAAAATAAATAGTATCCAGTCAAAAAGGCAGAGTAAAAAATACTCTGTCTTTTTTAGTGCATACTATTAGCACAAAATAAAACAAAAAGGAGAGTTGATTAAAATGGCAAAGGTAAACGTAGTATGGAAAGGAATGTATGTAGGCACAGAAAAGATGTCTACCGATCAGATCCGCAAGGCAGAATATGCAGGTTTTACAATTACATACGCAGAATAAATCTGTGTACGGATAGTGAGTTCGATTATAACTCACACAACTACGGATGCAGATTTAAAGGCAAATGTAGTTATTACATAGTAAAAGGCAGACTATTTCGGTCTGCCTCAATCCCAAGAACACAAAATGAATTGAATAAAACATATTTGCGTTGCACACAAATTATAAACGATTCAAACGCAAATTACAAGAGTGAATAATAAGGAGGAAGCAATCATGGCAAACTGGGCAAGAGAAATCATGGTGTTAGCAAATGATTTTTGTTTAAACACATCAAAGGCAAAAGAAATTATTAAACAGGTAGACAGTTTATCTGTTCCAAGTGGAAAGATAGAAGATTCATGGAAATATGACAGAGCATATTCACGGCTTAAACCAATGATTATGTCTGCATAAAAGAATGTAAATGTCGAGAAAGTGAAAACTAAAGGCAAAATTATTTTAAGCGACTGCAATTAAGTAGTCGCTATTTTAATTAAAAGAAAGGTTAAAAAGGTGAATATTATGTGTAAGAGAGTTTATTTAACAGCAAAAGAGGCAGAAATGGAAATGCAGGAATTACGGAATAAAGAAGGTTTTACTGGAAAAATGGAAACCGATTATATTTCACGAATGATTAAGGATGCAAAGCGAAACTCCATGATCGGAGACAAGCTTCAGCTTGTAGTAGATCCAATGTATATCCACATTCCTGAATGGCAGAGAAGATTAAAGCTTGCTAGAGCATACACAATCGGAAACACATATAACAAGTATAAATGGGATGTTCCGAAGGTACTATTCCACAAAGGCAGACTGTATGTTATTGATGGTCAGCACAGAATATATGGCGCATTTAAAGCAAAAATGGATGCTGTTGTCGTAGAAATCATGGAATGTTCACTTGAAGAAGCGATTGATTTGTTTATTAATCAGTCCCAAGATAGAGCAAAAATGCAGCCAATGGACATTTATAAAGCAGCTATTGCAGGCGGCAAAATAGATTATGTTAAATTACAGGAAATTTGTCACAGAAATAATGTTGCAATAAAGGGAGATGATGATAATGAAAACACAGTAGGGACGCTTACATCTATCTCAGATGGTGTTAAATTATCAAAGACAAATCCTGAATTATTGAATGCAATGCTTGTATTACTTGGAAAACTCGGTTGGAATGGATATGCAGATAGTTATAATGGAAAGGCATATACAGCGAAGATAATTCGTGCATTAAAGGCATTATATGCTTATTGCGAAGGTAGAACAGATGAAATGGAACAGGCGTTAATTGAAAGATGTAAAGGAACAGAGTTCTTCGTGGATAATATTATGGATAAAACACAAGCGCAGATATTTGATTATTTATCAGACATTGTGAGATATGAGATGGAGAACCCATTTAAACAGGAAAAACCAAAGCGTAAAACAAGAAAAATACAGGCAATGTAAAAGAGAATAAACAACAGAAGGGAGTGATATTTATGGGATCTATGTATAGAAAGACAAAACAGATGCGTGATTTTGAACCTATTCTTAAACGGAATGGGTTCAGATATTTGCGAAGTCACGGAAGCCATTTTACATACATAAATACAGAAACGCATAAGAGAATTACAATTAACAAAGATCTCAATCGGATGGTGGCAGAACGATTGATGAAGGAATACGACTTAATATAGGAGGAAAACAGAAATGGAAAATACAGTACGGTTATATACATATCAGGAAGCAGTACATATATATAAGAAGAAACAGGCTCGTAAAAAGGCAAAAAGGAAGGCAATCATCAAACGGAAATTAATCTGGTTATTACGTGCAAATTGGACATTGCTTACCATCGTGCCAATGATATTTATATCAAAATGGTGTTTTGATGGTTCACCAGATTACATATTATACATGATTGTATATAGTTTCTTATGTATATTATGTTGCTACGGACATGTAAAGGGATATTAAAGCAGAAAGAAAGGATGGTTATTTTATGAATCCAGATTATGAACAAATTAAACATATAGCGTTAGAGAATGTAATGCAGAAAAAGAACAGAAAGGCAGTATATGATTTTCAGTGCCTCCACGCAGGAAAACATTGCAATAGAAAACGGAACAGAAAATAAAAGAGAATAAATGGATATTTCATAGTGAAAGGCAGGTAAAAGTTATGTATAAATGGATGTATGACAGAGTTGTAACGGAACATAGTAAAAAGTCAAAAGAAGAACTTGCACAGGAGATTATGGCATTAGAAAAAATTGAGTGCTCTGATAGATGCTTTGCAAATGAATGCCAGGCAGGGGCGACTATCTATAATATCAATGAGTTATTTTCAGCATTGAAAGAACTGAAAGCGGGATTTACATATGAAAAAGCTGCTAAAGTTTATGAGTTGATGGAATCAGCGGAGAGTAGTTGGAATTATATTAAAAGAGAAATTTCTGCAATGAATGATAATTCAAGATGTAATAAGGTATTAGAAGATTTTAAAAACAAAGTTGCCAACGCAACTGATAGTAATGATAGTATCTGAAATGCGTGTTTCATATGGAAAGGAGAAAATAAAATGAATGAATCATTATTAGCATTATTGAAAAAAGAGGATGGTCTTGTAAGAGATGTACGGTTAAATAAGGAAACTTATGAGATGTTGAGAGATAAAAATAAGCATCTTGCATCTGAATATATGGGAAAACTAGAAGAGTCTAAAGAGGTGCTTTTGGAGTGTCGAAAAGAAATCTCGCAGTATTTGGATTTTTTGGAGGTTTTAAAAGAGAGCTAAATTCGCATTTCAAAGGAAAGGAGCAAATTATGAATAGATACTTAGTTGTGTGGTTAAGAGAAGGCAGAGAGAATGTTGATGTCATTGATAATGCTATCACTCCGCATGAAGCAGCTAATAAGGTAAGAGAAGTGCATGTAAATGCTAACGTAGTAGCAGTAGGCATTATGTTAGACAACGAACAGTGGAATTACTTGTAGTAGTTGAAACTAAGATTTACAGGGAAAAGGAGTGATAATATGTGGAATACACCACATTCAAAAACAGGATGGAATTTAGGAACAGAAGATGAATCTATAGAATATTTTACATTAAATGGTGTAACTTGTTATCATGATTTATTAATAGATAAATATTATGCTTTTCTTGGAATAGCAGGTGATAGAAAAGTAGAATTTGAAACTATAAAAGATTTACAAAATGGAGTGAATTGGCATCCAATGAGTGTGAATTATAAGAAGGAGTGAAGGCATATGAATATTAAAGAACAAAAGGCAGAAGCGCGAGACAGAAACGATTTAATAGATCACTTAATCAAGCTCATTGAATCAGATGATAAGCGGTATTCGTTTGAGTGGTCATGTGGTAATGCAATGGAAATTTTTGATAAAGAAAAGGAAGTCGGATATGTGTTACACATTGATAAGATTGAATATGATGTAGATGGAAATGCAACTAATTTATAACGATTGGAGTGATTAAGATAAATAATAAACCATGTGCAATTGCAGTACGAATTTATGATGAAAATGGAATTACAAAGGCAGATGTAAAAACTTCTCCATGTGATGGTTTGAGAACAGAAACAATTATCTGGACTAAACTAGATGAGCGAGAGCGGTTTTATTATAATGGGTATACGTTGTATTATGATGAACGAATCAAAAATACAAAACCTTTTGCAGAAATTAAATAATAACGCAAATCAAAGGCAGTTAGGAGAATAAATACCTAGCTGCCTATTTTATTACAAGAAAGCAAGGTTGATTATGATGAAAAAATTTAGAAGTGCAGAAATGCAAACCGCATATAAAAATGGTGGATATAGAGAACAGTTTGCAATGGTGAACGGAAATAAAGCAGAAATATATGTAAATGGACATAAATGTTTTAAGTTTACATATTCATCACGGAAAGAGTATCAGGATGCAAATGGAGCTACATATGACACAGTAACAAAAAGTTGGATTGATTAGAAAGGCAGGTTGATATATATGGGTAATTTGAAAAAATTCGTAGGAGATTATGCGTATTCTTATATTAAAAACATTGCAGTAGATCAAGAGAAACTTCGTAAAGCATTAGTAACACCACAGAATGCCAGGAATGTGTTTTCTGAATTGGACGAGTTCCAGATAAAGTCCATCTGTGCTGAAATAAGTGCAAATGATACCTTTGGAACAATAAGGGAAACTACGCAGGAAGAAATCATTGAAGATTTTAAGAAGGTTGGATATGACACTGTAATTTTTGATGATGAAGAGAAAATAGCAGAATGCAAAAAGTATTATGCAGCAGGAGAAGTAATTTGCACTTATAATAATCTTTCTGGTCGTATGAGTCAGTATCATATGTTGGTTGCAATTAAGAAAGATATTGACAAAATACAGAGAAGTAAAACTCCACAAAGGGAAGATGAATATGGTACATCTATTCTTAATATTCAGATAGCAAAAAACGGAAGTCATATGTCTATTAAAAATCGCTATAATCACACTGTAAATGAATGCGATAGTACACTTAATAATAATCTGGATTTGTTAGTTCCTGGATTACAGGCAAAGGTACTTGGATATTATAACATAGCTTCTCTTAATAAGAATAAAACCTATTATAGAAACATTGCTAAAATAAACGGAGTTTATCTAAAATGTGTCGCAGAAGTTGAAAATGTGTATTTTGGCAACTTTGTTCTTGATAGTAAAAACGGAGTAAGATTTGCAGACAACGGAAGATATTATGTGAATACTGATCGTGATAATCTTTGCGTTCTTGATTTTCATGATAAAAAAGTAATCAAACTTTTCAATGAAAGAAATCAAATTAGTAAAGGAACTTTGTTGACAAGAGCAATGAAAGAGAATTTGTTACATAGTGGCAATAAAGAATGTATAGATGAACTCAATATTGTTTTTGACAATGCTTTGAAAGAGTTATTACAGTGTAGAAGAAAGGCATTACAATTCCTTGCTTGTTGTTATGGTTACGATTTTCAAAAGCCATTCAAGGTAACTGGTTTACTTGGAAAATTTACAGCTAATAGTATTAAAAAAATAACAGGAAGCAATAACGGAATATTATTAGTCTGTAAGGGAACGGAGGTTCGTTGTGTTGAATTAAACACAGGGAAGTTTAAAGTAGAAGTGCCAAGAGACAAATATAAATATTCAATTGATGATTATTATGCAAAATATAACTTTGAAGAAGATAGAAAAAGCGGAAAACTTGGAGTGTTTATCATTCAGCAAGATGCAAAATATAAAAGGAAAATAAAAAGAACTTCTAGTTCTTACTATTGTTATAACAATCGCAGCTCAGATGAATTTGATAAAAGTGGTTGTAATATCACAGAAGCAAGACAAGCGTTAAAATATCGTCTCAATACTTATAAGGCAGATAAGCGAAAAAGAGAGGTTGATTCGATTAGTTACGAAGCAGATCTGAAAGAGATTAAGGAAATGTTTCAGACATTAAAAGAAAAGCTTCTTGTTAAGTTAAGCGAGGCAAAAACTAGCAAAGACTATAAAAATATTGAGAACATATTTGATTATAGTTTTGCATGGATGGTAAGTGATATAGAGAAATTCGAGAAGAAAGTCACGCAAAATAATTTCCGTACTATAGAAGAAGCAACTGATAGTATTAAAAGTTTAAAGGAACAAATTGAAGTGAAAATAAGAAAGATAAACGGGAAAGAGGAGGAATATTGATATGCTGAAAATTGAAATTAAAACAGGTGGTGCAGCTTATAGAAATGAAGATGGCGAACTTGACAGAAGTGCATATGAGTTAAGGCGAAATTTAAAAGAAATTGAAGAAAAACTTGAATACGGATATCAAGCTGGTTACATAATGGATATCAACGGAAATAAAGTTGGTAATTGGACACTTGAAGATTAGCAGGAAATTGTAATTTCAGGAGGTAATAAACATGGCAGAAAGATACATAAAAGAGTATGCAAATGATTGTAAGAGAAAAATTGAAGAAAATAATCTAATTAGGAGTAATTTAAAAAATAAGATAATTGCAAAAATCAATAAGGCTGTAAAGCTAAGGGATAAAGAGCTGATTACAGCAGATGAAGCGATTAAAATAATATTGGAACGATTTGAGGCTTAATACAGAGAATAATAAGGCAGACGCAAACAAATGTGTCTGTCTTATTTTATTGGAAAGGAGAATGTGAAATGAAACAGAATCAGGTTTGCTATTACATTGAAGATAGTCAGTTTGCAATGTATGTATCATATGGAATATATGAGTATAAAACAATGTGTACTCACAAAGTATCACGGTTGAAAGCACCAGAAATCAGATTAATAAATGGAGTCCCATTTGATGATTTCCAGTCAGAAACGGAATTTAAGAAAGTTCCTAAAGGATGGACTTATAGCACAGATTTATATACAGTCACAGAGGATCTGGAAAAGAAAAAGAAAATTAATGTTGCAATGAAAGGCAGATACATCAAAAATCCTTCAGATATTCAGTGGTTATTTGATAATGGTTATCTTGTAAAAATGGAAGATGTAGAACCTATTATTGAACCTGAGTTTGATCATAATACATATAGACTTGTAAAAAAATATCCTGCATGGACACAGTGTTATGGAAGTCATAATGATGCATATCCAAATGAAGTGTTCGAGACTTATGAGGCTGCTGAAAAGCGAATGGATGAAATTAAGGAAAATAGGCATAGAAAAGCGGTTGAATGTGCATTATTAGACTTTTATGAGAATTTAGAATGGGCATTAGAAAAATATGAAGCTGAACATGGTGGAAGAGAAATTGAAAAAATAAGGCAGAAAATTTTAGCAAGACCACATTTAGATGACATTATGTTTAGATACTACAAGGGAGAAATTCTTGTCGTATCAAGGGAAGCACATAGAAAAGACACACATATTGAATGGGAAAAGATAGCATAGAAAGTGAGGTTGATTGATATGTTGGAAAGTTATGTTATGGAAAGTGCAGATTATGCAAAGATTAAGAAATTAATGACACTACACAATATGGAAACATTTTGGGATGACGTTAGAAAATTCACAAAGAATGTGAGATCGGATCATAGTTTAGGTAGATGGCAGATATTATCAGAAGCGAGATATGGTGAATTAATGCAAGCGAAACGTAGTTTTTATGAAGATTAAAATGAGGTGATTGATAATGATATGTGAAATAAGCAAGAAAATATTAAATGAAGTATATGGTGGAGATACAAAAGAATCAAGAGAAAAAGCGATTAAAGATGGATATTTTATGGAATGGACAAAAGAAAGAATTAAAAATGCATTTAAAGCAGGAAATGGAACAGAAAAGGATTTAAAAAGATATATGAATGATAATAAACAATATTGTGTATTTGTAGAAATTTAAACCCAGTTGATAGAACTGTTTCTTGAAAAGAAAGTGAGGTACAAAATATGAAAACAATAATTAATAGAAGCGAATGTAAACCATTAAGTGACAACATTGAAGGTAAGTTGGTAGTAATTAAACCAGATTTTTTCAAACCAGAATTTAGAGAAGCAAAATATCAGATTGTACTTGCAACTGGAGGTTTTGGTTGTGATGCAAATAAGATGGGAAATGCGGTATATATAGAAGAAGTTCATACTGATAATCCAGAGCATTACAGACAGGAAAGATACAACCTTATTGGTGAACCAACAGAAGAGATTATTAAGGAATGGAAATCAATGTATGGTGAATTTAATGAAAAAGTACAGAAAGCATTGGAGGTGTAGGAATTATGATGACAAGAGAAAGATTTGCGGAGACAAACTGGAAAATGAGTTATGAGGAATATCAGAAATGCTATTGTCCTGAATGTAAAAAAGAAGAATGTCCACACAGAGGAGCAATAAGAAGAGTACCTGAAATTGATGGTGGACTTGGTTTATGTCCTAATCTGAAGGGAGAGTGATTAAAATGGTAGTAGAACGTAGATGTATTAATCTTTATTCTGATATGAATCCGTGGATGAATTTAGTTTTATTGGTAAATGATGAAGATTTTGATAAGGCAAAAGAAGTAACAGAAAAAGCCTTTGATGATTTTTGGAATGATCCAAAAGTTGAAGAAGAATGTTGGTCTTATGGAGATTGGATTGGATGGAAACTGAAAGAAGTAGGTATCGAATATGATATGTATTTTAGAGATGGAAAGGATGATTAAAATGTGCAAACATAAACCGAAGAATCTAAGAGAATTTGAACCGATTCTTAAGGCAAATGGCTATCACGAAATTAGAAGTCGTGGTAGTCATTTTATTTATGGAAATGGAAAGAATCAGATTACAGTGAACAAGGATTTGAATAAGATGGTTCAGTTACGGTTGATTAAAGAGAATAACTTAATGGAGGTGAAATAAATGGAACTACGTGGCGTAATTGTGGATGAATGTGGAACTATTAAAAGATATTTCAGTGATTATTCTGAAACCGAAAATGAAAAATATTTAGAAGATCATCCTGAGTATCATGTATCTGTTATAGAAAGCGAGGAATAGGTATGACAAGCACAATAACGAGAGATTTTGTAGTTAAAAACGGAATCGCAAGCTTCCCGATGAAAGAATATCCAAACTATTGCGGGATTGAAGATATTGGATATATTTCACACGGAGAATGGGCAGACGCAGAACTTGAATACAAGGGAAGATTGTTCAACGAAAATGTGGTGTCAGATGTAATGTGGGAAAGATTTATTGAAGAATTTCCTGATAAAGATGGAGATTACGAAGTCTTTAATCAGTATATATATGACAATAAGGACGAAGTGTATGAGTTATTAGAAGATTGGAGTGATGAAAATGAAGAATAATGATTATCCAATATATTTTAAAAGTAAAGGTAATGATATATATGCAAGCTATGATGGTGTGCGATGGTTTTGGTATGGAAATATGGAATGTTGTTAGTAAGAAATAGCAATTTCAAATGGAAAGGATGGTTGATTTATTATGGCAAAATTTAATGTTAGATATTATGAATGTTATGAAAGATATTATGAAGTAGAGGCAAACAGTAAAGAAGAAGCAGAAGAAAAGTTAATTGATGCTATTAAGGAAGGTAGAGAAAATGCACCAGATCAGTGTTATGACAGTGACGCAGAAGCTACGGAAATGGAGGAATAGATATGGAAAATATTACAGTAAGAGAATGGGTAAATAAATTTAATAATAAAGAATTTGAGTCTAAAAACAGAGCAGTTCAGTGTAATGCAGGTTGGTATGATTGGTTTTGTTCAGATGATGCGTTGGCTGGAAGATTAAAGAAAATGGGAAACATTATAAAGGATATTAAGAATGATTACATTCTTGATAATTTCAGAGTGTGGTTTAAAAATAATTGTCCTTGTTCTTATCCGCTATATGATGATTTTAGATTTGAGCCAATAATGGAAAACGGAGAAGATTCGGACGATACAATTCGTGACCAACTATATTTTGGAGTGCAATGCGGACATCCATTTGGAAGTGACTATATGTATGAAGTTTTTACAGCAAGAAATGGATATAGAACTGAGTTTAAATGCAAAAATAAAAGAGAAGTTCTAAATGTAATTGAACAACTTGCAGAAGATTTTCAGAAAGAAATAGAGGTGTGAGTTGCGATAAAGAGTTAGAAATGGAGTGATGATATATGGATTTTACAGAATATATTGAAAAACAAAAGAAAAATTCACATAAAGATATTTTATCAGATATTTGTTTACTGTTACATAATTGTGCAGAATGTAAAGAATGCAATCCATCAGACATTTTGTATAGAGATGTTCAAAAAGCGACACAGAGTTGTTTTTATTTAGAACCATATGATAGCAAAACTAATATTAAACTATTAGATATTGCAAAGAAACATAATTATCATGCAGGTTTTGTTAATTGGAAAGATGGAATGATGATTAAATTTTGGAGATGAATCAAGAGTTTCATTGAAAGAATGGAGGAAATGATATGACCTATTTAGAATTAGCAAGAAAAATAAAGAGTGCATATAAGGAATTAAAGCAAGATGAAGTATATAAATTTTTCAATGTCATATGGAATAATGACCTTGGAGAGTCAGAAATTACAGTTGAAAATGATGCTGGATTTAGAGCAATTATTATTGGTAATACAAGTAGTGTAAAAAAATCAAGAGGTTACATGTATTTGTTTTATACCAATGATGACACAGGATCATTTCCGACTATTAAAGAAATAGAACACAGATTAAAAGTAGTTGCAAATCAAGAAATTTTAACAGATAAAAATGCGGATTATTTTGATTGGAAACAGTATGGTTCTTTAGAAGAACAGAGAAAATATTTTTCAGAAATAATTTTAAATACAATGAAACGATGATTTACTGTGAAATTGGAGGGAATATTATGTTGAATATAGTTGTTATTAATTGTGATAGGAAATATGTGGAATATGAATGGGATTCAAAGAAAGCATTTGTACAGGATATGCAAAGTGATAATGAAAATATTCCAATGCTCGATGATCCTTTGGCAGAAGTCAACACACAAGACAATAATTTACAGTTATGGTGGAGAAATACAGATGGAATGACTGTAGACGATTTGTTAGAAGAATGTAAACAGGAATTAAATTAGATAGGAGTGATAAAATGGAATGTCCGATATGCAAAAATAAACTAGGCTTTAATTGTGGAACATGTATTGAGTGTGGATATAATTATCTGAATGGAAAGTTTGAACATATAAGAGTTTATGTTGATGATTTAACAAATATTGTTCCGTTGGATATTTTAGAAGAATTGATAGAAGAACATAAAAAATTTAAGAAAAGATGAAACGGAAATTTATTTGGAGGTGATGCAATGAAAATGAATATCCATATATCAGAAACGAAGAATGAATCACTCGCATATAAGCTAATCAGAAGAAAGGCAAGAAACATGTTAGAACCTTGTACGGATCAGGAACTTGGACAATATGTGCGAGGTATAGTTGACATGCAAAGCGAAATCTATGGAGAAGGAATTAGTCAGCAATCAATGAAATAATGTAGTTAATAACCTGTAGGCAACAATTGCTCGCAGGTTTTATTATTAAGGAGGAATTTATATGTTAGATATTACAGTCTTAAATAATATGGAATACGCAGATGCGGAAAATTTTGTACATGACAACGGCTATATTAATACTATCGGAGCGGATGAAGTTGCAGCTAGTAAATCCGATAGGGTAGCAGATACATACTATGAGTTATATGATAACGATGGAAACATGGTTGATATGATAAGTTTCTATCAGTATTATAACGGCGAAAACATAAATAACCCTGATCTGAACGCAGAAATTGTAGAACAGGGATGGGAAAGAGTCGCCTAGTATGGTATAATAGTTACATATATAAGAGAAAGGAGGGAGACAAATGGAAGTTGATGCAATGACAAAATACAAAGGTTGGTATACGAAAGCATTAAATGCTTCAGAAAGACATGATGTGAATGATTTCTTGAATTATACATTAACGATTTATAATGGGACATCATTAAATGCACCAGACGACTTGTTAAAGTTGACTGAAGATGATGCAGATGTAAGCAAAGATGAAAAGCATAAAATCATGGTCAAGACATTATTAACATTACAGAATCAGCTAAAGACAAGAAAATATTTATAATTTTTTAACTAATAGTTTAATAGGCACATATTGGAATGTAAATATTAATCTTTTATTGAAAAATGTTTTTAATTAATAGATACATTTTGGAACGTATAATTTAAAGCTGTATATAAAGAAAAAGGAGATGATGATATGGACAGTCTAGCATTGATTATTACAATCGCTCTTATTTGTATAGGACGCAAGATATACATTGAAGCAAAAGTAAATAGCTATGATCTTGATAAGGTGTCAATCGGAAAAATGGCTATGGATGCTGGTAAAAGCCCATCACAGATAAAAAGTAAGATGGTATCTGGTGGTTACAACAAAGATAGTAAATGGAAAATATAGGAGAACAAATGGAGATTATTAATCCTTATGAGGTATATGGATGTGATGGAACGGAAATGGTGGTTGTATCTAAGGTAGAACGTAATATAACAGATGATATTGTATTATTGATGCAGCTCGAAAATCTTGATCGGATCTATCATAAACAGAAAACGGAAATCGGTCGATACTTACGGTATTGTACAACGGCAGAAATAATGAAAATTAATAAAGCAGTAAACAGAATATTGGGATGAAAGGGTGGTAGATATTATGAATAATACTATTATATTATTAGAGAGTAAAGCAAATTTAACACGGAGGGAATATCAAAAATTTGCAAAGAGAGATACAATTAGGAGGTAAAGACTTATGAATGATTTTACAATATATAGGAATTATGGAGTACTTGGGGCTGAAAAAAGAAATATATATACATATGGAGCACCGCATCTTAGAGGAGTCTGTAATGATGAGTTAAAAGTTAAGTTACCTGATGATTGCAATTGGAAGTTATGTGAGAATAATTTTGGTCAGACTATGATAGAAGCCCCTTGGGGTTGGACATATAATCTCAATGAAGTGTTACAGGGAAATGAAAATCCATGTTTGTATGCTTTGGATAAAGATCAGAAGGCACATAGAGTTGAATTAGTAATTATTGAAGAGAAATAGAGAATATAAAAGTAGAGCAAGCCATCGGAAATTAATCTGATGGCTTTTATCAAAAAAGGAAGGTAATTATTATGGAAGAACTTATATGTGGAGTAATATGGTTTGCATTATGTTTTTTTGCTATATGGATTACAAGAGATAAGGACACAATAGAGGAAAATAGAAAAAGACAATTCCAAGAACAGGTTCACGAGTTGTATAAAATTGGTGATGTGGAAGATGTTATTTTAAAAGAAAAGAGGTAATCATTATGGCGCAGTTAATCGGATGTTTAGTAGCAATGTATTTATGTATTTATCTTCCTTGGAAAGCGAACCAAAGGGAAGAATCTCGTAAGAGACAAGATATGTATAATAACTTAAACAAGAAGTCTGTAGATGAAATGGGAAAGTGGAGAAAATAAGAAGGGTGGTGTATTATATGAAAAGAGAAGATTTTAAGAAGATTATTAAACTGCGTAGTTTCTGGAAAATTGATAAACGAAAAGGCAATTATGAATTACCTAACGGAAAGCATTTGTCAGATTATGTATCAGATCTTATTGAGTCTCAAATGAAACTCGACACTTTAGGCATTAGAAAAAATGGGGATTTATGTTTTGTTTCTGGTGGCACATGGAACGTTGAAACAAAAGAATTTGAAGACTATACTCTTATGCCATCATTTAAAAATAATGAGATGTGTTCATATGATGAAATGCAAAAAAGGATTAATTGTTTAATTCGTGAATTATTATATTAATTCTATTGTCAATAGCATTGATAACCTTATCAGATAATCCATTCCATTGTGGTTTCATTGAAAAATATTCAACCATTATAATAGAAGCGAAAGCGTTTGCATCAACTTCTGCAATTTGAAGGTTATATTCTTCGATAGATGAACATTTGTTAGATGGTTTATATCCTGATAAATAGAATTCATCATCAGTTTGGTATTGATAAATATGACGAAGTTCATGAGCAATGGAAAATATATAATCTGTATTTGGTTTGTCTATTTTAGTTAAATAAATTATATTAACAGTTGGTTCACATTGAGCCAATGTAGTTTTAGTATGGAAATGAGAAGTATCATATGAAATTTTTGGTACTTCTATTTTAAGTAACTCACAAATATCTGTTATAAATTCTTCTATCATGGTTAATTCCTCCGATAGAGGATAGTATAACAGAATATTAAAAGAAAGAAAAGGTGGTTGATGAATATGTTCGGTGGACTGTTAGCGTTCTTAGGTATTTATGGAGCAAGTGCTGCAAAGGCAGCTAAAGATAACTATGATATGAAGAAAACTACTCGTACAGTTGATGAAAACGGAAATGTTCATTATATGGATAGACTTTGCAATGATTACATCAATGGAGAGCAAGTAAAGAGAGTTGAAACAACAGACAGGAACGGAGTTAAATTATATTCTACAGTTGGTGTTAATAGCAGTAAGGTGTACGACACTTCTTATGGAAGAGGTACACAGCAGTTATTTGCAATGAGTGAACATGATAAACAGGAAAATCTAAAATACGGAAAAAATGTATATAGTCAATACAATCCATATTTCGGAAAAACTGTTACAACTGAAATTAGTTCAGGCAGAACAATTACTTGTTTGTTTAGTGGGAAGAATCAAAAGACTGGCAAAGAGTTCTATAGAGTATGGTATTTCCGTCCAGAATGTCAAGGAAAGCTTGATTATAATACGACTGTTGATGGCGATATGGGAATTGAAATTACAAAAGAAGAATTTAATAAGTTAAATTTTGGAGCTTTGACATGTACATGTATGCCAAGTGATTATGATGTAGTCCATGCATTATGGGGTGATAGGTAATGAATAAACAGAGAAGAGAAAAGATAAGGCAACTCAAAACTCAAATTGATTTGATTAAAACTGATTTGAAGAAAGTTTCAAGCGAGTTGTCTTCTATATTAAGTGAAGAACAGGATACATTCGATAACATGCCGGAAGGATTACAAAGTAGTTATAGAGGAATGTGTTCTGAAGATGCTATTGATAATATGGAAGGAGCGAACGAGAAACTTGATGAAGTGATTGAGTTGTTGAATGATATTGTGTAGAATGGAAACAAGTAAATAATAGTTTCATTTGAAGATTGGAGGTAAAAAATATATGAAATATGGAGATATAGTTGTATATAAAAATCAGATTGGAACAGTAGTAAAAAGCGAAAATGATTTTAAGTTCCATCCGTGTAATTATGGAAGTTGCTATTTTAGCGAGTTAAATACAATTACAGACGAGGATGTAAGAGAAGCAACACATGATGAAAAGTTGGAACTGATAGAAAAAGAATTTACATGGGGCAATGTGATTAAAATACATTACATTGGAGAATATCAGATTGTAGAGTATATTGATAAAAGAGATAAGAAAACATTTTATCACGGATACATTAACTACAGCGATATAAATCGTTCGTACTCATCTCTTGATTCTGCATTGATTGGATGTATTGGATACAAACGTGAGGGTGGAAATGGTAAAGCTGCAATGTATTTTGATAAAATGATTGGTTTGGAATAAATTTATTAGAAGATTGGAGAATAAAAATATGATTTGTTTAGATTGCGGAAATATGGATATTCGATATGATGAAAAAGAGAAATCATATCATTGTAATAATTGTGGTTCGAGAAATATTGGTACAAGAAAAGAAGGGTGTAAATATATGCTAGGAAATGGATTGTGTGGTAAAAATCCTGCATGTACGTCATCTGGAAAATGTGAAGCACCATGTAGCTATTATGAAAAATAGTAGGAAACCAGAAATGCAAATTAGCCAGGATGAGTTTTTAGAGTTGTGTAAGGAAGCTGGAATTAAATAGATTGGAGAGTGAATGACATGTTATATACAATAGTACATACAGTAATTAATAATAGAGGAGAACACCCAGAAGCAAACGCAAGAGTGCTTGGAATATTTTCTGATAGAGAAACCGCAATCCAAGAAGCTGAGAAATGGATTGACAACACAAAAACATCTGATGTAAATATTAAGAGAGTAACGGAAACTGAATGGTATTTCTGGTATGAAGAAAACGGAAATACTTATGGTGGATATGTTAATGTGTATGGAAATGAATTAGATAAGAAAGTAGTGTAGAAAGGAGCATGATTGTATGAATAGCAATTTTAGGGAATATAAAGGATATGTAATAAAAAAGATAACTATTCACACAGTAAATGGTGCTTGTCTTGCATCATATGAAGTATATGCAAATAAATATAAAGATAGATTATGGATCGGAGATAAATTGAAAGATGCAAAAGCATGGATTGACAATAACGGAAATAAATTAGATGAATTTTAACAAACAAGTCTTATTAGAAAGGAGAAAATATTATGACGAATTATGAATTGATTAAGAACATGAGTATTGAAGATATGGCAAAGATGAATGTAAGAGCTTTTCATTATATGGGTGGATATAGAGCACAGACTGATTTTTATACAACGGATCAGCACATATTTGATACAAGAGAAGAAGCAGAGAATTATGAGTTGGAATGGTTGAAGTCGAATGAAGATATTGATACATTCAATACAATTACTTTAAAAAAATAACGATGTAATTAAATTTAACTTTTATGTGCAATGTTAATACATTGTATTGACAAAGGCAAAAATGGAGAATATAATAATATTAAGAAAGGAGTGATATATATGGCAAATACAAATGTAACAATGAGAATTGATGAAGCACTGAAAGTACAATTACAGGAACTGATGTCTAATCTTGGAATGGATATGACTACTTTCTTTACAATGGCTGCTAAACAAGCCGTAAGAGAACAGGCTTTACCATTTCATCCTGATATGAATACGGGAATATATGGTTTGAAATCATATCAGTTAGCAATGAAAAATACAAATTACAATAAAGAAGGGAAAGCAACAATATCTTCTGTTGACGATTGGGCAACCGAATCAGAATGGGATGATATGTTTGAGCAAATGAAAAAAGAAAGAGGTATCGAATAATGAACAAAGGAGAAGTGTGGTTTGTTGAATTTCCGTTAGAAGAAGATCCAAGTAGAATACTGAATAGACCTGTTGTTGTGCTTGATGAAAATTTACTTGGTGTATTATCTGTCAAGATAACAAAGCATAAGGCAAGAAAAGAAGATCCTTATGATACTCCTATTATCTATTGGGAAGAAGCGAGTTTGAGATTGGCTTCAACTGCGAGAGTATCAAAAGTAACGCTACTTACAAAAGATAGCTTTATATTCAAAATCGGTGATTTACACAAAGATGATTTGAATAGAATTGAAAACATGTATAGAAAATTTTTAGAAGATAATGGTGCTGTATAAATTATAGCACCATTACTTATTAAAACAGAGAATATTAAAGTAACAAGAAACCAAGTTTTCTTGTGACATGGAGGTGTTTATAATTGATATATCGTTTACCCAGAACGGAAATATTTAATAATTCAAACAAAATTATTTTTGAAAGTATAAATTTTGGAGAAATTATAATAGATAAGACAAAGAAGATAATAATTAATAATGATGTGGATATTACTGACAAAATAGATAAACTATTTTGCGGAAACACATTAGATTATAATCTTGCGACAGTTTTACATAAAATATTACATAACAAAATTGATGAAAAATGCCGAGATTATTTACGGAAATTTGATAAAGTAACAGTAAAATAAAAAAGAAATCTAAGTTTACTATGGAAGGAGAATATCATGATGAATAATTTTTTATTAACGTATTCTGTTCCAGATCTAAATGGAATGGGTAGAATAAACATGTACAAATGGTTTGAGAATGAAGACGAACTTCATAGTTTTGTAGTCAAAGAGAAAAATTTGTATCAAAATGGTTTTATAGTTAATGAAGCAATGGAGATTTTGAATGACCGTCAAATTTTTACTGGCGGTGATTTGCCAAAAAGAAATTGAAATTTAACTTTCCTTGGAGGTGATATGTCATAAAAGAACACAAAAAGCAATGGATACTCAATTATATGTCACAACATAAAGATGAGTTTATTGATATTGTATCAGAGAATTTTGTAAACGCATATATAAATGAGTTTAATCCGAAAATAGTAGAATGGTATCTATATGGAGCGCCGAAAGTTCCTGAAATTGGTAGGCTGCTCGCAGAATTATACAAAGAGAATAAAGTAAGTAGATATAGGCATTATTGCGAATTTTGGCAAGACGGATATCCAAAATGGTTTTATATTTACTTTTTACAAGGATAAAAAGAAAGAATGATTTACTTGGAAGATTGGAAGAGGTGATATAGATGGATAGAAAACGAAATAATCCTACATGGTGTTGCGATCAAATTGAAGAGAAGATTAATGATTATAAAAGTTCACTTGCAGAAATTAAAGAAGAAGAAGTAAAAAGACAGTTGGAAATTGTAATTGATGATTTGGAAACAATTTTATATGGGTAGATTGGAAGAGGTGATATGAATGAACAAAAAAGAAGAATTAAAAAGATTAATTGACAATCCTTTAAAACCAAATGCAGTTGAATGGGCAATGGATTCTGAAGATGTTTTGTCAAACATGAATTTACTTTCACCAGAAACTAAAAATTGCATTAACACGATAAAAGATCATGGAGGTGCATTTAAGCAATATAATGATGCTCTTGTTGCTATTTTAAAACGGGCGTATAAATCTATTGCAAATGTAATAACTCCTCCACCAATTAAGTCAAGACATCAAGTGTTTGTTGCAATGTGCTTTGATGATGAAAGAGAACGTCTGTATAAAGATGTTCTTACACCAATCGTACAAGCTGCTAATTATTCTATCGTCAAGGTGAACGACCAAGAATACGAAGGTTCTATTATTGGAAAAATTGTGGATGATATAACTGACTCAACTATTTTAATTGCCGATCTTACAGGGAATCGTGGTGGAGTTTATTATGAGCTTGGTATTGCCAAAGGATTGCAGCTTTGTAATCATCCAATAAGAACTATACTTACTTGTGATAAAGCATTTTTTGATGATGAAAAGGTTCATTTTGATGTACAAGGTGATAATATTATTCTTTATACATCTGACGAGGATTACAAAGAAAAATTATCTCGCAGAATTCAATCATATAAAAATGAAATGAATGGTTAAAATGACGATATCTTTGAAAAAGAGGGATATTATGTTTGATAATAAACAAGATAATAAAATTGAACTTATAAGGAATTTATTCATTGCAGGTTCAAGTGCAATTCCTGTAGTTGGTGGTACTCTTTCTGTTTTACTAGATAAATATTTACCTAGTGCAATAGAGAAAAGAAGGACTGATTTCTTAAAACAATTAGAAATAGATTTTAATAAACTACCGTATGAAATAATTAATAGTTTGGAGTCAAATGAGTGTTTTTATTCTATTTTCTTAAAAGTTTTAAGTCAGGTAACATATGAACATAAAACAGAAAAAATAAATGCATTTAGAAATATCCTTATAAATTCAACGCTAATAACAGATATCGAATTCAATGAAGTGGAGTATTTTATTAAACTAATAAATTCTTTGTCGATAGATCAAATAAAAATATTACATCTATTTTATTTAAGAGATTATAAAAAGGAAATAGAATTTACTGATATTAACAAATTTATCGACAAGCATTGGAAAGTAGATCCATCATATCGTTGGAGTCTAGTAACAGAACTTATTAGAGATGGGCTTATTTCTTCTTCAATAGAACGGCAACATAAAAAAGGAAAGGGCATTCAATTATCAAAAATGGGAGAAGATTTTATAAATTACATATTTAACCCGGTTTCAATTTAATAAATATTTAGAAATGAAAAATTGCTTTCTTGTTGAAGGCGAATCAAATATAGAAATAAGCATTAGAAGCAGAAACAACTGCTTCTTTTTTATTGCAAAAAAATGAGGTGATAAACATGAAATGCAAAAATGGAAATCCAAAGCGAAGCAGTAGATTTATATGTTTGAAATGTATGCAACTTAATCCATGCGGATCAGGTATACAACGAGGTGGACATCAACGTGAAAAATATCATATTAAAGATTTGATGTGCTTATATTGTAAAGATGAGAAAGCAACTAAAAATATAGAAATCCGTTGGTGCGATAATTATGATGAAATTTATGCAAAAGCAATGGAAATCAGAGAAAAATATTATAAAGAAGATAATAATGATAGAAGGGTAGGTTGATAAATATGACACAGAGTAGAAATTATGCAAATAAGAAGGCAGGTTATGACACTGAGGGAGATCCATTGTGGAATATGGATGATATTAAGCGTTTAGTTGAATGGTTCGAGAAGCATAATGATTGGGATGGCTATTTAATAACGTTATTTGAGCTTTTGCTCGGTAGACGAATAGGTGATATCGTATGCTTGAGATGGTCTGACTTCTACAAAAAAGATGGAAGAAAAGAAAATGAATTAAATCATTTTGTTGAGCAGAAAACAGGCAAAAATAATAAAATGCCGATCAGTAAAATGGTATTTGAGTCTATAGAAAATTATCTGGAGCATACCAAAATTGATCCTATGCAGCATTATGATGAGGAGATTTTCAAACATTCCGCTAAAGAAAAATGGAACAATATTGAACATCAGTATTTTGCGAATGGGAAAAACACTATTACAAACGTTGATCATACAGTTGAAAATTGGATAAATATGTTCAATAGAGACTGGGGAGACAGAAGGATTAAGAAAATTCAAGAAGGATTTAATGAACAATTAGGCAAACAATCGAGAAAATATGGTTGTTACGATGATATATTTGATTACATCCATTATGTAGTGGAATTAAAGGACGCTATTAAATGGCATACGGATTCATATAGGAAGAGATTTAACCATGCAATTAGAGACATGAACCTGGATTATCGTGTAACAACACATGGCTTGCGTAAGAGCTTTGCATATTGGATTTATACAATGCACCAGTTTGATCCCAATTGTGTATATTCTATTCAGAAGATGTTTGGACATGTTAACGTATTACAGACATATGACTATATGGGTGTTACCAAAATGAGAAACAGAAAATACATTGAAGATCATGGAGATTTTGTGCGGAATGTATTGGCAGGTAAGGGTGACGAAATTGTAAAGAATATGCCAGTCATTTCTTTAAAATCAGATGATTTTGGAAAGATTATTAGAATGCTTACTGATGATGTTGACAAATATCAAAAAGCAATTAATATGGCAAATGAAATGAGAGTTGTGTAAAATAAATTTCCATAAATTACCATGATACAAACTGAGAAAAAAGATGTAAAATTATGTAAAGACGATACTTACTGGGTATCGTCTTCATAATGTTTTTTTACTTCATTTGTTATGAGATTGCGTACCCAACCAGAAAGTGATCTACCATCTGAATTAGCTATTATATCAGCTTTTGTTTTTATCTCTTTTGGAAGTACAATCACAATTCTTGTATTGGTATCGCTAATTTGTCCTTGTGCCATTTTTTCTCCTTTCTATTCGAATTAATTGGTATAAGTTGATTATAAGTTGCTATAAGTCTTGTGTCAATTATTTAAAAAAACTGATACAAACCTGTTGACAAGTTGATAGCAACTTGCTATAATAAGAACAATCAAAGGAAAGGAGGATGTGAGTCATGAATATTAATACATTTGATATTCTATTAATCAATTTTGGCAAAGTAGAATTTGATGGAGAGCAAGCTGGCATAAGACCTGCAATAGTTATACAAAATACACTTGGAAACAGATTTAGTGATACAACTATAGTAATACCATTTACTACTAAAATAAAGAATATTGATCAATCTACACATTCTCTTTTTATGAGAGGAACTGGCGGTTTAACACAAAGTTCAATGTTATTAGGGGAATGTGTTAGACAAGTTTCCAAACAGAGAATAATAAAGAAGATTGGTTCAATTAGTGATAGGGCGACTAAATTGGAAGTTAAAAGAGTGTATGAATCAAACTTCGGGGAGGTGTAATGTATGGCATACATAATGATGACTGTTGAAGAGGCAAAAAAATATGCGAAAAAAGATGCAATCGTCCTTGTTGCAACACAGGATTTAGCATCGCAAGATTGTAATGTTGATTTCGTAAAAAAGAAATTTGGAGAATGTACTGATATAATTGGATCTGCAAAAACTATTGCAAATATATGTGATGAATTTGTGAATCAACTCAGAGTATTTTCAGATATTCAAACAGATCCAATCAACTATGAGTCAACTGGATATCTTAATACGATATTGTTTCGTTCGATGTCCAGAAAAACGGACACTCCATAAGGTATAAATAATACAGAACATATTTTCGATGCAATGTTGACATGTTCGAACAAGTGTTCTATAATAAGACAAGAAAACAGCCTAACCGATTGATATAAGGTATTGCGAGTACCTTAAACGGATAGGCTGCCGTACATAACGTGTATACGCTACAACTGTATTGTTACATATTTTCAAATAAATGTCAAATGACATTATCTTTATTTATTTTTATCATTGTTGCGTATCGCACATAAATTCATTTACACATAATTCATTCATGGAGAATTAATAATGGGCTGTGGTGAAGCGGTTAACACCCCAGATTTTGACTCTGGTATTCGTGGGTTCAATCCCCACCAGCCTAGCTAAAATTAAATATAAGGGAGGTTGTATATGGTTGGATTATATTATCAAAAATAGCAAAAAGGTGTATATCCGGCTGACTAATAATGGGAAAACAGAAACATGTAATGAAACCAATATGGGTAGGTTTACAGAGCAAAAAGCGAAGAATATTCTAAAGGCTTTACCCAAAACTCTGAAAAATCTGAATTTCTATGTTGAGTGCATACCAGATATTAAAGTTGAGACACCTGTACAGAAAATTGTCAGAGAAGAGTCTAAGCATGTGATTGAAAATACTGACTATCATCCATCGGATAATGTGACACAATGGATTGAAAAATTTGGCACATGTTATGACATATTTAAAGAAGCTAGAGACAGATATGAATACTTAGAGAAAGAATTAAGGATGTCTGATTCTAGTTTGATGGATATTTTACATAGTATTGAGCTTGAAACTTCAAAGGATTTGTATTCTGCTTGGCTTCTATATAAGAAGATCAGGGAGAATAGAAGGAATAGACGACAGCTCAAGGATGAAATGATGATTATACATAATATTCTGCGAGAAATCGATGAAACCAAGATCAATCGTGAACGGACAGAAAAGGCGATTGAAGGACTGTTCGATCGTAAATACAGATACAGGATTGTGGAGGAAAATGAAGATGACAATATGTAGAACATGTAATGTTCCAATGACAGAAGTGAGAAGATTTACATCGGAACGTAATGAAAAATTCCAGCGTTGTCCGAAGTGCTATGGCGAAACGAAGCACTTAAAGATTTTTGAGAGAGAATTATATATTGACAATTATTTACATAACAAAGGGGCAAAATGATGAACATTGATCAAATATTATTTATGTACTGTGACAACAATATGGCTAAGTTAAAGCGTATATGTCAGCCAATGATTGTTAAAATTGGTGGTGTATCAAATAAAGATTATGATGATTTTTATTCTATCGCACTTGATGTATTAAATGATACGGCACTTAGATACGATGAAGATCAAGAATGTAATTTTGATGGGTTTTTGGCAAGTAATATTAAGCGTAAATTTAATACAGAGATTCGTGATCGAAATAGAGAGAAGAGAATACCTGCAAAAATGGTGGATAGCATACATAATTTAATCACAGAAGATGGACTTACTCTTGAAGATATTATTCCATCTAATTTTGACACATACGAATCTGCGTGTGGAGATCATTTCGAAGGTACAAAAATTGAACGATATCTGAATAATTTGTCTAATATTCAAAGGGAAATAGTCAAATATCTTGTTCAAGGGTATGATGAGAAGGAGATAAGAGAATCATTACATATGAGTAAAAAAGATTACTCAAATAATTTGTCTGTAATACAGGCTTATGAAAATGTGAAAATATTAATGTAACTATATAAGGACTAATTGTTAAGTAATTAAAAACATAGAAATATGTATACAAACATAGGCAAAAGTGAACACATTAAATCTTTTGTTTTATGGCTTAACAATAGGTTTCAAGTCTAAGTGACTGCTACTATTGAAAAATATGTTGCAGATATGAACTATGTTAAGTAGTAAGGTAAAAACACACCTTTAGATGTAATCTTCAGTCTGAAGCTCTGTGAGTACAAACCAAGAAACAATGCTAATGTTCTGCATTGATAACAGGGAAATACATGTCCTCTACTCGACCTTGACACGAAGAAAAATTCTCCGAAAGGAAGGTGTCAGAAATGACAAATTATGTTTTTGTATTGGATGCTGCCGGCAAACAGTTAGCCCCAACAAAAGAAACAAAAGCATGGTTTTTTATCCGTAAGGAACATGCAACATTGGTTAGTAAATATCCAATGGTAATACAACTGAATAAAGAAGTTTCAGATGACGAAATCTGTAAAGATGAGATTCGTTGTGGAATTGATGACGGTGGACTTCATGTGGGTATTGCTTTAGTTCAGAAATGTCAAACAAAAAACAAAGTGGTTTTTAAAGGAACGATTGAACAACGCAATGATGTAAAACATCTTATGGATGTCAGACGTGGATGCAGACATTATCATCGTTATCATAAACGGTATAGACAATCAAGATTCAATAATCGCTCTTCGTCAAAAAGAGGAAGAATTGCTCCAAGTATTTTACAAAAGCGTCAAGCCACAGTAAGAGTTATAAATCAGCTTAATAGATGGATACATATAACAAATTATTGGTTGGAAGATGTTTCTATTGATATACGAGCATTAACCGATAGTTATAAATCTTATAGCTGGCAATATCAAAAATCTAATAGGCTGGATGAAAACATCCGTAAAGCAGTGATTCTAAGAGATGAGTGTAAATGTATGGAATGTGGAAAATCTAATTGCAGATTAGAAGTTCATCATATAAGACCGAGAAGATTAAATGGCTCAAACACACTTAGTAATCTTATTACATTATGTGAAAAGTGTCTTCAGAAAACAGAAGGTAGTGAAGAACTATTTATGGATAAATATTTCTCTCTGTTAAAATCTTCTGATAATAAAAATCTTAATTATGCTCAACATGTAATGATTGGTAAGAAATGGCTTAGAGAACAATTGTCAAATTTAGGATTATTATATCTGACAAATGGTGGAGATACAGCAAATAAACGTATTGACTGGAATATTGAGAAATCACATTCTAATGATGCTATATGTATCACTGATTTACAACCTGATACATGTGATGTAAAAGAATGGACTATTAAACCTATGCGTAGACAGAGTAAAGCAAAAACAGATAATGTTTTAGGAATCAAGCATAGGGATTTAGTAGAATATACATTCAAAAATGGTGAAACTCATAAAGGGTATGTAACGGCGTTGTATCCAAAACAAAACGCAATAAATTTTCAAAGTCCTACAAAACATTGTAAGAAAGTTAATGCAAAGAAATGTAGGTTACTTTGGAAATTTAATAAAATATATTGGTTAGATAATGTGTCTTGAACACATTTGTCTATATTTGAACACAATTACTTATATTTAATCAAGGAGGAAGATATTTATGATGGCAGTAGGAAAAATTAGAGAAGAAAATATTCCAGTAATCAATTACACAGAGGAAGTAAAAGAGGGTGATGTCAATGATAATCAGGACGTGCAGCGATACTTTTGTAGTGATGATCCATTTGTTAATGGAATTGGTGTTACTGTCTTAACAGGAGATTATCTTCCTCCATTGATTTTAGCAGAAGTTCCTATTAAAGATGGAATTGTTCAAAAATATATTGGTGACGGATTACAGCGCACCACTGCATTGATGCAGATTCGTTATGGAAATTACAAATTTACTAAAAACATTGAAGACAGCGAGATTGAGTATCAATCAAAAGTCTTCGATGAAAATGGCGTGGCAGTTAGAGACGAAGATGGGAATTTTGTATGGGAAAAGAAAATATTTGATATAAAAAATAAGACATATGATGATTTTCCAAAAGAACTAAAAAAGAGATTTGATAACTATCAGCTTCGGATTGTAACATATCAGAATTGTACTATGGAAAAGGTTAGTAAATTAGTTAGAAAACTAAATAACCACAAAGGAATGAATGCAAGTCAGAAAGCATTGACTTGGATTCCTACATATGCCAGACAAGCAAAAAGTATTGGAGAAGAAGGTTTCTTCAAAAATTCAATGACATACTCAGGTACAGATAGAAAAAATGGAAATTATATTCAGCTGGTTTGCAATAGTGTAATGGCTCTTTTCCATATAGATGAATTTAAAAAAGATTCAAAATCGGCGAATGCTATGCTTGAAGAAAAAAGTAATCATCAGGAATTTGAAACAGTAAGGAATATCCTTCAGAGAATGGAAAAATGTTGTAGATCATCTTGTAAAGATGTTTTTGTAAAGAAAGACATATCGACATGGGTAGTTGTATTTGATAAGTTCAGCAGATTAAATCTTCCAGATGCTAAATTTGCTGAGTTTGTACAGGCGATTCCAACAAAATTACATAATGTCAAAGTAGGCGACTGGTCATACGATTTATTATATAAAGAACCAGGTACAACAGGTAAAAAACTTGTTGCTCAGAAAATTGATACATATACAGCATTAATGATGGATTATTTACATATTACAGAAAATCAGACAGAGAATAATTCAATAGACAATGTTGAGTTGTCAGAAGAAATTACGCCATTGCAGTTCATTAGAGAGAATGTATCAGAGAGAGTATCAGAAGATGATGTGGATGATTATTATACTTTAATGGATGACTTCAAAAATTTAGATGGAGTAAACAAAGAATCACCATTTTTTGACTACCATAATGAATTGGCATTTTTAGGTATGATTGCATATTCATTTAAGAGTGACAAAGATCTGGATAATTGGTTAGTTACATATACTAACAAAGATATTTCTTATAGTAATGATCAGGTGGTAAATTTGGATAATATGTTGGCTGATTTTAAAGAATTTGATAAGAAATTAACTCAAAAATTATCAGCATAGAAATGGAGAATACATGAAAGTACAAACAGAACATAGTGGTACGATAACATTTCGCCCGGAGTATTGTTATATGAACCGAAAATTGCTTATACAGATGATCAATCATAATAATAAGAAATCATTGGAAAGGGATAAGAATATGAATAAAAGGCAGCGTAAGAAATGGTTAAAGAAACATGGTGAATATGTTAATCCGAAGGAAACTTGGGATTTGAGCTATACCATTGCAAAGTTTATCATTCCGAGATTAAAATATTTCAAAGAAGAATCATGTTGTTATCCTGGAACTGGTGATATGAATACACCTGAGAAATGGGATGCTGCCCTCGATAAAATGATTCATGCATTTGAACTAACACTGATGACCGATGATTATTATGGTGTTTGGGACATAAATACGCAACCATATAAAGAAGTTAAGCACTTAATCGATCAGAAGCAAGCAGAAGTTGATGAAGGTTTGCAATTGTTTGGCAAATGGTTTCAAGCATTGTGGTGGTGATATTAACAGGGATTATACATATCATTACCTCACCTCTTATATCTAATACATATGCCAAATCTGGCAATTCTTTGTGTATGATTCCTGTTTAATATATATGAATAAGAGAGAATAAGTAAGTAGATGACTTGACTAAAGTTGTCTGCCTAATGGGTTATAGCCAAGCGGTAAGGCACAGGACTTTGACTCCTGCATTCGCTGGTTCGAATCCAGCTAGCCCAGCTATAGGTTTCAAGATTTGAAACTCTTAATCTGTTTTTGTTCATGAGTGCGATGGTAGCACGACAGAAATGACTGACACTATAAGATGTGGTTCAATTTTACAATGAACAAACGATATATCCAAATAGAAAGGAGAACAAAACATGGGAATTACATGTAACCCAACTGGATCATTCAAGGGAGATCTTGCCAAAGTAGATAACAAGATTGCTAAAGCAAAAGCAGAAAAGATTGCTAAGAAGAATTAATGGAGTAGGAGGTCATCATGGATAAATTAGTTGGTACATACAAACCACAAAAATTGTATTGCTATTCAAAACCGAATGCCATGGAAGGACATAATATTCAGATGATGTGGCAATATGTTATGCAGATTCACTTAAAGATGCGATGAGTAAATTTAATAGGCTTTACGATTTGAGTTTGTTAGTGGGTAATGTCAAAGAAGTCAGATTCAATGATTTTGGTATATATATTGCCACAGATTACTAGAAAAAATTCTTTTCTTTGGAAAACTAGGAGGTTTACAGATGGAAATGTTAAAAGAATATTCAGAAAAATACGGATTAAAAGAAGTGGTAAATGATTATGGAGAGCATCGCCAGACACGAGAAAGAAGCATTGTATTTCCGAATGGATGGGTTGCTTCTATTGTAGAAAATAATGGTGTTGATACATATAAGCCAAACGGAGAACACATAAAAGAATTTAAGTCGGATAAGAACTATTCTGTTGCAATGTGTGATTACAATGGATACTTCGATTGGGATATTCTTAATAAATATGGAGCAATTGATGGATGTATTTATTGTGACACAGAACTTGAACTACTGGTTGCTTGTGAGACAATCAGGAGATTATAGAATGGTGTGCTTTTTTGGATTGTGAGGTGAAAAGATGAGTATTGTGTTATTCGCAATGATTGGAGCTGCCATAAAAGCAGGTATAGACTATTGGATTTGTTATGGAGTGTATTGTACAATTGCAGTTTTGAAAATGATAATAAATTTGGTAGAGAATAATTAACAGTAAAGTTCGATTTCATATGGAAGCGAGGTGAAAGTAGATAGTGTCAAAAGGAAAGAAATTTAACGCTGCCGAAAAACATTTTGAGAAAAAATGTGTAGAGTGGCGAAAGAGGATAAAAGAATTAGAAGAAACGAATAAGCTTCTACACAAACGAATAAGCGATAACTGTGATGAAATAGAAAAATTACAGATGAAAAATGAATGCTTAGAACAACAGAACCAAGTGCTTATGGAATTAAAAGATATGTCTGTTGATGATGTTAAAACCTTGATTGCATCAAAAGAGTCAGTTAATAAATTGTCTGGATTGTTTGATGCAATGTCAAAGAGAATGTTTTAACAAGAAAACTTCGTTTCATTGTAAAAAATTTCTGAGCGATTCAGCTCAATAAAATTCCCAAATTAAAAAGAGAATATAGATATGTAACCAATTAACATTCATATATAAAAATTATAGAAAAGGAGAGTACAAACAGATGAATGGATTGAGTAGTAAAGAAGTTCTCAAAAGTAGAGAGCTTCATGGAAGTAATAAGCTTCCTGAACCAAAGTTGGACAAGTGGTATGACTTCGCAAAGGAGGCATTAAGTGAGAAAATCACAATGATTCTTATTGCAATTGCGGTATTGCAGTTATTCCTTGGAGTCATGGGAGTAATGGATTTGTCAGATCCAATTATGATTCTTGTCGTATTAGCAATTGTAACATGTATTGCTGTTAAGACTGGACTTGGTGTTCAGAAATCAGCAGCAGAGTTGAGAGCCAAAACATCAGTCAGGTATTGTGATGTAATTCGTGATGGTAAAGTTCAAACGATTAACAAGGATGAACTTGTAGTTGGTGATCTCGTTTGTATAGGAATGGGACAAGAGATTTTTGCAGATGGTTATCTCATTGAAGGTAAGATTTCTGTAAACAATGCAGCTATTAACGGAGAAACAAAAGAGTGCAAGAAAACACCAGTTGAAGGATACGTTCATAAGAAAACTACTTCAACAGATGCTTATACGAATCAGAATTGTTTATTCGCTGGCACAACAGTAATGTCAGGTGAAGGAAAGATGATTGTCACCGATGTAGGTGTGAATACAGTAAATGGTGATACACTCGTTAAAATGCAAACACTTGAAGCACCAAAGACAGCACTTGATATTGCACTTGATAATCTGAGCGACTTCATTTCTAAGTGGGGAACAATCGCAGCCGTTATTACATTTGCAGTGCTTACAATTTCAGGAATTGCACAGGTTGGATTTGGAGAATATTTTAGCGGTGGCGTTCTGAATATTATTCAGAAGATCGCACAGAACTTCTCAGTAGCATTAACAATTATTGTAGCTGCTGTTCCCGAAGGATTGCCTCTTATTGTAAAACTTGTAACAAAACAGAATGTAAAGACAATGGAGAAATTCAATATTCTTGCTAAGAATCCTGGTAAAATTCCAGAGTTAGCATATGTTGATATTATCTGTACTGATAAGACAGGTACTCTTACGACAGGTATTATGACTCCAAAGAAGATTATTGATGGCTTTGGTAATGATGTAAATAAGGATTCAGTTCTTTGGAATAATATCAAGGCAAACATTTCTTTAAATAATAGTGCAACATTTGATTCAGAAAACAATATTACAGGTGGTAATTCAATTGATAGAGCAGTTCTTAGCCTTGTAAATCCTGAAACATATGCTGACATTCAGAAAAAATATCCAGTTAAGTTAAAGCAGGTATTTAATAGTAGCAATAAGTATTCAGCTTTTACGACAAAGGATGGAGTTACATACTATAAAGGCGCACCTGAGAAACTGATTGAGCATTGCACAAAAGTAATGGATTCAAGTGGTGAAATTATAGAGAATAACGACAATGACACATTAAGTAATGCAATTACAGCGATGACAAGTAATGCGATGAGATGCATTGCAGTTACAATGGCAGATGGCGATTTAGTAGAGAATGAAATACCAAATGACATGACATTCCTTGGAATTATCGGTGTTGTAGATCCTGTAAGAGATGAAGTACCGAGTGCAGTAAAAACAGCACATAAGGCTGGTATTCAAGTTGTTGAAATCACAGGCGATTGTATTGAGACAGCAGTTGCAGTTGCTACAGAGTGTGGAATTTACAAAGATGGAGATTTAGCACTTACAAATGATGAATTTGAAGCGATGTCAGATGATGAAGTAAAGAGTATAATTCCTCGATTGAGAGTTATTTCAAGATGCTCACCAAACACAAAACTCAGACTTGTCACATTAGCACAAGAGATTGGAAAGTCAGTTGCAATGACAGGTGATGGTGTAAATGATAGTCCTGCTTTAAAGAGAGCTGATGTTGGTTTTGGTATGCAAGGTGGATCAGATGTAGCAAAAGAAGCTTCAGACATTGTATTGACAGATGATAACTTTGCAAGCGTTGTAAAGGCAGTAGAACTTGGAAGAACATTTATGCACAATATTATGATGTTCCTTGAATTTCAGTTACCTATCAATATTTCACTTCTGATTCTCAGTGTTATCTATCCAATGATTGCAACAGGTGCATTACTTGCATCGGTTCAGATTCTGATTGTAAATATCATTATGGACTCTCTTAATTCATTATCATTTGGTGGCGAACCTCCAAAGGATGAATATATGACTGAGAAACCTATTAAGAAAGGTTCTGGCTTATTCATCAGAGGTGCAAAGAAACGTATTGCATTAAGTACAGTAGCATTTATTGCACTTTATGGAATTATTACATTCAGTCCTATTGCAAATATGTTTGCATCTGAAACAGAAGCTATGACAGCGAGATTCGCATTGTTATGCTTTATGGCAGTATTTAATGGATTTAACATTCGTACAGAGCATATTAATTTGTTCAATGGTATTGGGAAGAACAAACTGTTCTCAGCCATTGCAATCGGAATTTTTGTAATGACTTTTGCTCTTTGCAACTTTGCAGAAAATCTTATTAAGGTTACAGCTTTAGATTTCAAACATTGGGTAGTAGTTGTAATTCTAGCGTTTATGGTTATTCCAATTGATCTTATTAGAAAGATTATTAAGAAGAAAAGAGAGAATAAGTAATTGAGGAGATGAGAACATGGTAATGAGAGATAAAAGTTATAAAACAGTAGAGATTATTACTCTTATATGTTTTTCAATTAGTGTTATTACAGTATGTATTACACGCTTTATTCCATTTATTTTTCTGATATTACTCACATTCCCAATTTCTTTTAAATTATTAAAAGGGAAGGTTGACAGCCTTCCCAAGAATAAGGAGGACAAAAAATATGTCAATTAGTTTAGTTAAAGGTCAGAAGATTGACCTTACAAAAGGCAATGCAGGTTTAAACAAAGTCGTATTTGGTCTTGGATGGGATACAAATAGATACGATGGTAATGCAGATTTCGATTTGGATGTATCAGCATTTTTTACTGATGATTCAGGAAAGGTAACAGGCGAACAGGATTTTGTATTTTATGGTCAGCCACAGCACCCAAGCGGAGCATTGATTTATTCTGGCGATAATAGAACAGGTGTAGGTGATGGCGATGACGAGACAATGATTGTTGAGTTAAATAAGATTCCATCTAATATTACAAAGATTAGTTTCTCAGCGACAATTTATGATGCAGAAAATCGTTTACAGAATTTCGGAATGGTTGATAATTCGTACATTAGAGCATACAACGCTGATACAAATGAGGAACTTTTCAAATATGAACTTAATGAGGATTTCTCATTAGAGACAGGTGTTATTGCAGGTGAGTTGTATCGTAAGAACGGTGAATGGAAGTTTAATGCAGTTGGTTCAGGTTACAATGGTGGTTTAGCTGCTATTGGTAGAAATTTTGGTTTGGATTTATAAAATGGAAGGAGAATATATATGTCAGTAAATTTAGTCAAAGGACAGAAAATTAATTTATCTAAGGAAGTAGCAGGTGGTCTTACAAAGATTATGGTAGGACTTGGATGGGATGCTGTTAAGAAAGGATTATTTGGCTCTAAGCCAAACATTGATTGCGATGCTTCGGCAATTATTTTGGGAAAAGATGATAAGTATCGTACATGTGTTTATTATGGTGACAGATCAGCGGAAGACAGATGTGTGTATCATCATGGCGACAACCTCACAGGAGATGGAGACGGTGATGATGAGCAGATTACAGTTGATCTTGCGAATATTACAAATAAGGTTGAGAAGATTGTATTTGTAGTAAATATCTATGATTGTATTTCAAGAAAGCAGGATTTTGGACTTATCAAGAATGCGTACATTAGACTTGTTGATGAGTCAACTGGTAAGGAAATTTGTAAATACAATCTTTCAGATGATTATGCTGGCAAAACAGCAATGGTATTTGCAGAGGTTTATAAGAAAGACGGAGAGTGGAAATTTAACGCTATCGGTCAGGGAACAAATGATTCAAGTATTAGCGAATTAACAAGAAGATACAAATAGGAGGATTTAATTATGTCAGTTTCGTTAAGTAAAGGACAGAGAGTAGATTTAACAAAGGGTAGACCGTCATTAAAAAACATTCTTGTTGGACTTGGATGGGATATTAATCATTATGACGGAGAAGCAGATTTTGATCTCGATGCCTCAGTGTTTATGACAAAAGAGAATGGCAAGGTTGGCAAGGATGAGGATTTCATTTTCTATGGTAATCTTGAACATAGTTCAAAGAGTGTAAAGCATATGGGAGACAACCGTACAGGTGAGGGAGATGGAGATGATGAGGTTATTAAGATTAAACTTGATAAAATCCCATCAGACTATGAGACTCTTGCTGTGACGGTTACAATTTATGATGCTGAGAGCAGACTTCAGAATTTCGGTATGGTTGGAAATGCATATGTGCGTGTAGTAGACGAAGAGACAGGCGAGGAACTTATTCGTTTCGATTTAAGCGAAGACTTCTCTACGGAGACTGCGTTAGTCGTAGCTGAAATTTATAAACATAATGGCGAATGGAAGTTTAAGGCTGTAGGAAGTGGCTATAATGGTGGATTAAAAGCATTATGTAATCAGTATGGAATTGATGCAGAGTAGGAGGACTGTATGACAAATTTTATGTTTATTGTAATTGTGGCGATTGTATTAATTGCACTGGTTCTTTTCTTTACTCCTTTTGGTAAACAGCTTCGAGTAAAGTTTAAAGGAAGAACGGATGAAGTAATGCGTCAGGATGCACAGACACCAGAAGGTGCTAGAGATTATTACAACGCAGCTATTAGAGAAAAGGAAGATTTTTATAACAGGGCATCTGCTACATATGCTGAAATCTCAGGAAAACGTGATACAGCAGAAAAAGACTTGTATCAGGCGAATAAAGATATTATGCGTGTTACACAGCAGATTAACGCTTGTCTTGATGAAAACAAAGAGGATGAGGCAATGCAGTATGCAATGAAGAAGTCTACTTTGGAGAATAAGATTAATGTACTAAAAGATACAATCGAAGAGATGAAAGAAGCACAGGCTCACCAGAAAGACATTCGTGATCAAGCAGCCGAAGAATTGCAGAAACTTAAAGAGGAAAAGGAACAGGTTCTTTTTCAGATGGAAGCCGATAGCCAGATTATTGAACTTCATCAGAGTATGGATAGTCTTAATACGAATAATGAGAGCGATAGAATGCTTGAAAGAGTTCGTGAAGGCGCAAGAAAGACAAGAGAACGTGCAGAAGGAAGTAGAATTGCATATGATTCTAGCGCACAGGCTAATGAGAGAAGACTTGCTAATTCTGAAAGAGAGCGTAATGCTCGTCAGATCCTTGATGATATGAAGAGACAGAGAGGTAATAAGTAATGATTGTATTAAACATTGGAGTTTTCGTAATCTGTCTCGGTGTATGCTTTGGAGCAGGTTTTATTGTAGGAAAACGTAAGAAGAATAAATAATTCAAGAGTTGGTAGGTGTCATAGCCTACTGACTCTATCAATACACCATATGTAGTGATTGCAAAACACAATACATACTATATATGGTGTATAAATTGTATTAGAAAGAAACGCACATTTCTTGCGGAATTTTGGAGGTGAAAAACATGAAGATAATTGGCTGGGAAAGAAAAGGTAATGTAGTTAAATTTGCGTTGGGCGATAATCATTTAAAGGATTGGAGTGGCGATGATTGGAATGATGCTCCATATGAACATAATGCATGTACAACTCCTTTATTTGGCATTGAAAAATACTTAGAAGTTGCATTTACATATGAATCATCAATATTAGAACCATGTGATGATTATAATTATCACGGTAATTCTCCGTTTTGTATGGATGATTTTAAGGAAAGAAAAGTGCCATTTATGATAATTGATACGACTGGAGAAGAGATGTATTATTCGAAAGCATTATTGAACAATAAAAATGCTTTTGTTTTTATGGGTGATAATATTGATAAAATTCAATGGGATAAACTCAATGGAACAATTATAGGATAATGAGGTGAGCAATGTCAAACTTATATGTATATTTAATATGTTCTCGCAACAAGGACAATAAGGATATTCCAAACTTTAAGGAACGAGCCAAGACAATTCTTGAGTACAAAGAAAATGGAGATAAAGTAATTGAGGCTTTTAAGAGTTTTGCAGCTAAAGGACTTCCTGGTGAACAGACAAGACTATATAGATCAGTCAATTCAAGGAACGAAGAAAAAATCAGAGAAGAATTTATTATCCGTCTGTTGAGAGACAAACCAAGTATGACACAGCTTAATCGTACATTGGCATCTGTTGCACAGCAGGTACAAAATCGTGATGAGAGTAAATGGATGTTTGATTTTGATGTAGATGATGAGCTATTGATGAATGATTTTGTCCACGAGATAGCTATGTATTCGGAAATTCCATTGTTAGATATACAGGTATATAAAACTCCTCATGGTTATGCAATTATTGTCCCACATGGTTTTGATATAAGAGGGCTTATGGAAGAATGGAAAGATTATGACATCACATTGAAAAAAGATGAGTTGTTGTTTTTGAACATGATAACGAATGAGGTGGAAGAGTGAAATTAACAATTGATATTCCAAAAGGATATGAAAGAGATTTTATAGCTGATAAGTTTAAAGATTTCTTTTCAAGAGTAATTACAGATATAGACTATAGCGATCTGTGTGGTAATTATGAAAAAGAAATTGCAGAAATGTTTTTAGAAGCATTTGACAAAGCTATTATTGGTGATACTAATCTAAATGCTAATGTTATTCCAGTTGAAAATATATCTTTTGACAAAGAAGATATGAAGAAGATGATTCAAGACGAATTAAAGAAGTTCCAAGTAGAGAATAATCTAATATAGAAGTAATTCTATTCACGGCTGATCAGCCAAATTTCCCCAAAAAGTAACAAGAAATATTTTTTTCATTCGATTAGGCAAACGTGCCTATTTTCGGGTGATTTTACAACAAAATAATATTAAAAAGAAAGGATTTAACAGTAAATTCTAGGTAATTATGGTTACGTAACCTCTGTAGATTAAAGGATTTTGACAGAGAATAAAGAAAAAAATAATTATTATGAGAAGAACTGGAAGTTAGTAAACTTCTGTGAGTTCGATAAATATGCAACACGTTCTTATTGTGCTATTCACAATGAGAATGAAAGTAAAAATCTTGGCGATATTACTAAAGTTGATGAGACAAAACTTGAACCATTTAATATGATTTGTGGAGGGTCACCCTGCCAAGATTTTTCGGTCGCTGGTAAGCAGAAAGGTTCTATGTGGACTTGTAAAGATTGTGGACATGAGTATAATCCACTGACAGTTCATTGGTCAGAAAGAGATAAATGTCCATGCTGCGGAAGTAATAATATTGAGAAGACTCGATCTTCTTTACTTGTAGAATATCTGAGAGTTATCAGAGCAAATAAACCAAATTTCGGTATGTATGAGAATGTAAAGAATATTGTAGGGAAACAGTTCAAAGATACATTCAAAATGTTTACAGATGAGTTGGACGAGTATGGTTACAATGTGTACTGGAAAGTTCTCAACGCAAAAGACTATGGTATTCCACAGAATCGAGAGCGTGTGTATCTGATTTTTATTAAAAAAGAATTGGATAACGGTAAGTTTACATATCCTGAACCATTTGATAATGGAATGAGATTAAAAGATATTCTTGAAGAGAATGTTGATGAAAAATTCTATATTTCAGAAGATAAAGTGCAGAAAATTCTCAATAGTAATTTTATGCAAGAAAAATTAAGAATTCAGGATGTGAATTCATCTTGCAGTTGTTTGCTTGCGAGAGATTACAAAGATCCAAAATGTGTACCAATGAATAATTCAGATACAAATCATCCTATGAGGATTGGTAATATTTATGGAGAACAATTTGGTACTGGATATGCGGGCAACGTATGGGATGAAAACGGTGTATCACCAACTCTAATGACTTGTACAGATGGCGGTAGACAACCGCATATTACAGAAATAATGAATAATAAAGTGGCAATTAAACAAGCTACGAAGAAAGGTTACATTGAATGTGAGGTAGGTGGTGTAGCAGATTTATCATATCCTGAATCTAAGACTAGAAGAGGAAGAGTTCAAGAAGATGGTAATATTTGTCCAACGATTACTGCAACAGAGACAGGTGTTTGCAGGATTGAATCACCTATTCGTGTCAGAAAGCTTACTCCGAAGGAATGTTTCAGACTTATGGGACTCTCAGATGAAAATTTTGATGCTGCTGAAAAGATGGTTAGTAATAGTCAGTTGTACAAGCAAGCAGGTAATTCCATCGTAGTAGATGTTTTGTATTACATATTAGTTGAGTTATATAAGGTTATGCCATATTTATTTGATGATTTAAAACTAAGTAGTTTCTTCTCAGGAATTGGTGCTTTTGAGATTGCATTGAATAGATTATATGAGAGCATTAATACTGGAAATTTTCGTCAGCCACAAGTGGATTAAGTTCTGCTTGTGGTGATTTAGATAAGAAAATTTATGTATATGATGACTATAATAGCAGGTTTATAAAAGATTAAGAACGAATGGGAACTATCACAACAAACATCGGAGCAAGTGCATTACGAAATGGAATAAAACTTATTGAAATATCAAATGTTTGTATTGATGATACACAAGGTTTTGATGGAGTAAGATTTTATAATGGCTACACGCCAACTTTAAGAAGCCAACGAAGCGGATTAAAAGTTTTTGAAGATACAAGTAGAGAATAATACAATAAGTAGTTGAAAAAACAAAACAATATATAGTGTGGAAATATTGTAATACATCCTATATATTGCATAAAAATTAAGACCGATTGAAAGCGGAACTTCTTTTTTAACGAAAGGAGAGAATATGGAAGGAATAACTAGGAATATAAAAGACGAAAAACAGTCTATCCGTAATGAACTTATTCAGAGAATTAAATATTGTGGACAATATATAGTAGACAACGCTGAAATAATCCTTGGAGAAGATAAATATCTTGCCGATTTATATTTGACATGTAACTTTTTTGATAGAAGTGAAGCTCCATATGTAACTGTCAATAAAGATATAATCCCAGATGGTTTTATTGAAGAAAGATAACTTGTGAAGACGATAGGAGAATAAGTATGTATCCAGAATACGATGATTTTTATGAGCCAAGTGAAGGTGAAATGTTTTTTGATGAAATGAAAGAAAAGTTCAGAGAGATTTTACGTGAAGATGTAAACTCTGAAATTAACAGATTAACAAAAGAAAATGCAGAATTAAGACAGAAAGTTAAAGAGTACAATGATAAAAATTGGGATCTGTCTCGTAGAGAAAATGATTTACAGTACAAGATAGACAATTACAAACGAGAGGTAGAAAACGATTTTTACAATAAAACAATGGAAGAAGTTTTTGAAAAATTATTAGAAGACTCAGAAGTGTGGTATGCAGAACATGTTCCTCATGAGAAACCAAAATGTAATTTATGTAACGAGGAAAGAAAACTTATTGCAGTATATCCAAATGGTGAAACTGTAACCAAGGATTGTGAATGTTCTCGACCAGTATATATTTATGAGCCAGCTATTTCATTGAATAAAGAGATTAAATTTCATAAAGCATATAAGCCAAGATACAGTGATAAAAAGAAAATCTATTTTACTAAAAATCACGAACCAAACAAGGATTATGCAGATGTATACGATTATTATAGTGAATTTAGGATAGAGAGTATTTTTGATGATTTTAACGATGATGTAATTCTATGTCACAATGGTAAAAGATATGGAGAAAAAATTGCATTCAGAAGTAAAGAGGCTTGTCAGAAATATTGTGATTGGCTTAATAAGGAGAATAAGTAAATGAATAAAGCTGTTTTAGTGTTAGATATGCCAAGTAGTTGTGATAAATGTCCATGTTTTTGTGGTCATTATTCTGATATGTGCTGCATGGCTTTAAATAACCGTACAATTGATTATCCATATCCGAAAGATTTTAGACAAAGATGGTGTCCATTGAAAGAATTATCAGATGAAAAACACAATGATGAATATATGGATGAATATTGTGATGGCTATGATGATGGATGGAACTCATTAAGAAAGAAAATTTTAGGTGAAGATAATGAATAAACTATGTGAAATTTGTGATACAAGAAATAGACTTGGGATGTGTAAAGGCAGAGACGGAGATTTTCAATATTGTTTTAGAAGAGTTGGTTCTACGAACGGATTGGAAGAAACAATTACTCCATTTAATACGTTACATGAATTATATGAGAAGTGTAGTTGGCTTAAATGGATTGTTCCTGAAACACTTGTACTGGAAAATGAACCATATGGTAGAGGAAACGATATGGTGTTGCTTTGGGGACAATCCGAAAGACAATTAGGAACAAATGAAGGTCAGCCAGTAGGTTATGTTATAGCTAATGTAACAGAAGATATGGAGGGAATTTTGTATTCGGAAGAATCATAGATTTCATAGGAAGAAAAGGAGACAACAATGGCGGTTGAATTAAAAGTAAACGTTATCAATCAATTAAAACTATTAAGGCAAAGCACGTTTAAGGACATATATTGCTTTCTTGACGAAGATGTGCAAAATGCCCAAAGAGCAAAAGCAACAGAAGTTAAAGTTACAATTGATAGATATGAAAATAAAGTGGTTATAGAGAACAATGGAAATATTTTAACAAATCCGCAAGCATTATTTTCTATTGCAGAAAGTGGTTGGGATGAGAGTGTGAGAAGTTCTGAAAATCCTTTTGGCATGGGGTTCTTTAGTAATATTACAGTCAGTAATTTAATCAATGTTCATTCTGGAAACACATATATTACATTTGATGTAGAAAAAATGATTGCAACCAGTAACACAGAAATTGAAGTTGAAGAATTAGATGATTACTATAATGGTTTCAAGCTTGTTTTGAACAATTTTGATTTTGAAACAGCAAATAGTTGGGATATTGAAGAAAGAGTAAAAATACTTGGAAAATATGTTCATGAATTGGATATTTATTATAATGGAGAATTAGTTGAAAAGAAAGATTTAACTGAAGGAGATGATAGTGAATACCAATTTTCAATAGAAGATAATGATTGTAGTGGATGGATTGCTCTTGCAGGTAACTATAGTTGGGGAGAGAATGTTAATATTTTCTATAAGGGTAGGTTAGTCTCAAAATTAGAAAACTTGCCATATTTAAAAGGAGACTTACATGTAAGTGATAAAACATTAAACCTTACTTCACCTGATAGAAAAAATATTATAAAAGATGAAAAATTGAATGCGTTTCGAGATTTGGTTAAATTGTATGTAGAAGAATATTGTAATTCCTTGTTAATGAAAGGAATTGAAGATATAAACAACTATTCATCATGTATTGGATATTATGTGAATAAAAAGAATGTAAAAAATCTTATAAAATTTATGACTTTTAAAAGTAATAATGAGGAAGATATAAAATATTTAAAAGGGGTAGCGATTGCAAGAAGAAAAGATAAAAATATTGATAGTTTCAAAGGATATGAATTGTTTTTAAGAAAAGAAGCAGCCTCACAAAATGAACAGATTGTGCAAGAAGTAACAATAATCCCTGAATTGCAGAATAGACCTAGTGAGGCAAGAGGACGTATATATCATGAAGGATCTTATTCAAGTAGAGATGGATATGTAGAAATTCCAGAAATTAAAGAGCAAGATTTGATTGAGCAGAAAGGTTCAGTAATTTTAAAAGAAAAAGAACCAGTATTTTTCATAGCCTTTAATGAAGTAGAACAGTATGAATACAAATTGAATATAGCAAAACATTATGATTTAAAAATTATTGTGAGCAGGAATGATGTTGAAACTTCAATCTTAAAAATAATGAAGGAATCAGATAATGTTTTACATATTTCTGAATTAAAGGAAGATGTCATAGTAAAGGGTTGTTTATCTAATACAGAACTCTCTGTTCAGGAAAACAGAGCAATGATGTTATTTGATATGATTAGCAGGATACTTGGATTTGATCATAATGTGTTTTCCATTGGAGATTTAATGGTAACAAAATCCATAACAATTGAAACACTTAATGTAGACGAGGAATTAGTGGAGTCTGATATTGTTGCGCTGAAAGATAGTTTAAATAAAAAGGTATATATTGACAGAAGTATTCTTAATAAGAATCACTTGAGAGAAGATATAAACGAAAACTTAGATGTCAGAGATTATCAATTTATTATGGCAAATTTTAAGCAATTAATGAAGGAAGTATCTTTGATTGCAGATATGAACGAAGATGATTGCGAAGAAAAGGTACTTAATATTTTGGGTAACTGCGCATAAGAAATTGGATTTCTTTTGGAGGTTTAAATGGGATTAATTGAAAAATATGAAAAAAGAAAACTAAGATATGAGAAGCAACTTTCTCAAATGTCAGATGATAGTGAACTATCAGAGTATGGATTTTGGGATAAAGGGTATCTGCGTGGGAAAATTGCAATATGTGATGATATTATAGACGATTTGAATAATATCTTAATTAAGTACAATGAAAAGTAATGACATCAAGTTTAAAGGAGAATAAAACAACAGGAGGTAAGCAACATGGAATATAGAGAGATTGATTTTGTTCATGGTTGGACTATTGAACGAGCCGTAAAGGAATTACATGAAAGAGCAAATGATGGTAATAAATATTGTGGTAAATTCAATGAGAATAAACTAACATCTGATATGTCTTTAGATGATGCTTATATGCTTTGCACCGGAAAAACTTTAGAGCAATTTAATAAAGAACAAGAAGAGAGTCGTCAAAGATTAATTCAAGAAGAGGAAGAACATAAAAGAAAAATTCCTGAATTATCAAAGTATTGGATAGAAGAAGGTCATAAGGTTTTATCTAAAGATAAATGGGAGATGTGGGATAAATGCGTTCCTGTTCGACTTGGTGATCTATATAGGGGAATGGAGCTTGGTCAGTGCTTAGATATTATTAAAACTGTTAAAGAAAAATCTATCCAAGACGGAATTGATGTTATGAATAATCTGCATTCTGGCATCTCATGGGGATTAATGAAGTCTATGATTAGAGAATTTTGTGATCGTGGTAATGAGTTCTTAGAACAGTTAGGAGAATAATATGGCAGGATTTGTCTCAAAACAACCAAATGGATTATATTGTAGATTTTCGACTGTCACAGATTGTCCTACGACATGGAATATGACAAGAGAAGATTATATCAATATGAAAATGCAGGAAGCAAAAGAAGACGCTGAAGATGTGTTGGATAATTATTTGAAGCCGTTTGATATGGTGATGGATATGTATTATCCAAACAATATGACAAAAGAGGAATTTGATAAATTCCTTGAAGAGACTGGATATAGTAAAGGAGAATAAATCATATGAAGAAGAAAATTTTAGTAGTTGCATTAGGCTTAACATTATGTTTTGGAATGACAGGATGTCAGTCTGTTACAAAAGATTTTGGTGGATCAACAACAATCGAGCTTGAACCAAACCAGAAACTTGAAGAGATTACATGGAAAGATGATTCATTATGGTATCTTACAAGACCTATGACAGATGACGACATTGCAGAGACACATACATTTCAACAGTCATCAAATTTTGGAGTGTTTGAGGGTACTGTAACAGTTATTGAGAAGAAGGAATAACATGATAGACAACGAATTACGTCAGCAATATAGACAAGCTGTTGATGATTTGAGAGTAGCATTTAAGAAGACTTGTTTGTACAGATTTTGCGAAGAAGTTGTAAAGAGATTAAGTAAGATTTTGAGATAGTAAAGGAGAAGAATTGAATATGAAATTTAAAGGAATTGAATTAAAGGATAATACAGAAGCGGAATTATTAATCGCAATTGAAATAGTAAATATTAGCGATGAAGACGAATTAGACGAATATGGTGAAGAACTGGAAGAAACATTATATGATGAGGTTTTTGATTATGATAACTGCGATGTTTATACTGAATTTTTAGATGGTGATCTTTTAAATGTGCGTTGTGATGATATTACATTTGATGAGAAAGGTGTTGAGCTTATTACAACAATTTACAAAGATATTATAGAAGCAAACTTAGATAATATTAATGTAATGATAGGTGTTCATGTTGATGGCGGTGAATGGTTTAAAAGAGAAGATGGTTCTGAATATAATGAAGATGTTGTTACTTTGGAAGAGTTTTTAAGTAATATTGAATATTAAAAAGTAACAGTAAAACCACGTTTCATTCGAGGAGGTGATTGAGTGGATACATCATGTGAAACTTGTAAATGTAATACCTGTAAGATGAATGAAAATGGTGGCATTTATGGTGGATGCTTTGATTGTGAAGATTGTAAAGAGCAAAATCTGTACTGTGAAGATTGTTCAATGTATGAATACGACAAATACAGATTGAGTAATTAGGAGAACAACAGTATGAATAAGAGACAGAAAGAGAAATTCATTAAAAAGAATATGACGAAACTAAGGAAGATACATCCAAATGAAGGCGATGTTGTAGTTCTTCAGTGGAATCCAGATAGTGAATATATAGATTTTGATACCATTGTTGAGTTTTATAAAGCATGGGAGAACGCAGGAACTTTTGATAAATGTGGTGCTGCTATTGTTCCATGTGATTTTAAGATTTTCAACAAGGAAGAAGCTCAGATATTTATTGATAAGTTACAGAGCATTGTAGATCGGATGGGAGAATAAATGAATATACAAACAATTGAAGGTTTAGGTTATAAAATCCTCATAACTGAGTATATCACTAAAGATGTTCAAAGAAGAACTCACAAGAAAAAGCGTATTAACAAGAAGTGGTTGAAAAGATACGGCATAAAAATTATACCAGATAACACGAAAATACTTCTAGTGAATAATACACTTATGATGACAGGAAAATGTTATGAAAAACTAAGAAAATTCGCAGATAAAGATGCTGATAGTATGGAAAAATTTTTGAAAGAAGCTACTAAGAAACAATCTCAATAAAGAAGCATTTCAAATGATTTTATCTAAGAGCGTTTCTGCTCACAATTTCCAAATAAAAGAGAGAATAATTAAATATAAGGAGGTATAAAACTTGCAGATAAGAATTGTTGGTTTTAGTGACAGATATGATGATTATAAGCTTCTTGGATACACAGAAGCAGAGAATATATCAGAAGTTTTTAAGACACTAGATTACATGAGAAAGAATGAAATTCCGCTAATAATCAACACAAACGATATGATATCATTGATACAGATGGAGAAGAATATTACATAGATAGTATTACAATGGTATTTCCAAAAGTGAGTGGTGAGATTGGAAGTTGTATTACTGTTTATGTAGAAGATGTTTAGGAGAATAAATATGTGTAACCGTTGTAATTATGACTCGCCTGACAATCGGATATATTTAGATCCACTGACGAATGAATATTATTTAGACATAGAAACTTCTGAATGGGATGAATATGATGACGGATTTGTTCATCAGCGAGAATATATTGCATATTGTCCTTGGTGTGGAAGAAAATTAGAAGAATAAAATACAAGAGGTGATTCGATGAGATGCAGAGATTGTCCTTATGGGATTGAAGATTTTACATTAAGAACAGAAATGTATAAATCTGTATATGGTGAATATCCAGATGAAGATAGAGCCAATCAATCAGAACAGTTTGTTTGGTGTGATAAAGTTGGTGGTAAAGTATATTCTTTTGGTCATTGTAGTGATTGGTATGAACAAGACGAAGAAAATTATAAGAATCATTCTAAGAAAAAGAGAATAAATAAACGTGAGAGATATTTGAAACATCAGAATCACCTCAGATATTTATATGAAACTGTTGGTGGTTATTATCCAACGCCTGTTAGATATGTGGATGAAATATGGATTAAGGGTATTGGTTATATTAAAAATCCAAAGCCATATTATCAGAGATTGTATCGTGGCAAGAAAAGTAAATATTTAAAACAGTTATCTAATAGGAAAATACGTAAATATAAAGGTGAGTTGCATAATGGCTATCAGCACATCCATAAAATTTTTGATTGGTGGAATGAATTTTGTTAGGAGAATAAATATATGAAGATAGAGTTAATCAAATTAAAATTCAATGATACTTGTGCATATAAGTATAAGCCATTTAAGTATTGTTGTGATGAAATTCAAAATGATAAAGCTATTGTATTTACAGGTGAAGATTTGGTATGTAACGATACTTTTGGATTAGTAGTAAGAGATTCAGATGACACTATAATTCCTCAATTTTGCAATTCATACACCGAAACATTTAACTCTTGGGGTGATGAGTATGAGCAGACAGACAATTATCCAATTCAGTTCTGTCCTCATTGCGGAGAGAAGATTGAAATTTCAGTCGTAGAAGAGATTGATGTATCTGATAAATATGAAGAATTAACTAAGCAGCGTGATGAATTATGGAAGAAGTGTCGGAGAACAGATAGCAAAAAGAAAGAATCTGAGCTAAGAGAGCAAGTCAGAAAGCTGGATGACCAGATTAACGGTTTTTATTGGTTAGATGAGTGGAAAGGAGAATATTAAAATGGAAAACAGATTATTATGGGAAAATGACGTAATTAAAGCAATTAGAAATCATACCAATATCATTGGACAGTTAGAGGATGATATAACTCATGTTCTTGATGATGTGCAATCAGTAACAATAGTTGGCTCAAAACAAGCATTAGATAACTTACAAGTAGAGTATAAGCAAGTACAGAAACAGAAGCGAGTTGAACTATTCGAGAATAAAGATGTCGTTTTAGAGCAGAGAGGAAATAAATATTACTTATCTCTGTACGATAAGAAGGGAAATTTCCAGAGAGAAGTCACTATTTAGGTCAAGGATAATTACAAGGTTGGACTTGGAAATTGTAAGTAAATTCAGGATTCCTTTGACTTTAAGTAACTTCACAGTAAAGCAACATATCATTTGAAAAATAAAAATTATAAAGGAGAATATTAAACATGGAAACAATTTTAAAATTATTAGCAGAGAACCCAGAAAGTTTAGGAGAGGTAGTAAAGACATATATTACAAAATATAAAAAGCCTGTATATGATGTTCTGAAGGAACTCATGATTATTGCAAAGGATTATTCTGAGAATACTGAGTATCCTGCAATTCAGGCTAGAACTAAGAAGAATATGTTTGATGCATATGTAAGTGTTGGTTTTACAGAGGATCAGGCATTAGCACTTATGATTAACGACAATATTCAGCTTATGAAGAATATTCAGAAGTCAGTTAATAATACTTCTGTAAAGAAGAGCAAGTAGTGGTTTCGCAGTAAACCAATCTTTCTTGTGAAAATTTTTAATCATATCTAAGCCATTCGGCTATGGGAATCCCGACAAATAAGAGAATATTACAGTGTAACTAATAAAAATATTACATATAAAGGAGATTTTTAAATGAAGAACACAAATTGGAAAGTGCCAGTAATTATTGGCGTAGGAGTATTAGCAGTTATTTTGATGATTGTATTTGGTGTACAGAGTTCACAGAATAAGGCTATTGCACTTGAGGAGCAGGTAAACACAGCATCATCAGATATTAAGGTACAGGAAAAGCGAAGAGTTGACCTTGTATATAACCTTGCTGATTGCGTAAAACAGTATGACAAACATGAAGCTGATACATTAACAGCAGTTGCAGATGGTCGTGGATCAACAGGAGATATTGAGAATGTAACAACAGCTATTACAGCAGTTGCAGAAGCATATCCTGAATTGAAGTCCAATGAGAACTACAAGACTCTTATGAATGAGTTATCTATGACAGAGAATATGATTGCAGAGTATCGCAGCAATTACAATAAGCAGATTAAGGAATACAAGAGATATATAAGAAAGTTCCCTACAAAACAGTTTCTTGGATTACTTGGATATGAAGTGCAGGAATATGAGTATCTGGATTACAATGCACCAGTTGATGCTCCACAGTCGTTGTTCAAAGAGGATTAGTATATGAAATATGGTTTTGATTTTGGCAATTTTGAAATAACAAAACGTGAAATCTTGGCTAGTATTTCTATCATTGCAGTTATGATTCTGTTTGGTATTCTGATTTCTTCTAAGATTTCAGAATATCAAATGGATAAAAATGAAATTTATAACAAAGCTGTTAAGATAGAAAGTCAAGAAATGTTCCAATATGGAATGGATACAAATGTTGGTAATGCGTTTGTATATGGTGATTTGAAAGCAGTTGATACAGTTACATATCCTGAAATTGGTGGAGAATATATGTATGTAGAAAAAGTCAAAGAGCGATACACAATGCATACAAGACAAGTAGCTCATACAAGAACTGTTAATGGCAAATCACAAACTTATTATACAACAGAAACATATTGGACTTGGGATAGAGTCGGGAGTGAAGATATTAAGTGTAAAGAAATATCATTTTGTGGAGTAAATTTCACAAGTAATAAAATTGATTTACCTGGTACTGATTATATTGACACTATCAAGGAATCAAGTAATGTGAGATATAAGTATTATGGTGTTGGAACTGAATATAAAGGAACAATTTTTACAGATTTAAGAGATAAAACTATTCCAGATAATACATCCTTTTATAATAATTCAACTATTGATGAGACGATAGAAAGGCTAGAATCTGATTTTCCAATTATTATTTTCTGGATCTTTTGGGTTATTTTAATCGGTGGAATAGTGTTTGGTTTCTATTATTTAGATAATAGATGGTTGGATTAGGATTTTTTCAAGTGAGGTTAGAGGATAAATGGACAAAAAAAATTAAAAATAAATTAATTGAATGGGTAAAGAACAATTATAGTCCAAAGGCATGTGGATATACAGAAATGAGATCTTCTGGAAATGAATCCGATGTATTTTGTGACGGATATGATTGTGGCATATCAAACGCTGCATATGAAATTGGTTGTATTCTTGGTATGAAATTAAAAGAACCTGAAGAGCAGGACTATGGCTTCTAAAATTTAAATGAAATTTTTCTTTCCCTTGGACAGATTGGAGGTGTGAAATGAAAAAGTATTATAGACAAGTAATCGCATTTCTTTTGGTATGGTTTTGTAGTGGTATAACGATGTATTCATATCAAGTAGAAAATAAAATACTTGGAATTACTTTTACATTTTTAAGTTTTTTATATTGGTTCATTATAGATAAAGATGATTAGGAGAATAAGTACATGACACAATTACCAAAAACAAGTTGTAGTATTCCGATGCCAGAAGTTATAGCTATTCGTGACACTAGAATTATTGCAAAAATTAAGTTATGTGGTGGTGCTGTAACGATTAATGTTAATGAAACAATGGCATGGAAAAAACCAACTGATGAGCAGATTAAAAATTTACACGATTTATTCTGTATTGATGTTGAAATATTAGACAGGGGAGAATAACATTATGAAAGCATATTTAGTAGAGCGACCTGCAAGTGGTTGGTGTCAAGATTATGTAATGGTAATTATCGCACAAGATGAAAGACACGCTGAAAGAAAAGCAAGAGTAAGTTCAGATGACTTCAAGAAGTGTCAAGAGATTACCATTACAGAAATTGATATGAATGAAGAACAGTGTGTTTTGACAGCAAATACAGGTGCATAGGAGGATAGTAACATGAGAACAGAGAATATAGAAGTAACATTTAAAATTCCAATTCCAGTTGATAAACCTGATTTGAACGGTGTCATATATTCCAAAGAAGCAATTAGAAATGCTTATAAAAATGTAAAGGATGTTCCGATTGAAATGTCATGTAGTGATGGTCAGTTTCTTCCTATTGGAGTAGCACAGGAAGTTGAGTTAATTGAAGACGAAGATGGTATGTATATTACAGGCGTTGGTCTTGTTTGGCATGGTGGTACAGAAGAAAGTGTTGAAATTAAGGATAGTAAGGTAACTAGCTTTAAAGTGAATGGCATTGGAATTGTAAAAGAGTAGGAGATAAAGATATGGATAATTTAACACACAGAGAAGAAGTAAATCTTTATGAAGCAATTCAAAAATCGTTTCCTAAAATTCTAATCAAAGATCTTACAGAGCATGAAAGAATTTGTCCTGTATGTAATGGTCTTGGAATGAGAATTGAAGACAATGTTTATGGGATTAAAGGTGACAACTCTGAAGCTGGTAGAAAATACCATTTTCCATATAAGCATCAAGCACTTTCGTTTTGTCAGAGTTGTTATAACGGAGTGCAGCGATTGTGTCCTTATTGCGGAGAGCCTTATAAAAATCAGGCTTATTTACATTGCGACTGTGAAGGACAGAAGAAAGTTGACGAAGAAGAGAGAATAAAGAAGTGGAATGATAAAGTATCTAAAGCAGTTCCAGTTGATGAAAAAGATGTAAGCACAATGCTTTACTGTGAGGAATTTGACGAGTATTACGCCACTGTTGATGATTTCTTTGATGATTATGCATGTAATCATGAAGAAGATAGTGAAGAAGATAGCGATGAAAGACCCGTAAGATTATGGGTAACTTCTGTTGAGACGATTTCTATTGATGCAACCAATGTCATTGAAAATGCTTGTAGCGATTTACATGAAAATGCATATGAACGGTGTGATGAGGGTTCTTTACAGAAATTATTGGATGATTGGTGTAAGGAACAGACAGGAACAACTACATATTATCCTTGTTTTAAGCAGTATGTAGAGATCGATTGGAGTAAATATTCAGAGGAATAACAGAAAATAAATATCTGTGAGGTGATGAAGTGAAATATATAGAACGAAAAAATTATAACAAGGTGATAACAGTTAAACTTGTAATTCCAGGTGGTTGTAATGCGAAATGTCCGTTTTGTTACAATAAAGACAAAGATATGTCGTGTGATAAACAACAGTTTTTAGATAATTTCATCGAATCACTTGATGATATTATAACAAGAATAGGTGGTAAAAATCCTATATCAGTTGATATAACTGGCGGTGAACCTACTTTAGATCCTGAATATTTATCAAAAATATTTATCAAACTGAAAGAGTTCAATATTAAATCAAAGGTTCTTAGAGTAACTATGACAACAAATGGTTCTCATCTAAAAGAAGTAATCCCATATATGAAAGATGTTGTTGATTATGTAAATATTTCAATTCACGATTGGCAACCAATAAGGAGAGAAGAAATACTTGGATTTTGTTTCAATAGAATTGACTACAAGGATATGATTCAGCAGCTCAACGATATTGGAATTACAGTATCAGCATGTGCAGTTATATTTAAGAAAATTCCAAACTTTGTAAAGTGGAGAGATTTCTTCATTGATTGGGCGAAAGATGTAGGGTTTATTGCAGTAAGATTTAGATGTGATGTTTTCTGGAATGATGCTGATGTGTTTGATTCCTATTTAACAGAGTCAATGAGTGAGACTGATAAATTTGATGTTATAGATTATGAAAACACAACGGATTCTCATTGGTGTAGACTTCGCAGAAAAGATAAGATGAGAGTATTTTTCTTGCATGGTGTTTTAGACACCTCAATCAAGACAAAAGGTATTGAATATGTAATAGATACTGATGGTCGCTGTTATTGTGATTATTACAGAAGGACAAAAGTAGAAGATTATCAATATGAAGTTGGAAAGATTTATGATGCAGTGAGTGATTAAATAGAGAATAAATATTTGTGAGGTAGTATTTAAAATGGGTTATTGTTTTAATTTATATACACCAGATATGAAAGAACAGGATAGTGGAAAATTTGTAGCTTGTGAGAGATTGTTGTTTTCTAATAATGTACCATTTACTGTTAATACAATTGGATATTACGAACAGTATATTGGTGGTAAATATTTGGATATTTATAACAGTGTTTGTATTTTAAATGAGCAACAATGTGAAATTGCAGATGAATATACAGGAACGACATTCTTTACAGATTTTATTAAAAAACATGACTGTAATGGAATGTTCATACAGATAACATGAAAAAAGATTCATTTCTTTAGGAAGTTTTAACAGATAGGAGTGATATAAACGAGAGTATATAAAGATAAACAGTATCTCATTTTTGATTATGAAGATGGACGTACTGTAAAATATGATTTCGCAACAAAGACTGCTATTGGAATTAAGGGTAAGCCAGTAAAGAACTTATGTAGTCAGTTAAGTGGATTTACCTTAAATGAGTTATTTGATTGTTGTGATGATGAGAAATATGCAAAGTTTTTACGATTTATTAGAAATTCAGAAACATACTCATATTCAATAAGTAACATAGGAACAATTCTTGATAGAGTTCCAAGATATGATAGATTTGAACAAATCTTCTCAGCAGGATTTGATGACATTATCAAAGATGGTTATCGGTTTAAATATTCTATAAATGAGATTCCAAAATCTCTAATCAAATTATGTCGTAAATATCCCATTAAATTATCCAACAATACTGTTAAGTATTATAAAGAAAACCAAGATGCTCATTACATAGCATACAATCTTGATTATCTTAGTTTATCTCTTAATGACATTTACACTGTTTGGAACACAGAGATATATTGTAGGGTGAATGATATTTATACTTATTATTCATTTTTCAATAAATTAGTAAATGAATATGACTACAATGCCAAAGATTTATGGCTGTATTTGGATAGAATTAAGACATTTGAGGCAGTTGAAGATATGAGTTTCTTGATTCGTGAATTGTGCGATTATGCTAATATGATGAATCAACTTAGTTCAAAATATGATAAATATCCACGACATTTCCTTACTACACATAAGATTGCCTGTAGAAATTACAATCGAATGAAGAAAGAGTTCTCAGAAGAATTATTTAAAAAGAGAATAAATAAGCAGTATGAATGCTCTTTTGGTGATTACATATTCATTTATCCAGATTCTACACAGGATATAAAGGATGAGGCGACTATGCAAAACAACTGCGTAGCTTCATACATAGATAAGGTTATTGACGGTGAGTGCCACATTCTTTTCTTGAGAAAGAGGAACAAACCAGACGAGAGTTTGGTAACGATTGAAGTAAGAAATAATCATATCGTACAGGCTAGACGAAGATTTAATGATGATGTAACAGCAGAGGATCAGAAAACTATTGATGCATTTAATAAAAAGTTTGCGAATAAGGAGGATAAAGCAGCATGATTAAAGGTGATAAAATTAAACTCGTTCATAAGATGGGCGTGTTTGATAACATTGGTGAGATTTGTGAAGTAACTGATATTCAGGAAGGTGGAGTAATTTGCTTTAAGTTTGGTGGTTGCCATCTTGGTTGTATGTCATATGACGAGTACGAGAAGTATTTTGAGAAAGTTGAGATATCTACAAAGAGGACTTGGAGTAAATGGTACTTAAATGAAATTAGGTTTACAGATATTAATGGCAAAGATGTAAGATGTAACTATCTTTATCGAACTAATGGGAAGAAAGTTCAGGTTAGAAGTGGATCATTTAAAGCAGAAGCTACCTGTTGTAAAGATGATGAATTTGAAATTGAAAAAGGTTTGAATCTTGCTAAGAAACGTCTGGTCGTAAAATACCTTGATAACCAGGTTAAGTCGATTGCAAAGGCGATGTAAGAGGAGAATAAATATATGAAAGTATTTGATAAAATTTTTGATGCAATTAGCAGTCTTAATAACAACATTATACATTTAATTGATTGCTATAAGAGAGAACATGATGATGTGATTGGAACATATAACAGCTACAGAGATATTATTCAGGAACAGGATAGAATCATACAGTCGTTACTGAAATCACAGACAACCAATAAAGATATGGAATGTATGGTGTTTGTTCCATATAGAGGTAAGCCAGTTGTAATTAAAAATGGCGAAGTAGTCAGTACAGATAATATGACTTCATTTGATGTTGATTGGGCTTACGATAGACGAACTGATGTAACTGTGAGAGGAGAATAAATATATGGTTGGTAAAGAATTATGCAAAGTACAGTTCATGAAAGCTTTTGAAGATAGTTGTTATGATCTTGAACAGAAAAACATTATCTTAGATTCAATCAGGGTAGCAACATTAGATGATGATAAGCATTTTAAAAAAATTATCCCATTTGATATTCAAGTAGCAGGTGAAAATGGATTTCGTATTAGACCATGTTTTTCAAAAGGAAAGTTTCTTGTAATGTATGAATGTATGATGAAAGCATATAAGGTTACAATTCCAGCTAATGCGTTTCCTTATCATATGAATGAGAATGGAGATTTTGAAATCTGCATTCCGAGTGAAGAGAATAAATAAGTAGGAATTATCGGTTTACTTGGGAGGTGAAATAAATGAGTTGTAAATATCCAGTCAATAGTAGAAGTTATAAGTTTTGTTTAGGCTGTAGCGATATAGGTTGTTGTGAAGATGCAGTTACTTCTAATATACCTATGCCAGAAGTTCAGCCACCAAAGAATGTTATTCCGTCTGCATCAGAAGCAAATAAGATGACAAATAACGCAATTGATAACCGCACTACGCAACAATTAGCAGAATTATCTAAATTAATTAGAGATGCGATTGCAGATGGCAAATTTTCAATCAGTGAAGATGGTTGTTTAAAACCTGAAACACGGACGAAATTAGAGGGACTTGGTTATAAAGTCGAGACTGGCACTCGGTACAATGAGCCATATTACAGTATTAGTTGGAGAAAAACAAAGTAAATTTCGATTTCATTGGCTTCGCAAACCCAGTATTTACAAGGGTTTCAGAGATTAAAAAAATCAAAAATGCTCAAATCGAGTGAAAATCCATAATTTTCAATGATTTTTAGAGAATAACAAAAATGAGGTGCTGAAAACCCTTATAAATCAAGGGTTTTGCAGTATCAATATCAAGAAACAGAGAATATAAGAATAACAAGAAATCACTGTTTCCTGTGGATTTCGAGGAGGTGAGAAAGATAGAGAATCTTATAAACTTATCAGATATTATTCTTGATAAATTAGAGAATATACATATAGATGCAAAAGGTACTATTAAAGACAAATCAGAAAGTACAAATATCGGAATTGATATTTCAAATTTAAATGATGCAAAGATAGAAATTACTTGTTGGGATGAATGGAATTCTATAACTGGAAAAATTGAGCATAAGAAAAAGGCAACAATTAGTTTTACAGATTATGAAATGGACTATAAATTCCAAGATAAAAACAAAACTAATATATTAGAATGTTTATGGAAAGCAAGTAAAAAGTAATTAAAATATCTAATCAGTCTTGAACAATTCAGTTCAAAAAATTCCAAAACAAGATGTCTCGAAAATTATATAAAAATCGAGACAAAGCAAGAGAACAAATAAATGCGGAAAACATTTGTGAGGGTGGAAGAACAGCATACCCTTGGGTTTTTATACTCAAAAATCACTGTTGAAGATAGATTTTTACATAAATTTATTTTCTGTGTTCCGTCCTTTTTGGGCGTTTAGATAGATTGTTTTATTAACAATATTTACATAAATTTTTAAATTTTAAGGAGGATAAGTAATTTTGGCAAAGACAAAGGAAAGAAAGGCATTAAAAAAAGGTAAGGCAACATTCAATCTTATTGGTCGTGTAAAAGTAACAGATAAGACATTCAATCTTGACAATAGTTATGATTCTGGTTGGACAGATAATAGTATGTATGTAGGTGTTGATTGTGGAAACGGCAACACAGTATATGCAGAGATGAGAAGTGGTTTCTTCCCTGATAAGGATAATGTAATTCGTGCTTACAGTAAGGATGAGAAGGACGATGCAGGAAAGAGTAAGTCAGTAGAGATTGCGTGGGAGGATCGTCTTGATGAATCCCTGTATGATAGCATTTCAGATTCTTCATTCTTAACAGTTGGTGTTGAGAAAGATGTAAAGGATAAGACTGTATATAAGAAGTTCCTCACAGCTTATGATGCAGTAGAGTATCTGAATGAGCATCTTGAGGACGGAATGATTGTAAATGTAAAGGGTACAATCGGTTACAGTGAGTATGAAGGCAATGTTTCTACAAAGAAAGAGATTACATCTATTGTACTTTCAAAAATTGACGATGAGGCAGATTTCAAGGCTACATTCTCACAGACAATTCTTGTTGATTCAAAGAGCATCGGAAAGAAAAATGATGATAAGGGTACTATAGAATTGGCGGCATATGTTGTTGACTATGTTGGAAAACCTAAGATTGACGGAGAGAAGATTGAAGTTAAGAAGAATGTTACATACCCTAAGACATTTGAAATTGCTATCAATGAGAATCCAGAGATTACAGCTAAGATGCTTCAGAGATTTTTCAAACCTAAGAAGGGTAAAATTACTGAGATTACAGTTACAGGTAATTTAGTAGAGGGTGGATCTACTGTAAATATTACAGAAGATGATATTCCTGATGATATTAAAGAACTTATTGAAATGGGACTGTATTCAGAAGAGGAAGCAGAGAAGAAGATTGCAGTAGGTAATGGCAATCGTGAGAGAAGAATGATTATTGTAAAGCCTGACATTACATATGTGGGAACTGGTGACGATAGAAAGCCTACTGTAGCATTTGAAGATGGTAAATATGATGAGGATGATCTTTATTTCTATGAGCAGGCATTACTTGATGCTGGTGCAGAACCAAGTTCAGATAATGATACAGATTCAGAGAGTGAGGAAACTTCATCAGAAGATGATGACCTTCTTGCAATGCTTGAAGGTATGAACTAAAAAAATACGCTTGCCCTGTTTAATACAGGGTGAGCATTTTATCAAAAGAATATATACATTTTAGGAGGACAAAAAATTGGCATTTAGAAAAGCAAGAGAAGCAAAGATTGGTGGAAAATTTTTAGCATATGGTTATGAGGGTTCTGGTAAGTCATGGTTTGCTCTTACATTCCCAAAGGTTGCATGTATCGACTCAGAGACAGGTATTGCTCACTATGAAGGTAAGGATATTACATTAGCAAATGGTAAGACTTACAACAATCTTATTTTAGTAGACGACACATCAGATCTTGATGATTTAGAGGATGATATTGACGAAGCAGTAGATTCGGATGAGATTCAGACACTTGATATCGACTCAGAGACTAAGTTTTATGCAACAATGCAGGTTGGAGCTACAGAAGTTGAAGAGAAGAAAGCTCGTAGAAAGGGTGGAGATGTTGACGATACAGTAGTTTCTCAGAGACAGTGGGGACGTATCAAGATTATTAACATGAAGCTTCAGCAGGCTAAGATTGATCTCTCTGCAAAGGGTAAGCATGTTGTATCAGTTGCACAGGCAACAGAAGTGTATGAAGGAACAGGCGACAACCGTAAGTTAGTTGGCATTAAACCTGATATGCATAAGTCAGTTAAATTTGATTATGATACAATCCTTGAGTTCTATAAGGAAGAGAATGGTGAGGATGTTCGTTATTTTGCAAAGGTCAAGAAGGACAGAACAAATGTAACTAAGGTTGGACAGATTATTGAGAATCCATCTTATGATATTTGGAAGGATTATTTTGAATCAATGCATGATCTTGAGACAAATGAGACATCATACAAGAATGACTTAAAGACTTCTACAGATTCTATGGTTGACAAAGCTGAGAAAGCAGAAGAGTTGGCTGCTGAATTTAAAGATGTATTAAAGTCGCTCAAGGATAATAAAGATGCTTTGCTCAAAGTAAACAAGCAGATGAAGGATAAGGATGTTTCATTAAAGAATCTTGAAATGCAGTCACCAGATACTCTTACAGAGTTAATTGATTTTGCCAAGTTACAGTTAGCCTAATTAAAATTATGCTCCGACAGGTTAATTGCCTGTTGGAGTTTTTAAGAAAGGATGATTTGGTAAATGAGAAATGTAAAAAAGAAAGATAACGAGCAGTGGATTGAACTATGTGAGTATGTAAAGAAAGAAATTCTTGAATACGATGATAATATGAAATTTCCACAGTATCTCGCATTAAAGCTACAAGGTATTAAACGTGGCGAACATATAGCGAATAATAATCATGAAGCAAAAGCTAATTATGATGATTACACAATTTTATGTACTTTTAAGTTATGTAAGAGAAAAATTGTTACATATTTACATGAAAATGAAAAGAAAATCAAAGATGAAAAACATAAAATCAATCTTATTATGAAAATGATTGAACCTGAAATCAACGATGTATATTTGAGATTGCAGAGAGCAGAAAAAGCAAAAACAAAAGCTGAAAATGTAGAATATGAAAATCAGAACCATGATAGTGCAAGCTATGTGAAAAAGACGAAAGAAACAAGCGATAGAATGAAAAAACTTTTCTGAGGAGGTATTAATTGGCTACTACAAAAACAGAGAATAAAAAATTAACGCCTTATCAAGAAGAAGTATTAAAAGCAGCAAAGCAAATCAAAGAATATAAAGTAATAGCAGAGGCTAATATAGTAGCGATTCTATATAAACAGCCTGAATTATTTTTTGATTATACACTGGAATTAGAAGATTTTAGTGAAAATACGTGGCGTGTTTATTGGCAAATCGCTAGTGATTTACTGGTTGTTGAGAAAAAGTCTGTTTTAGATGATATGACTGTTGGTTTATATCTTGAAAAACATCCAAAACTAAAGAAGGAATATGACGACTACGGTGGTTATGAGACAATTGACAAAGCAAAAGAATATGTCAATGTCAGTAATATGGATGGGTATGTAAAAGAGCTTTACAAATGGAAAACTGTCCTGGTTATGTTAAAAAACAACTTCCCTGTATGCAATCGTATTAATGAATTTTGTGATATGTCATTGGATGAAATTTATGAAGAATATGAAGCAATGATAAATCACATTTTTGTAAATGCTGCAAGAGACGTTGAATCCTACAATGCTTGCGAAGGAATCAATCAGTTTATTGACGATTTGAATTCTGGCAAAAGCGTTGGATTGCCATTACATAATTGTGACATTCTCAATAAGGAAATAGGTGGATTCAATTGTGATGGGAATATTTATGGTCTTGGTGCTAACTCAGGTGTTGGTAAATCTACAACTGCTATGAATTATATTATTCCATCAATTCTTCATTATGATGAAAAGGTTGTATTTTTTATCAATGAGGAAGATCAGACAAAAGTTCAAAGAGAATTAGTTATATGGGTTGCTAATAATGTCTTTAAATTCGATTTACCAAAGTACAAATTGCGTGATGGTAAATTTGACGAAGAAACAATGGGACAGCTCAGAAAAGTTGCTGAATGGATTGAAGACAAAAAAGAGAAACAAAATATTACAATAGTTCCTCTTGAGAGATATTCAGTAAATATTGTAATTAAATTGATAAAAAAATATGCAAGTCTAGGTGTTAGATATTTTGTTCTTGATACTTTAAAAGAAAGTTTTGATGCAAAGACTGATGAGATATATAAGTCGATGACACGAGATATGGTTAAACTATATGACGTTGTAAAGCCAACAGCAAAAAATGTTGGGCTATTCGTAACTTATCAGCTTGGTAAGGCTAGTATCAAAATGAGATATTTAACAAATAATGAAATTGGTCTTGGTAAAAGTATTGTAGATGTTATGAGTGTAAATCTGATGATCCGTAGACCTTTTGAAGATGAATTCGAGGGTGGCAAACATGAGATTGTGGGTTATAGATTTGATGGAGTTAATGGTAAAAGTAAAATTCCATTTAAGTTAAAACCAGATAAACATTATATGATTACTTTTATTCCTAAAAATAGGTTTGGTCAAACCGATGCTTTCCAAATTATAAGTGAATTTGATTTTAGTACAAATACAAATAAAGATCTTGGTATTTGCAATATTGTACAGGATTGGTGATTAATATGGCATGGAGCGTTTATATACATATTACACCAAACAACAAATATTATGTTGGAATTACAAGTAAAGAACCTTGTGAAAGATGGAGAAATGGATTTGGATATTATTCTCAGAAATATTTCTATAATGCAATTCAGAAATATGGATGGGATAACATCTATCATGAAATTGTTGCAAGTAATTTAACAAAAGAAGAAGCTAATAATTTTGAAAAGTTATTGATACAAAAATTGAAATCTAACAATAGAGAATTTGGATACAATATTACAATTGGTGGCGATGGTGTTGCAGGTGTAAAGCATACGAAAGAATGGTGTGAACAACATTCGAAAGACATTCAAGGAGAGAATAACCCTATGTATGGTAAAAAACATACAGAAGAAACATTACAGAAAATTAGTGCTTCAAGGGCAGGAAAATGCGTAGGAAAAGATAATCCTTTTTATGGGAAACATCATACACAAGAAAGCATTAAAAAACTTCTTGATAGTAGAAGTTGGTATAAACCATCAATGGATTCAATAATAAAAACAGCGGAAAAGAATAAGAAACCTATTATTCAAATCAATAAAGATACAAATGAAATTATAAAAATATTCCCATCAACAAAAGATGCAGCAATAGAACTTGGCTTGGATCGTGGAAGTATTACTAAGTGTTGTCAACATAAAAGAAAGACTGTTGGTGGTTATATATGGGAATATAAGAAGAATGTTTCATAATTTTGTAATGGAGGCGGTGAGCGTGTATTAATGCAGATGAACTAAAAGAATACATTATAGAGAATAATTGTATAGAACAGATTTTATTATCGTTGGAATGTCATGGACTACACGAATATCCTACTGAATGGAGAGCCGCCTTACCACAAGGCAATAATAAAACTGCTATATGTGTAAAGAAAGATACATTATCAGTGGCGATTAGAAGTTCGGAAGAAAATAGGCGTGGAGATATTTTTACATTGGTTATGACAATAAAGGGTATATCTTTTGGGAAAGCTAATAAATATCTCCACAATATTTTAGGTTTGAAATATTCATATAGCAAGAGTGACAACAAAGATAATAAGAAAGATCCATTAGCAATCTTCAAAAAGGTGAAACGCCAAAGATACACAATTGATAAAGATGTTCCAGTGTATGATGATTCATGTATGAAAGAATATACTGATTTACCATATATTGATTGGGTTCGTGAAGGCGTTATGCCTTTTGCATGTAAAAGATTTAACATTGGATATTCATATGATAGAAAACGAATTGTTATTCCTGAACGAAAGTGGGATGGAGATGACAATGAATATATAGGTATCAGTGGGAGAACTACTGTACCGAATTATGAGATGTTTGATATTCCGAAGTTTTTTAAATTATCAAAAACATATCCAAAAGGAATAAATGTATATGGGTTAAATGAGAATTATCAAACAATTCAAGAGGCTGGTTATGCAGTCGTTTTGGAAGCGCAGAAATCGGTGCTTAAAAGGTATTCACGAAAAGATGGTACGGCTGTTGCAATAGGAAATTGTGAGCTTACAGAAGAACAAGTTAGGATACTGATTAGTTTAAATGTAGAAATTGTAGTGGCTTTAGATGAAGGAATTGATATAAACCATATTAGGCAGGAATGTGATAAATTTTATCCTATTAGAAAAGTAAGTTACATATATGATCGTTGGGATTTGATTAAGAAAGGTAGCAAAGACAGTCCTGCTGATATGCCAAATAAAGTATACAACTTCCTTCTCAAGCATCGTGTTTTATATGATGAGTCAGAAAGGAGAAAGTTAAGAGATTGGCAAGAAAGACAAGTAAAGAATTAACAGAAATTTGTAACAAATTTGGTGTTGATACATTATGGTCATGGTCAAGGTATCATTGTTACAAACAAGATAGATGGGAATATTTTTTGAAATACATCCTACACAAGAAAGAAGATAGAACAAATAGTATTTATTGTGTATCTGGTGGTAATGTACATGATATTATTGAGCAGCTATATACTGGCAAAATTAAATATGAGGATATGCCAGATTTATATGAAGATAGCTTATTTACAATGAATTGTGCAGAACTCAAATACAATCGCAGTGATTCTGATAAAAATGATGCAATAGCAAATAGATATGAAAATTGCATTAGACATTTCTTTAAAAATCATAATCTGATTACTTTTCCACATAAAGTTGAGCATTTTATTACGATTAAAATTTCTGATGATATTTATATGCAAGGATATATTGATATGCTTTATGTCGAGTCATATAAAGACGAAAATGGCAATGAGAAAAAACGTGTACATATTGTAGATTGGAAGACATCTACACGTTATCAAGGCGCAAAAATTGACGCTGAATGTGGTCAGTTGGTTATTTATGCTGAAGGTATTAGACAAGCATTAAATATTCCATTGGAAGATATTGTATGCGAATGGAATTTCTTAAAATATGTCACAGTTACTATTGAACAGAAAAATGGTAAGAAAAAAGATAGATATATAGAAAGAAATTCTATAGGGGGAAGCCTTATTAATACGGCAAAGATGTGGCTGAAAAATTTCGGATATGAAGATGATATTGATAAATATGTTGATGAGATGGTGTTAAACAACAATATTGATTGCTTACCAGATGAGGTTAGAGAAAAATTTGAAATCCATGATTGTTATGTACAAGTACCTCTAACAGAAGAAAAGATTAACGATTTAAAAGAAGACATTATCAATACAGTCGAAGAAATTAATTCTAAAGAGAGAGAATATAAGAATAGTGAAGATGAAAATGTCTTTTGGCAAGAAGTGACAAATGCCGATGAATTTAGATTAGCAACCCTCTCAGGATATTCTAGGGTATTACATAAACCGTATGACCAGTATTTAAAAGAGAAGGAATTGTTCAAAGAAGAAGCTGAATCTGATTCCGATACAGAAGAAGATGATTTATTAGCATTTGTGAATAGTTTATAGATATAGGTAGGTGAGAAGTTGAGCAATTTAACAGTATTACATTTACATAGTATGGATTCTAACCCATATAGCGGTCTTGAAGTTGACTCAATCACCCCTTTTCAAGCTTATATTGACAAAGCAAAATCAGAAGGAATGAAAGCCATTGCTTTTACAGAGCATGGCGCAGTCCTTCATAATGTTGCAAAAAGACAGGCATGTGAAAAGGCTGGGTTGAAATATATTAATGCAGAAGAATTCTATGTAACAGAAAAAATTGATATGGATAATCTGCAAAGAGACAATTATCATTGTTGCTTATACGCAAAGAATTATGATGGGGTATTAGAACTTAACAAGCTTTCTTCTGATTCATTTAATCGTAATGATGGTCATTTTTATTATAATCCACGAATTACCTTAGAGGAACTTGAGAATACATCAGATAATATTTTAGTATTAACAGCTTGTGTTGCAGGCATGTTATGTAAAGGAACGAAAGAAGTACAGGAAAGATTTCTGAAATTCCTTATTAAAAATAAGCATAGATGTTGGTTGGAAATACAGCCACACAATTTTGACGTTCAGATTTATTACAATCAGTATTTGTATAGAATTGCTCAGAAATATGGAATGAAGCTTATTGCTACAAGCGATGTACACGCTATTGATAAGGATCATATGATGGGTAGAGCAGTGATGCAGAAATCAAAAAATGTTAATTTCCATGACGAGGATGCGTGTGATTTATCATGGAAATCTTATGATGATATGGTTACTGCCTTTGAATTACAGAATGCATTACCAAAATCAATTTATCTTGATGCAATCGAAGAAACAAATAGATTTGCAGATAATATTGAATCATATGAATTAGATTATAGTAATAAATATCCAAGATTATATCCTGATGCTGAGAAAGAATTTAAGGCACGAATAGTTCAAGGTGTAAAAGAACGTGGAATAAGCAAACTCCCAAATTATAAAACAGAGTATATTCCAAGGATACAGGAAGAGTTAGAAACATATAAACATAATGATGCTATTGATTTTATGTTACTCGATTCAGATTACAAGAATTGGCTGCTAAAAAATAATATGCACTATGGATGTTCAAGAGGTTCTGTATCTGGTAGTGAGATTGCATATTTGATTAAATGTACTGATGTTGATTCAGTTAAATATAAGCTTAACTTCTCACGATTTATGAATCCTGAAAGAATGTCATTGGCGGATGTAGATACTGATATTTACGCAGAAGATAGATATAAAGTGCGAGAGTATCTATTTAATAAGGAAGGTTTGTATTGTTGCAACATTATTACTTTTAATACAATTCAGTTAAAAGCAGCGATAAAAGATGTCGGTAGAGCATATGGGATGACTCCTGATCAAACACAAGAATTATCAAATATGGTAGAAACTGATGATAAAGGCAAGGATTATATGCCAGAAGAAATCAGAGAACAATATCCAGAAATGTTTAAATATATTGATATGGTAATTGGAACAATTACATCACTTGGTAGACATGCAGCAGGAATTGTTTGTAGTCCTACAGATATAAGATATGATTTTGGAACATTGTCTATTACATCAGATCCACGTCCTGTAAGCCAAATAGATATGCACGAAATTGATTCTTTAAATTATGTAAAGTTAGATTTGTTAGGATTAAATGCTGTTGGACTAATTGATGGTGCTTGCAAACTTGCAGGTATAGACTATTTAACACCTGATAAAGTTAATTTCTCGGATGAAAATGTTATTAACTCAATAGCAAAAGATACTACATTGATATTCCAGTTTGAAAGTGGTTTTGCAAGTGATTCATTAAAAAGAACACTTAGTAAGGAAACTTTGGAGAATATTAAAGCACAGAATGATAATATCTCATATCTTGATGTAATGGCTATGGTCAGTGGTGCTATTAGACCAGCAGGTGAATCTTATAGAGAACAGTTATTCAATGGTATTTACAAAGATAATGGCAACGAAGCACTTAATAATTTCTTGAAACCTACGCTTGGTTATTTAGTATATCAGGAACAGATTATTGATTTCTTACATGATTTCTGTGGCTTTACTATGGGGCAGGCAGATATTGTCCGTAGACATTTTGCTAAAAAAACAGGTACTGAAGCAGATATACCTATCATTGAAAATGGTGGATATATGGTAGATATTCACGGTAATAAAGATGATAGATATATTCCAGGATTTATTGCAATTGCACAAGAGAAGTATGGAATGACCGAAGCTGAAGCAAGAGAGGCTATAAAGTCATTCTTGGTAGTAATCGAAGATGCATCTAATTATTTGTTTTCACGAAATCATTCCGTTTCATATAGTATGATAGGTCTATTTATTGGATGGTTAAGATATTATCATAAGATTGAGCTATTAACATCAGCGTTGAATGTTTATGTAGACAATAATGAAAAAATGTCAAACATCAAAGAATATATCAAATCGCAGGGAATAGAAATCAAAGGAATAAAATTTGGCAAATCTAAAGCACAGTATTTCATGGATAAAGACGAAAATGCCATTTATCAAGGAATCTCTTCTATAAAATATTGTAATGATCAGATTGCAGATGAATTATATGAATTATCTAAAAATCATTATGATAATTTTGTCGATTTACTTTCTGATATTATTTCAAAAACATCTGTGGATGATAGACAATTACATATTCTTACGACACTAAATTTCTTTTCTGAGTTTGGCAAGAATAAATATTTGTTGTCAATTATTGATATGTATAATTTGTTAGGAAAATGTAAGACATTGAAAAAAGATAAAATTGCATCACTGAACATTAGAGAAGAAGATGTAAGAAAATGTGCAGAGAAAGAGACACCTAAACAGTATAGCAATGTTGATAAAGACAAACTTATTAAACTTATGATAAGCGGTTTAGAGAATAAGCCATTATCAATAAAAGAACAGATTGTATATGAGCAAGAATATCTTGGAAATATAATGTACAAAAATCCAAAAGCACCAAAAGACATGTATTATGTTCTTGAGTGTAAGTTCTATAAGGATAAAACAAAACCGTATCTTATGCTTTATAACATGAGAGATGGTGAATATCTTAAAACAAAAATCACTTCTGGAAAGTCATTCATTGAATCCCCATTTATAGCAGGAAATGTCATCAATGTAAAAGAATTTGGTGAGAGAAATAAAATGAAAAGGGTTGGTGGCGATTGGATTAAAACAGATGAAAAAGAGAGAATAGTAAAGAAGTGGGACGTATATTAGAAGGAGATGTAAAGTTGGATAAAATAATTGAGTTTAAATGTGTACCTGAAAGACTTGTATATAATTCTACTGACTTCAAAATATATGGCGTTTCTGTTAATTCATTTGAATATCCTGATGTATTGATTGGCAAATATGGCACAGCAACTATTAAAGGTAATATTTCAGAACTCAATCTTGGAGTTGATTACATTGTAAAAGCAAAGGAGGTATCCGATTCTCATGGAGTCGGATACGATGTAATCAATATTAAAAGAGAGAAACCTACTACATTAGCTGCGACACGAAATTTCTTATATGAAATTCTTACACCAAATCAGACAGATGTGTTATTAGAAGCATATCCAGACATCGTAGATAGAATAATGAATAACAGATTAGATGGCATTGATTTATCAAGAACAAAAGGTATTAAAGATTATACATTCAATGTTATTAAGAATAAAGTCATAGAGAATTTCAAATTAGCTGAGATTGTAGAAGAATTCAGAGGATTATTTAATCTTTCAACAGTAAAAAAACTGTATGACAAATATACTTCTGTTGACAAAATCAAGGAAGTTATTAGAGAAGAACCATATCAGTGTCTTTGTAGGTTAGGAGGGATTGGTTTTAAAACTGCTGATTCCCTATTGTTGACATTAGACAAGGATGGCAAAGAATGTCAGAAGAAAGGGAAAAAGCCAGTTTTGTTCTTTGGATTTGATCTTATAACATCATATCAGAGAGCGAAAGCTTGTGTAGATTATCTACTTGATGAGAATGAAAATAATGGTAATACATATATACATGTTGGTGATTTGAAAAAACAGTTTGATGTATTAGTGCCAGAAGCAAAAAGCAACTTGCCACTTATTCTTAAAGGTGATAATGATGTAATATTCGATAGAGAATTATTAAGTGTATGTAAGAAAGAAACATATGAAACAGAGAAATATATAGCAGAGAGAATAAAAGAGGGATTGCAGATACATACAAAATGGGAGTGTGATTGTTCAAAGTTTCAGGAACTTGATGGTTTTAAATTAACTGAGAATCAGTGTAAAACATCACAATATATGTGTGAAAATAACATTGTTCTTCTTGTTGGATATGGTGGTAGTGGTAAATCTTCAAGTACACAGGCATTTGTAAATATGTTAAATGCTTATAACAAAAGGCATTTACTTTTAGCACCAACTGGTAGAGCTGCAAAGGTACTGTCAGGTTTTACAAATGAAAATGCTATGACAATTCATAGAGGTCTTATGTATATGCCACCTGCTGATTGGGGATTTAATGAAGAGAATAAATTACCATATGATGTAGTAATTGTGGATGAGTTTTCAATGGTAGACATTTTCTTATTTAGAAAATTGCTTGAAGCTATAGATTTTGAAAAAACAAAACTACTTCTTATTGGTGATGATGCACAGATTCCTTCTGTTGGTGCTGGTAATGTACTTTATGATTTGTTGAAATGCGATGACATTCCTACTATCACGCTTGATAAGGTATTCCGTTATGGCAAAGGTGGTTTATCTACTGTTGCTACAGATACACGAACTGGTACTGAATATTTAGATAAGACCAAAACAGGTATGCAAGTGTTTGGCGAAGATCAGTCATATATATTTATGCCGATTCTTCAAGATAAACTTGTTGGATATACTGTAAAACTTTATCAGACATTATTATCCAAAGGATATTCTGTTGATGATATTGCAGTATTGTCTTGCTATAACGTAGGTGATTATGGAACAGTAGCATTAAATAAGAAGATACAAAACGCAGTTAATTCTAATCCAAAAGCGAAAATTACATTTGGAGATACAGAATTTAGATTGAATGACATTGTAATGAACTATGCTAATGATTACAAAGCAATCATCTATAACGAGGAATATATTGATGATAAAAATACAACATTTATTGCTAATGGTGAATCTGGTAGAGTTGTAAAAATTCTAAAAGATGCAATGGTTGTTGATTATGATGGAACGCTTATTTATATCCCAAAAAGTTCTATGAAAAATATTCGATTGGCTTATGCTATCAGCACACACAAATCTCAGGGTGGTCAGTTTAAGGTGGTTGTTTTAATTACACCTAAAGCCCACACATTCATGTTGAATTCCAATTTGTTATATGTAGGAGAAAGTAGAGCAAAAGAAAAATGTTATCACCTTGGAGAGATTCGTACAGTAAATAATGCACTTAAAAAGAAGGAAAATTTTGATAGAAAAACAATGCTTCAGATATTTATGAAAGCAGAATAGGAGAATATATGAATAGTAAGTCAAACATTTTTGATTCGATTTTAAACACAATTGAGTCAGAAGATATTAGAAAATTTGCAGAAAGATGTATTGAAACAATCCCAGATTATTTTTGGAATGTGGGTGCGTCAAGTACGGGAAAATACCATCCTCAATATGCTCTTGGTGATTTAGGATTAGCAAGACATACATGTGCTTTGGTAAGATTCTTAAATCATATTTTTGCGGTTGATTGTTTTGGTAAGAATTTTACTCAAAGAGAGAAAGATTTAATGAGAGTTGCAGGAATGATGCATGATTCACGAAAAAGCGGAAATGATGATGACTTCACAAAAAATAAATATACAAAGTTTGATCATCCTCTTTTAGCAGCCAATGTTATTCGTGGGTTAAAAGGCAATGAACTCCCTGATAAAGAAATCGAAATGATTGCAACTACAATCGAGAGCCATATGGGTGCATGGAATGCTGATAAAAGAAGTTCAATGGTATTGCCATTGCCTAAAAACAAATATCAGACAATTTTACATTTAGCAGACTACCTTGCAAGTCGTAAAGATATTGAAGTTCTGTTTGATGGATTTGAAGTACCAAAAAAGGAAGTCGTTAAGTTAGAGGATTATGTTTTGAACTTTGGAAAACACAGTGGCGAGAAGCTTGTTGATGTTGCTCAGTCAGATCCAAGTTATATCTCATGGGCAAAAGAAAATATGAGTAGAGAGCCAGTAAGAAGTTTATTGGCTCAACTGTAGAGAATAATACAGTGGAGGATTTCTGGAATGCCCATAAATAGGGCGTTTCAGAGACTTAAAAAGCCAGGGAAAGACGGATTTATTGTCCGTCATTTATATGAAAGAGAGGTACAAATATGGTTTATGGAGTATTTAGTGGTTGTTATAGTGATTGGTATATAGTCGGTTATTTTAATAATCATCAAGACGCAGAAAAATATTGCTGTTTATGTGGAAATGGTGATTACTATGTAAAACCATTAAAAGATTTAACTGATAAAAAAGATTTATCGAAAGTCTCCTTAAAATATTGCCATGAAGTTACGTTTGATCGTGGTGATTATACAAACAAATGGAACTGGATTATGAGAGAAGAACCTGAGAGATATACTTGTTATATTGACGATTATTTACATCGTAATAGCGTAAGACAAGGCATATATGCTATGAATGACTGGTTATGTTTTACTATTAATATAGATCGTGATAACAGAAAATTAGCAGAAAAAATAGCTCAAGATTATTTAGCTGAATTGCGTTCTTATGTCGATGGGGAAATTACAGATGATAGTATTCAATTAATGAATTATAAACTTGCTGCACCATGTAAAGAACTAGAACGAATAAAAAAAGAAGAAGAAGAAATTAAACAAAAAGAACTTGCAGAATTAGAAAGATTAAAAGCTAAATACGAAACAAAATAAACGACAGTTTCTTTGGAAGATTGGAGGTAATTATGCATTGTTATGAATGCCCATATACATCAAAAGTACAGAGAAAATATGGAGTGACGACACACTGCAATCTTGAACCAACAAATATGGATGTCACATTTCATGTGATGAAGAAAGACAATAATAAATTATGCCCATTTGTATGCAAAAGCACAAGATTTCTAGGAGTTAATTACGAGAAATATATTGACGATAAAATGGCACTGTGGATAAAAGAAAAATAACAAGACTCCATTATTTCATTGCTGCGATTTCATAATTTTCGTTGCATTTCTTAGAGCAATTCGCTCATCATTTCACAAATAAAAAGAGAATAAATAGCCAGGAGGTGATTCTTATAGAATGGTATGTTTATTATCATGACTCTAATGCACAAAAAATTATTAAATGGAACGTATTTAATCATGGTACTTTTGCAGAAAAAGTTAATAAGTTATTACAAGAAAATTTGTCAAGAGATGAATTTGCAGATTGTTTAAAAAAATATCTTATGTATTATATGTGGTCTAAATGTGAATATGAAATAATTTTATCATCTTGGACTGGACGAGCAGATGACATTAAGATTGATGTTTATGACCAAATAATGATGAATTTTGACAGGTTTGTTGATTATTGCTGGTCATTCAAGTAAGAAAAGCCTTGAAAATAAGGCGAAATTCGAGATGAAATTTCCAAGTAAATTGGACTTTCATTGGATTTGAAAAGGAGGAATAAAATTGAAAGCAACAGTAACAAGTATTACAGGATTTTATGGGGCATTCGTTTCAATGTTTATGAGTAAAAGAACTTGGACACCTGAATTAGACAAAGAGATCAAAGAAGTTTGTGATTCTGTATTGGATAACAATGGAAGACTGCGTGAAGAGCAGGATAGTGAGAATCTCGAAAGGTTTAATAAATGGCTTGGTATGCTACTTCGTATGGGTAAAAGACATATTACAGTTCTTAGATTTTTAGATATTGAAATTATGACAGAGGGGATGCATAGGGCTGGGCAGGACGATCTTGATAGCCACGCACGTAGATTTGAGAATCGAATTATTAGAAGTAGTACAAGATTAGCAACTTTCGCAGATGGTGAAGTGTCTGATTTTTATAAAGATAAAGTCCTTACAGATGGACAGGTATGCAAGAGTTTAGGATATGAACTGCCAAATGAGATTGAATATGAAGGAAAAACATATGTTAAATCCACAAATGGTTATGTATTAAAAGAATACGAGAATAACAAGGACGTAAAACGTGGTCTATATATGTTAGGAATTCCAAGTAATTTTATCTCTAAGATTAATCTATGTGAATGGGGACATGTATTTAGAGAACGTTGCGCTGATGGCGGTGCTAATCCAGAGGTAAAAGAGTGGGCAGAACAGGTTATGAAACAGATTACAGAATTTCACAAAGAGATCACAAGAGATTATGTTTTGTCGATTCAGAACTAAATAAATGTTCATTTCATAGGAGGCGATCATAATTAGAAATCTAGCACGTATAGATAAATTTACAGCAGAATTAAATAGAATATGGAAGAAATATTTTCCTGATTGGAGATACGGACAACTTATGATGAATTTTCTTGGATGGGTATCTTGCGACAAGAAAATTGATCCGTTTTTCATTGAGGAAAATAAGATGCTTACATATTTAAAAGAATATTGTGGAGAGGAGGTGGACGATGGAAACAGTAATTAGTTTATTTAAACAGATACAATCTACGAGCAGTTTAAATGAGAAGAAAGTGATTATCAATGACAATAAAGATAATGAATTATTCAAGAAATGTTTAAAATTTCTATGTGATTCTAATATACAAACTGGTTTGTCTACCAAGAAAATTTCTAAGAAAGTTCATCCATCAAATTATATTTTGGCAGAATTTGAAGATGTTATACAATATTTGAAAACTAATAATACAGGAACAGATTATGATATTTCAATGATACAAAGTTTTATCAATGAGCAACCTAAAGAATATCGTAGTTTTTACATAGACTTAATTACAAAGAAATTCCGTCTTGGATGTGATAAGAAAGTCGTCAATAATGTTATTCCTGGCTTAATCCCATCTTGGGACGTACAGCAAGCTTATCCTATCTCTGAAAAGAACGAGCCTAAAGATGGTGAGTGGTTTGCTCTATCTCAAAAACTTAACGGATCTAATGCCGGATGGAAACACGGACAATTGATAAGTAGACAAGGTAAGCCATTTACAGGACTTGATCATATAATCAAAGACCTTAAAAGACTTCCTAATATAGATAATTTCTTTCTTAATGGAGAATTAATTCGTAAAAATTATGATAACCTTTCTGATAATGATAATTTCCAGTTAGGAACTGGCATTATCAATTCTGATGATTCTGATAAATCTTGTATTAAATTTGTAATTTATGAAATACTCCCAGTCGAAGAGTTTATACATGGTGAAAGTCAATTGACGTATCGGCAACGCAGAACTCAGTTAATTAACCCTCTTACTGTAGCCATTTCGAGACTGAATACCGACAATCTTGAAGTTGTACCTATTATATATGAAGGAACTGATAAATCAGTTATTCCATTATTACTTGATAAAGCAGATAAAGACGGTTGGGAAGGTCTTATGCTTAATAAAGATACTAAATGGAAGAATAAACGCAACAACGGGATTCTTAAAATCAAGTCATTTAAGCATTCCGATATTCGTTGTACTGAAATTATTGAGGGCGATGGTAAATATAAAGGTACATTGGGATTAATTAAATGTGATTATAAAGGGCATGAGCTTGGTGTAGGATCTGGATTTACAGATAAGCAGCGAGATTATTATTGGAATAATCCTGATGAGATTATAGGGAAAATTGTGCAAATTAAATTCAAAGCAGAAACTAAAAATAAAGATGGTGGAATTTCAGTTCAGTTCCCTATTTTCGAAATTGTGAGAACCGATAAAACAGAACCATCTTACAACTAATTAAAAGTGGTTATTATCATTATAATACTTGCGTATGCTATAAGTTGGATTGTGACTTGTGGCATCATCAAACTTGTTACATTATGTTTTGGGTGGACATTTAGATGGTCTGTGTCCACAGGCATTTGGTTAACGTTTATTTTGGCAAGAACAGTTTTCAAACAATCGAGCAAGTAAAGGAGGAATTTTATTTTTATACGAAAGTTAAAAGAAATATTAAAACGAGACACATTGTATTGTGTGATGTTAATGGTTGTAATTATTCTATTGATTGTAAATATTATTGTTTTACATCATGTGAATAAAGCAGCAGATCAGACATATAACAAATCGTCAAAAGAAGTCGATCTTATCATTGAAGATCCAAATAATGACATTCAACCAATTCTTATTTATTCTAATCCAGTATCGGATTATGAAGTATCTAATGAGCCAAGAATTATCGAAATAGAAGATTATGGCATTTCTGAAATTAAAATTGAAGAAACAATTGAAACAGAAATCATAAATGATATTCCAACAACAATTGAAAAAGAGAATATAGAAATAACATATAACTCAGATAGTGTGCTGACAGCTTCCAAGGGAGTAAATTACTACAATGGTAATAAAGAAACATATTACAACTTAGATATGTCAGGCTGTGTATCTATTATGAGAAATATGGGGAACACTGATGAATATTGGGTGAGAGAAGATGGCTGTAAAATGCTTGGGAATTATATTATGTGTGCAGCAAATCTTGATATTCATCCACGAGGATCATTAGTAGAAACAAGTTTAGGAACTGCAATTGTCGTTGATACTGGTGGATTTGCTGACAGCAATCCAAATCAAATTGACATTGCGGTTAACTGGTAAGGAGGTATACACATATGCATAAAGTGTTTTGTATTATTGGACGAACTGCATCTGGTAAATCAACAATTGTGAGTGCAGTTGCAAAAGATATGAAGTTAAAAGTCTTGAAATCTTATACGACAAGAGCAAGACGTAAGAATGAAGTTGGGAAACATTGTGATCACACATTTATTTCTGCTGACGATGTAAATAAATATATGAATGACATGGTTGCTTACACAGAAAGATCAGGCTATTGTTCTTTCGCAACAGAGTCGCAGTTAATGAATTCTGACTTATATATCATTAATCCCAGTGGTTATTCAGACTTAATTAACACGACAAGAAATATTCCGAATCTACAGTTGATTGACATTTGGATTGACTGTGATACTGACCAGTTACAGCTTCGATCGAAGAAAAGGTCTACAGCAGATAATTGGCAAGCTAATTACATAAAAGAAGAGGAAGAGTTTAATAAGATTTATTCTAATATTGATCCAAAACATTCATATCATGTAGACAACAATGGAGATATATCAGAAGCAATTGGAAAAGTCGAAAGTATTATATTATATGAGCAGCATTTAGCTTAGAGGTGGTGAGAGAAAGATGTTTGAGAGTTTCTGTAAGCATAAATCTTACAAAATAATCAGATGTGAAAAGAGTGAACATAAATATACATGTCAGTGCATGAAATGTGGTAAGCAGTTTGAACTGCCAAAAGCACCTGATGAGATGTATACCATTGGACAGGTTGTAAAACTATGGTAAGGAGGTAAATATGTTTAAAGAGTATTGGATTGAATTAGATACCATTGATGGAGCAAAGCAATTAAATGCAATTGCGCTCAGTTATGAAGAAGATATAGATATTATTAAGGGTAGGTATGTCATTGATGCAAAATCAATTCTTGGTATCTTCAGCTTGGATATTTCGAAGCCAGTGAAAATAAAGATTCATTCTGATGATCTATCCGTATTGGATAAGTTCTATCAAGATATTAAAGATTTTGTTTTGTAAAATATTATATATAAAGAAGAGGTGATTTTAGTGAGTCGAATACGTGATTTGTATATCGATTATGACTGATGGGTGCATAGTTAATACGATTAAAGCCATATGTGAGATGTATAATGAAGATTTTAAATACTATAAAAATTTTAGGCATATTGATTGGTGGGAAATTAATACATGGAATTTTGAAGAGTGTAATTGTGCTAAACCATCGTATATTGATTCATATTTTAATCAGCCAAGATTTTTCCGATATATTACTTATATGGATTGGGCGAAGGAGATATTAGATGAACTGAAAGAAACTTATAAGATAAGTATTGTTTCTGCTGGTTATAGTCCAAATCTATATGGTAAATCAATTTGGATTAAGGAGAATTTACCTTATTGTGATTTTATAGGAGTTAATTTGAAACAATATAAAAATAAAGGACATATAGATATGAGTAATGGTATTTTCATTGATGATTCTTACAATAATTTAATCGCATCAAATGCAATGATTAATATATGTTTTGGAGATATATATACATGGAACAAAGATTGGCAAGGTATAAGATGTAAAAATTGGCATGATGTTAATGATTTTTTAGGAGGTTTAGTTAAGTAGTGAAATATATGACAAGCCATGAGTTAGCGAAAGAACTATTGAGTAGACCTGATCATATGATAACCGCAACACATGGAAACAGAGAATACAGTATTAGAGATTATCAGATGGCAGTAGATTACCGCAACTATGATGACTCAACAACTTATTGGACTCTGAATTTGTGCTCAGAGAGAATTATATAAGAAAGGAATGTATATGAGCATTGCATTAATAGGGCAAGAATGTAGTGGTAGACATACTGTGTTAAATGAATTATTGACTATGGGATACGATACCATTAGATATTATACGACAACTCCTGATTACGGATACGATAATAACTATCATATTAGCGACAAAGAATTTTGTGAAATGATTGATAGTGAGCAGTTCCTATATTGGGAGGCTTTTGAAACAAATGATGGCATTAATTATATCGGAACTAAATATTCTGATTATGCTGGTGGAAATAAAGTTGTTATAGTAGAAGATATGGCAAAGTTACATACATTAGTTTCGTACTTCCCAGAGTTTAAGTCTATTTATTTAAAGGTAGATAAACATGAAATTAATAATCGAATAATGTCTATATATACTACGAAAGATGCCGTTAAAAAGGTAAAAAAGCGTAACAAGAAGTTAAAGGCGAGAAATCAAGGGATGGAAACACTTGCTGATTGTATAGTTGATAATTATGGCAGATTACCTTATCAAACAGCAGTGATATGCAAGTGGTTTGATCAAGAGTAGGTGAAAAGGTTGATTTCTTATGGAATCGAGAAAGGAGATAAATGAACGTTAGTAAAGCAGAATATGAAGTAAAAACAGCAATGGCAAACGATTTATTAAAAGCAGAAGAGTATATCAATTCACTTGGTGTTGAAACAAGAAAACCATGTGATGATGACAAATTTAGAAGTATATACGATGTGTTGAGTGACATTGTGACAGTATGGAACAATAATCCAACCATCGGCAAAGATGTAGAAGAGTTCTTAGCTGGTAATCCTGAGACTTCTGATGAATTAGATGAATTTCTAAGCCACTATAATTTGGATGGAATTATGAGAAACAGATAGGAGGATATATATTGACAAAAGTAATTAAAAGAGATTGTACAGAAGTTAATTTTGATAAATCAAAAATCTCAGTAGCAATTCTTAAAGCAATGAAAAATGGTTCAGGTATTGTAAAACAAAAGATTGCAGAAGATATTGCAGACGAGATTGAAGAGGAATGTAAAAACAAAGAAGAAGTAAGCATCTCTGATATTGAATCAATGGTTTATGATAAATTGATTACTAAGAAGCAGAGACTTACTGCAAAAGCATACGAGGGATATAGAAGTATTCGTGAGTTTCAGAGAGAAAATGAGAATACAACAGATTCCGAGATTGATGAACTGTTAGATGGTGAAAGCGAATATTGGAATACTGAAAATTCCAATAAGAACTCAAAAATATTAAATACTCAGCGTGATTATATGGCAGGGATTGTTAGCAAAGATATTTCTCGTAGATTTTTACTTCCACCAGAAGTTGTACAAGCACACGATGAAGGAATTATTCATTTCCATGATATTGACTATTTTGGTATGAAGGCGATGAGTAACTGCTCACTTATTAATCTCGAAGATATGTTACAGAATGGTACTTGTATTAACAAAGTAATGATTGAAAAACCACATAGATTTATTACTGCTTGTACAATCGCCACTCAGATTATTCTTGGTGTTACGTCACTTCAGTATGGAGGGGCTACAATTACTCTTACACATTTAGCACCATTTGTAAGAGATAGTTACAACAGATACTATGAGAAATATAAGTCATGGGGTTTTTCTGATGAAGATTGTAAGAAGTATGCAGAAGTTGATACCAAAAAAGAAGTAGCAGATGGCGTTCAGACATTTAACTATCAGTGCAATTCTATGTCTAATTCAAATGGGCAGTCTCCTTTTTTGAGTGTATTCATGTATCTTGGAGAGACTACAGAGTATAAAAAAGAACTTGCAATGATTATTGAGGAATTCCTTAATCAGAGATTGCTTGGTCTTAAAAATGAAGTAGGTGTTTATGTCACACAGGCATTTCCAAAACTTCTTTATGTCTTAGAAGAAGATAATATTCATGAAAATTCCCCTTATTGGTATTTAACAAAACTTGCGGCTAAGTGTACTGCAAAGAGAATGAACCCTGATTATATTTCAGAGAAAATTATGAAGAAATATAAAGAAGGTAACTGTTTCCCATGCATGGGCTGTGTTGACGGAAAAGAACTCGTTACATATAAGATTAAGGATAATTTATATGTAGAATCATTTGAAAGAATGTGGAGGAGATTGTCTGATTCATTTGAAATTAAACATCAGTATTCCGAAGATAATCCTAATTTATATATGGATTTATCAGAAGTAACAATTTATGATACAGAAAAAGGATTTGTTAATACAAAAAGAATTATTCGTAATGTATCAAGCGAATGGTTAGATGTTGATTTTTCAAATGGTAGAAGGTTGTTATGTACAACAGATCACCCATTAACATTGAGAAATGGTAGAAATGTACGTGCATCAGAGTTAAAACTTGGAGATAAAATTTTAATCAATTCAAATCAGTATAACGAAGAATCAACTCTATTCAATATTGATAAAGCATGGCTACTTGGATTTATGCTATGTGATGGATGTTATCAAAATAATCATGTATTCGCTTCTATTGCTGCAACAGGAGAAGATGAAATTGAAGAAAAATTTAGTAATACATTTACTAAGTATTTCGGTCTGAATGTTAAAACAATTCTACAAGAACGTGGTAAAAAAGGAACATACAAAGATTTATGTGCAATTTCAGATAATAACGGTGGAATTCAATATGTGACAAATTATTTTACATCAAAATTTGGCGGCATTAATAAAGTAAATAGACAAATTCCAAATGAAGTATTCTCATGGAATTATGAAGCGAAGCTTGCCTTTTTTGCAGGAATGATTGATGCAGACGGATATGTCAATTCACATCAAAATGAAAATAACTTTTCTACTGTTCAAATCGGCTCTACTAATAAAGAATTAGCACTTCAGCAAATGGCGTTAGCACAATCTATTGGAATCCCAGCTAAAATTTATCATAATCATTACACAAAGAAAAATCCAGAATTGATTAGATATAGGGTTGAATTTTACCCAACTGATGAATTAGTTAATTACATTGTATGCAAAAAGAAATGTGATAACTATATTGAATCAAATGTATCAGGATATGCTATTGAATCAGAGGTTATCAAAATTAATCCGATTCATAAAGAAATGTATAGTTATGATGTGACAACATCTAGTGAGCATTTTGAAGTTAGTGGTATTTATAGTCACAATTGCCGCAGTTTCCTTTCACCTTATAAAGACGAAAATGGTAATTACAAATTTTATGGAAGATTAAACCAAGGCGTTGTTACCTTAAACCTTGTAGATGTAGCATTATCATCTGAAGGAGATTATGAAAAGTTTTGGAATTTAATGGAACAGAGAACAGAATTATGTCATAAAGCATTACTTTGCAGACATAAACGATTAGAAGGAATATTATCTGATGTCGCACCTTTATTGTGGCAGTATGGAGCATTTGCGAGACTTAAAAAGGGTGAGAAGATTGATAAATTACTTCATAATGGATATGCAAGTATTTCTCTTGGATATGCAGGGTTATATGAATGTGTAAAATATATGACTGGTAAATCACATATTGATTCACAGGAAGGTCATGATTTTGGTATTAAAGTAATGCAGTTTATGAATGATAAGTGTGACCAGTGGAATAAAGAGCATTATATTGGATTTTCAATTTACGGATCTCCAATCGAAAACACAACGTATAAATTTGCGAAGTGTCTACAGAAACGCTTTGGAATTATTAAAGGCATTACAGATAGAAACTATATTACAAACAGTTATCATACATTTGTAAAAGAACCAATTAATGCATTTGATAAACTTGCTAAAGAATCAGAATTTCAGGCGTTATCACTTGGAGGTGCGATATCTTATGTTGAGACAGATGGATTGGTAAATAATGTAGATGCTATTTTGGAAATGAATAAATTCATCTATGACCATATTATGTATGCAGAAGAAAATACAAAGTCTGATTACTGTCAGATTTGTGGTTATGACGGTGAAATCAAAATTATTGATGAGGGTGGTGAACTTATTTGGGAATGCCCAAATTGCCACAATAGAGATAAAGACAAGATGAATGTAGCAAGAAGGACTTGCGGATATATTGGAACTAATTACTGGGGAAAAGGACGTACTCAGGAAATTAAAGAGAGATATGTTCATATGACAGATATTGCGGAGGATTTATAATGGCACAGATTTTTAGAATAAGTGGATATTTAGTTGATCCATCTGATGACTGCAATAAGGAAGAAATTAAAGTATCTATTACAGATAGATTAGATATGTTTTGCCAGCAGTTACATATTGAATCTGCTGATATTGGAGAATGGGAAGACGATAACCCATTAAATTATGAAAATTGTGATTTAGCATATTGTACTCAATATTTTAAACAGACCAATAATTATTTTAAGTTTGATAGACCATTACCAGCAGTAGGACAAAAATACAAACACTTTAAAATTGGTAAAATTGTTACGATTATTGGAATTTCAAGACATACAGAAACTGAAGAGGTGACGGTTGTTTATGACTATGAAGGACATATTTGGAATCGTCCTCTTGAAATGTTTATGAGTGAGGTTGATAAAGAAAAATATCCTAACACTACACAAAAATATAGATTTGAACTTGTGGAGGATTGATTATGAGGTATGCACAAATTCGGTCTATGGACATTTCTAATGGAGAGGGAGTTGGAGTCTCCCTCTTCGTTCAAGGATGTCCGTTCCATTGTTTCAATTGTTTCAATTCTGAAACATGGGATTTTAATGGTGGTAAAGAATGGACAGAAGAAATAAAAGATAAATTTATGAAAATAATTGATAGACCATATATTAAACGAGTATCATTCCTTGGTGGTGAGTGCCTAGCTGAACAGAATTTAGATGGGATTTTAGATTTAATTAAGGAAATCCGTATTTCCTTCCCTGAGAAAACTATCTGGTTGTATACAGGTTTTCGATGGAATTACATAATGAATTATCAACCTGTAGAAACAGATGGTTTTGATTATTTTGATTATATTGAAGAATCTTATAATGACGGATTGATGGAAAAACGCAAGCAGATAATTTCTTTATGCGATGTCGTGATAGACGGAGAATATATAGATGAGCAAAAAGATCTCACACTCAAGTGGAGAGGTTCAAAAAACCAAAACTGCATTGATGTGAAGCAATCTCTCACTCAGAACAAAGTAGTTTTATATTGTGATTAGATGAAAAGGAGGTATACCCTTATGGCAGTAGCAATTATAACATTTTTTCTTGGTTGCGTTCTCGGTATAACCGTTGCATCGTTATGTAGTGCAGCCAAAACAGGTGATGATCTTATATCATCATGCACAGAAGAAGGTGAAGAACAATATCATATCTAATAGAGAAGTTTAAAGGCATTTATCGGATCAAAGCACCAATAGATACAAATACAAATGATTTTCCACGAAAGATTAATGGTCAATATGAAGACATAGATTTATACATTGACTGTCAATTTGGCAATAAAGTATTCTACCAAGGTAATAGCACTTTGTTGGCATATATTCCATCGATCGGACGAGGCAGAAATATTATTCAAAAGATTCAAGAAACAAATCCATCAATTATATATAATATAGAAGAAACAGATGAAGAAATTCTATTTGAATTCAAATATGTCAATTCTGACAAAATTATTCCATTGTTAAAACCTAGAACCAATGGCGCAAATATATCACCATTCTCAAGCAAGAATTTACCACGAAATGATGAATATAGAATACCAGATGAAGCCTTGGGTGAATACAAGGGAATAATCCAAAATATACCCCAAAACAAGCTTCTCAGTATTAATGTTATACAGAATTCTTTTATTAAGTCGTTGGCATCAAAGAAACATCCACTATCCGAAATAAAAGCTGATATGAGATTAAAAGGATTGCGTGGCAAGGAATACATACATTCTATTGGCAAGTGGGATAAGTATATTAAATATTTAAAGGAGAACTTATATGGAAACAATTAAGATAAAGTATTTTGACAATGAGATAGATAAAATTGAAAAGATTAGCAAAGGAGATTTAATTGATCTTCGTGCAGCAGAAACAGTAAAAATGAAGGCAGGAGATTTTAAGTTGATTAAACTTGGAGTTGGTATGAAATTGCCTAACGGATATAAAGCTAATATATATCCACGTAGTAGTACATATAAGAATTTTGGTATTATGCTTGCAAATAGCGTAGGACAGATTGATAACAGTTATAGTGGTGATAATGATGAATGGAGATTCCCAGCTATTGCTATGAGAGATACCATAATTCGTAAGAACGATCGAATTTGTCAGTTTGAGATTCAGAAGATTCAGCCTGAGATCGAATTCGTAGAAGTTGATCACTTGGATGATGAATCAAGAGGTGGAATTGGATCTACTGGAACAAATTAAAGAGGTGAGCATATATAGAACAAACAGTGGAAATTAAGGATAAGATTAATCTTACCATTAAAGAAGCATCGATATACTCTAATATTGGAGAAACTACAATTAGAAAACTACTATCTGCAACGGCATGTCCTTTCTTATTAAAAGTGGGTAATAAACAGTTAATTAAAAGAAATGAATTCGAGAAATATTTAAATAGTAAGCATTTTATATGAGATTGATATAACAATAAGAATCTTTGTGTGGTATAATACATACACGCAGAGATTCTTTGCCTTATATAAAGGAGGAATTACGATTGGGCAAAGATCTAAAAGGAAAAGAATTAGGGCAAGGTATCGTCCAAAAAAAGAGTGGTAGATATGAAGCAAGATATGTTGATCGTTTTGGCAAAAGAATATCGATTTCAGGCAACGATTTAAAAGATGTCAAAAAGCGATACAATGAAGCATTGTATGAAAATGATAAACAAATCAACATCAGAGAGAATATCACACTCGATGAGTGGTATAAAGAATGGATGGATGTTTATAAGTTTGATGTTATACGAGAAAATACAAAAAAATATTACAACACAGTATACAAAAAGCATATATCACCTTATCTTGGAATGTTCAATTTAGCAGATATCACTCAATATCAAATTAAAAAGAGGCTCAAAGAGTTAAAAGAGAATGGGTACAAATTTGAAACTTGTAATAAAGTAAAAATCTTATTGGTTGATATTTTTAATAAAGCTCTCATCAACGAATATGTGCGAAGAAATCCAGCAAAAGGGATCACATTAAAAAGAGATGAGAAAAAAGATATTAGAGTATTAACCAGGGAAGAACAAGTAACCTTCTTCGATTGCTGTAAAGGCACATTCTACGACAATCTATTCGTGACTGCTGTATCAACAGGAATGCGAATTGGAGAACTTGCAGCGTTAAAATGGGAAGATATTGATTGGGATCATATGGTTATCAATGTCAGAAAAACGCTTGTATACCAAAAATATGAAAGTGATCCAAAAAAGGATTTTCATTTTGAAGACCCTAAGACAAGTACAAGTACAAGAAAAATACCAATTAATAGACAATGTGAATTAGCCTTAAAGAAGCAGTTCATGCAAAAAAGAGCTGTAGCATCCAAACAGCCAATCACAAAAAATGTCAGGGAAGATTGTGCAGATTTGTTATTCACAACAAGATTTAATACACCTTTAAATTCTCAAATTGTATGTGATGCAATCAACAAAATCATTGAAGAGATTAATCTAACAAAAGACTGTTTAGATGAAATGGAATCATTTTCTGCACATTGTTTTCGCCACACATTTGCCACACGTTGCTTTGAAGCTGGCATTGCACCAAAGACAGTACAAAAATATCTAGGACATGCTACATTACAAATGACGATGGATTTATACACCTCTGTTATGCCACAGCATATGGAGACAGAGATGAATAAATTTGCAGATGTACTTGACACCATCTCTCAATCGGGTGATAATCTTGTCGAAAAACAATACAAAAATACCGTCCATAATGCTAAAATAACTGTTTTTCGTGGAGACTCAATGGGATATAACTGGTGTTAGTGGAGACAAATATTCAAAGAATGGCTTAAAATAAGCATTTGTGAAGTACCAATTTTAACAACAAGAATATCTTATTACGTCTACCAGATAACCCCTTATCTGTGGACAGAAAAGGCGGATAAAAAGAAAGATGAAACAGCAGAATAAACGATTAATACTTCTATGTATAGCAGCTTTGTTGATATTGTTTATGGGAGCCGGGAAAAATACCGGAAATGTGCAGGCTGCGGAATCAGTAAAGAAACAGGAATTATCACAGGACGAGAACACACATACATTTTCAAATGCCAGTGACGGTTCCTTCCAATATGATTATGCAGTAAAGTCAGATTACTATAAAGGTATGGGTGTAGATGAGAGCACCGGACTGAAATATGCACTTGTAAGCTATGATGAGAAGCTGTGGGCGGTTGTAGTAACTAAGAAAAGTGAGTTTAATGGTTCCTATGATACCAGCTCTTATACAGGCAAGATGTCATTGAAATTTAAGCCGGCAACGACAAAGACCGTGCTTCGGTTTTCAAAAAATAAAACCGGAAACACAGCTCTTGAAAAATGCTTTTACTATAGTGACGATTATTCCATTCTGACAACCGGTTTTTCAAAGGATATATATTACATTGACGGAACACCGGTAAAAGGAATCAAGAAGGTAGCGGGAACGTATTATTTCTTCCGGAAAGGAAAGCGGGTGGATGAAACCGGCTGGTATCCATATGGAAGATCACAGGTATATGTAAAGGATGGAAAGGCAATATTCCGCTTTTCAGGAGATGCCTGTTATTCATTTACAAATGGCAAGAAACAGCGTGTAACGGATCGTTACATCAGCGTTAAAGGCACAGTGTACTGGTTTGATGCAGCGGGTGCACTGGCACAGGGAATGAAACAGGCCGGCGGAGAATATTATTATCTGCGGGATGGTGTAAGCCGTCGGAACTATTATAAAAAGGTTGATCGTTATGGCTATTATTTTGGCGAAGATGGCAAAGCAGTAAGAGATACATGGGTAAATGTAAAAAATGCCATGATGTATTTTAATGCAAATGCACGTAATACAAAGACCTATTATCTGGATGGATATAAGGACAGCGAGCGGATCGGAATGTATAAGATCTACAGTAAAAACAAATGGAATTTTGTAACAGATGGCATTTATAAGATCGATGGCTCATTTGTATATTTTAAAAATGGAAGACATTATACATCAACCAGATGGTACAGCTCAAATGATACGACCATGTATTATATCCGAAAGGGAGAAGTGCTCTATAAACGAAAACAGTCCGGAAACGGATATGTGCTGTATCAGGCAAATGGAGTCAGATGGAAGAAAGTTTCCAGTATGTGGGCGCCATATAATAAAGGAAAAACCTTTTACTATGATAAAAATGGAACAAGTCTGTACCGGTATTTTAATGCCAGCTATTCAAAGAGCAAATACAGGAACACAGTATGGATCTATGATGCAGGAAGTTCCGGATGGCAGCAGGTAACAGATAAATTATTAAATATTCATTCGGATTATTATTATATACCGGAAGATGGCGTGATAAAGGCAGAAGAGGGCTGGCAGACCATTGACAAAAAAACTGCAGTCTATACGGATGCTTCCGGAAAAGTATCAAAATACATATATTATGACAAGACCGGAAAATATTCCATATACAGAGAAGGACAGAAGCTGGATCAGATCGTTCCGGGGATTGTTACTGTCCAGATCAATGGCAAGACGGTATATTACCTGATGAATGAACAGGGACAGAGTGTATCTGGAAGTCAGTCCGTGGATGGATATCTATATGACTTTGATAAATATGGACGTGCATATAGCAGACGACTGGAAGGTTCTGTTTACTGGGATACGGATGCATGGATGAAGCGCGTGATCCTGGCATATCTGGGTAAGACAAATATATATTGCAATGTATTTGTCGATCAGGCATTTGCACTTGCTGGTGGAGATGTTCCATCGCAGAAACTTGCGGTTCAGTATACAAGTCCGGAAAAAGGCGGTATCCTGTTAGATCGGATGTATACCGGAACGGAATGGGGCGGTGCCGGAACTGTGACCGGAAAAGTTGTTCTGTCAGATGGGAAAAGCTGGATGAAACAGGATTCGATTCAGTTGAATTCAGATATTGTAGATTTCTCATATGATGCATTAACTCCGGGAGACGTGATCGTATATTATAAAAACGGAGAGACAGAGGCAAGCCATGTTTCCCTGTTTCTTGGTAAGTTTAAAAATGCGGCAGCGGTTAAGAAATATCTGATCCGGATGGGTGTTCCCAAACAGTTGGCGGAAGCCTGTGTCAAGGACTGGGGCGCTTATTATGATAATGATGGAACTTACTGGTGTATTCACGGTGGAATGGGAAGCAGTAGTCAGGTCTATATCAGTAACAGTACTTATTGTATTCCGGCATCCGGCAATACATATACATATGGAAGAAAGATCATAAATGTGATCGACTGATAATACAAAAGCATTAGAATGCGGATATTGCATGGTTGTATGTAACTTACAACAGCAAATTGTCCGTATCTAATGCTTTTTTAGATGTTTATTCCTCAGAAGATAATTCTTCCCACTGTTCATACATCGTGTTCAATTCTTCTTCTACAGAATTTCGTTCTTTTGTCAGATCATTTAACAGTGCAACATTTGTTGCATTTTCAGGAACCAGAAATTCTTCATCAATTTCAGCCAGACGGTTTTCAAGCTGTTCGATCTTGTCTTCCAGCTTTTTCAGATCATTTGCTTTTTTCCGAAGTCTTGCCTGTTCGGCTTTGTTTTCCTTCCAAGAGAGCTTTGCCTGGGATTCTGCCTGTTTTTCCTGAGAGACAGTATCAGATACTGGTGCAAATGCCTGCTTTCCGGTGGAAGCCGGCTGGGCTCTGTGGCTTTCGTAGTAATCATAGTTTCCAATATAATTGGTTAACTGCTTATCCTTTAATTCGATGATCCTTGTTGCTGTCTGATTGATAAAATATCGATCATGGGATACATAAAGGACTGTTCCGGTATAGTTCCGTATCGCTTCTTCAAGGATCTCCTTGGATGTGATATCCAGATGGTTGGTCGGCTCATCGAGAATCAGGAAGTTTGCAGATGAGAGCATCATTTTGGCAAGGGATACACGCCCTTTTTCGCCCCCACTCAAGTCTGCGATCCGTTTGAACACATCCTCTCCGGTAAACAGAAAGGCGGCAAGAACGTTTCGGATCCTGGTATTGGTCAGGTCGGGATAGGCGTTGCTGATCTCGTCAAATACCGTATTGTTCATATTCAGGACCTGATGCTCCTGATCGTAGTAACCGATCTTGACACGGGAGCCTAAGATGACAGTTCCGTCATCCTTTGGAACAAGCTTGTTGATGATCTTTAAGATCGTAGTCTTACCGGTTCCGTTTCCGCCGATCAGGGCGACATGCTCACCACGTTTGATCTCCATATTCAGATCGGAAAACAGATTATACTGTTCAAAGGCTTTGGACAGCCCTTCGATCGTAAGTACATCTTCACCGCTGATAACGGATGGTTCCAGCGTCAGCCGCATTTCACTGTTTAATTCGGTTGGCTTGTCCAGACGTTCCACACGGTCTAACATTTTTTCACGGCTTTCTGCCCGTTTGATCGATTTTTCACGATTGAACTGCTTTAATTTTGTGATAACTTCTTCCTGATGCTTGATATCTGCCTGCTGGTTTAAGTAGGCTTTCATCATATTTGTCCGGATCTCGGCGCGCTTTTGAGAGAAGTAGGTGTAGTTTCCGTTATATACGGTGCTGTGTCCACGATCAAGTTCTACGACCTTTGTTACGATCTTATCCAGAAAGTAACGGTCATGGGAGACAAGAATCACACTTCCCTGATATCCGGTTAGAAAGGTTTCAAGCCAACTGATCGAATCCATATCCAGATGGTTGGTCGGCTCATCCAAGATGATGATATCCGGTTTTGTAAGAAGAAGTCTGCCGAGTGAAAGACGGGTTTTTTGTCCGCCCGATAAGGTATCGGTATGACGGTCGAAATCTTCTTTGGAGAAGCCGAGACCTTTTAATACTCCGGTGATCTCACTTTCGTAGGCATATCCGTTTTTATATTCAAATTCATGTGTATAGCGGTTATAGGTTGAGAGGGCGGCTTTCAGTTCGTCGCCAGTCAGTGTTGTCATATCCTGTTCCAGTTTGCGGATCTTATCCTGAAGCTCGATCAAAGGCTTCATGGCATCCTCCATCACGCCGTATACCGTATCGTCATAGAAAATATCCTGATGCTGGGAAAGGTAACCGATTGTACGGTCTTTTGATAAAACAATCTGTCCGGAATCTGCTTCTTCTTCCTGCATAATGATCTTTAATAATGTTGTTTTGCCTGCACCATTGATACCAACGATCGCCATTTTTTCCTTATCTTCAAGATGAAAGGATACATTGTCGAGAATTACGTTGGTTCCGAATGCTTTACTTATATTTTGACAATCGAGAATCAT